GTTAACTTATAGTCTAGTCTGAAGAATAAAATTATAAATCTTATCAATAAAAAAATATTTGGGGCATACATTTTTCTCTTTACGTCTTCACTTCAATACTTTCCATTGATATACCATTATACTATTATTACACCCCCCGATTATTTTAGTAATACCCGCTAATATTAAATATCGATAATTTATAAAAAATTCATACATATAATATTGCACATATCAAAAATGTTGATCAACTGTATGAAATGCAAGAAGAAGCAGGAAATACCTACTGTCGAGTATGAAGTAGTGAAGGGTACTGGAGCCTTCAGAGCTAAAGGTACTTGTCCAGTATGTCATGGTAAGGTAGGCGTGTTTGTTGGTGTCGACAAACTTCCAGCTGGACAAAAGGCATCTCTTGTATCTGAAAGTGAAAAAATTAAGGCTGCTAAGAAGACAAAATCTGGAGGTGGTGTAGCTAAAAAATCAAAGAAATCTAAGGCTACTAAAAAGTAATTACATAAGTATAAACATCAATAACTAAGCATCGATAAGTACATGGGTAATAATATTGGTAGTCATACCACCACCGGAGTCGATCTTAATTCAATGAATGTCAAAGAATTTTGTCAATATCTGAGTAATAACAAGTTAATAAGATGTAAAATTAGTCGTGACTATTGTATAATCAATGATATAAAAATAAATTCTAGTTATAGTAGTCCAACTGTTGGATTATTCAGGTATAGTTGTTATACTACTGAAAAAATGTGTCAGGCATTGATAGACCTTAAGTTACTACGCGGGTATATATCGGGTAACCATTGGGTTACATAATTACTTATCAATTACTTACTAATTACTTACCCGCCGATTTATTAATCATTTTCATACGTGCATTTACTAATTTTGTCTGAGTAGCTTTAGATCTGGCTTTATTTTTATATAGATCTATCATAGTATTCCATGAATTATAGAATTCCTCCACGATTAAAAGATCGACATCAGTCAAGTGTAAATTAAATTTAATATCTTTGAGATCAGCATTACGTCCCGATACTCGATATGATTCTACAAATCTAGCGAGTGATTCATAATATCTACGTAATACTGGCTTCATGTCAGCGTATATTTCATAAACTGTATCTAGGTATATTTTTTCATATTTTTTGAAATCTTCGATACGTCTTTTATATAATGAATCATATTCCATAATCACAGATACAGTGATATTATCAAAATCTACAGCTTTTGCATTAGTTTCTACATCAACTATGTGTGACTTGATTGTATCACTTACATTATCATTTGCATCAAATGATGTCAGCACATATGCAATGACAGTTCCATAATTTTCATTAATTATATCCATTACATGTTTACGTGCGGACTTATAAATAGCTCTATAATCTACACCAGTACGGAAGTTTTCCTTTTTATTAACTCCGGTAATATTATCACAGATACTCTCTAAATATTTAGATGCCTCTTTGACACAATATTTATCGAATGTCTCGTATCCCTTTTTAGTTTCTAGATCATATACCTCGGTCGGTTGATATTCAGGATAATATGATATAAATCTAGCTAAAATTCCTACTATGGATTTTTTCATATAATAATCTCGGTCAATTACCATAGGTTCGATACCATTAGCCGGATCTTGCGATGCATCATATACTCTCATAAATTCCATTTGATCACCTTTCTTAATTTCTATTTTTTTACCAGAAAGTGTCCATCTAAGTGGTTTCTTACAGACTACATATCTAAATTTATCTCCAGGTTCACTAGGAGTATATAATGCAGGATCTAGTCCATCATCAATAGCTTGTCTCATACGTTTATAGAATGTGTGTATAGGTACGTTTTGTTTATCAGGCTTATAACGACCTAACAACGAATACTTACTTGCAGGTACATCGCATGAATAATAATTTGTAATCATTGATTTTACAATATCCATCATTGATGACTCATTGAAAATACTTACTGCACGTTTCATTACATCAGTGCCGATATTTTTTACAATATCAGCTTTACCTTGTTTAATAGTTTCAATACCTCTGATAAATAATTCAAGTTTAGCCTCGGTAGCTATCTTAATTAGCGATTGCTCATTAAATGTATCTGTCAATGATAGATCATCAATAAGTTTATCGATTGATTCCTCGGTAAATCCGAAATTTACTTCCTTCAAGTGAGGCGTTCCGAAGTATTTTTTCTTACCTAATAATCCAGTTGGGAATAATACCTCTTCATAAGCTAAGTTAATAAAGTTAGTCTGATTGAATTCTAACATATGATCACTGAGTTGTTCAGATAATTCACTCATCTTTTTCATAGTAAGTTTTACCATTGATGTCCAATATCTTAGTTTAGCCTTAAGTAATTCCTTGTATTTGCTGACGGGGTCGATGACCGCATTAGCGATTACACATTCACGTGCGTACAATTCATCACAGTCCGCATAGATGTCTACGGGACATTTTAGGTACAATGAATCAGTATCACCATAGCACGTCTTATAGCCTAGTGAAGTGCAGAATGCATCGGCAGATTTAATGGTAGCTTGGCCTGATGTTGTGATACCACCTGCTACAACTAATTCATAAATACTAGATAAATAATTACCTGATTCTCCATAGAATGTATTAGCGAGTAGCTTAATAGCCTTCTGTTTAGCTTCGATGATCATAATCTTGAATTCGAGATCGTCGATACTATATGTAATGTCATCAATGATACAAGTATCTTGACCTTTAGTATGCATGTCCTCTAAAATTTCACTTAATCGTACGAATTCTTTTTTAATAGGAACGCGCATATCAAATAATAACTTTACAATATATGGGAAAATACCCATACGTTCACCAACAAGTGCCGGTGTCGTAGGTACCATCTCATATTTAACTACACGGCGATCATTTGTACTGGTGACGGTCTTCTTATAAGTATGTCTCATATGACTGTCAGGTCCATATGCGCCATTATGTCGTACTACCCATCCTTCACATACTAATTGTTTATTTTGGGGGTCTCCTTTTTCTTCGCCCTGTTCATAATCAAACTTAACATGTTTTAAATTATATCCTCGAGATTTTAGATCTTCGGCATAAACTGGATCCTTTACTACCATATCAGGACTATAATTGTATGTCATTTTCAAACTTGGATATAGACTAGATACATCCTCGCCAGTAATAGGTCGATCAGTATGTAATCCTCGAATAGGTTGGAATACCCATGCACCAGGATAATGATTTTTATCATGTGGCTTTTTAAATGATCGTCCATTTGAAAATCCGATATTGAATTTTTTAGAATGAATTCTAATCATGTTACGTACTTTCATACCTCCTGCACGATAAAATGCTTCGAATATTCCTACTCGAGCTAAGTTAGCAAGCTCACGATATTCCGAGTAGATACCACGCTTAACAAATAATTGTTGAGGTCGTACACAATCGATAATACAATATTTACCAACTAATGCCATATCACGGCGACTTTGTTCTTTAAATGCTTCCACGGATTTTAAGTTATTTAACAATTCTCGTGACGGCTTAATTTCTAACTTTGCAATAGAGATAATATCTCTGGGACCTGCTGGTAATTGAATTTTATTAGGACCAGATGGATCTATGAGTAGTTCAGGTTTAATATATTCGCAATACGTTGCATCGGCCATTGAACCATTACTCATTGATATACAATCGAGAATTGGTCTAATTACAATAGGCTTATTGGCCATCAAATCACGGCTACGCTCGTAAATCTTAAACATAAGTTTATAAGGCATGTCCTCTTTCGAGGGAAGTTTATTCTTATCTAGGAAGAAATTTAGACTTGCTAGCTTAGGAACTTCCGCACGTGGATACGATTTCAGCATAAGAGGTAAAGTATCTAAGTCAATTATACCTGGGACGTTAAATACAGCCTTAAGTATATGATCATTTTCCGCATCGATCTTAATTTTTTCTCTGTCACTCCATGACCATTTGAATGCATTAGTTGTAATTATAGCTAAGTCATCCTCGGATTTCGTAGCTAAATACTTGTTAATTCGGCCGTCTGGTACTAATAACATTGAGTCTAAGAATTCAGGAATTAAATTTTCCCTTCGTAGTTTTTCTCTATATATTACCCAATCGAAATGGCCACCATTAAATGCGTCCATAGCATCAGGTTTCATTCTTGACCATAATGTATAATTTGCAATTAATAGTTGTCGTTCATTATCACATACAACAATCAGAGATACATCTGGGTCATCGGCATTACAATCTCCAATTATTATTGACGTGGTATATAGTGGTTTAGCACTATGATGCCAGAAGAAACCAGTACACATGTTAAATATAGTATAATCATCGGCTGGTTCAGGTGCTCTACCATCATCGATATCCTTGTGGGTTTCGATATCCCACTGTAAAATCATTGATGGATCTTTCGATATTACGTCAGCAAGTTTACCAGTAGATGTTGACCTATCATTTATAATTTGTTTTCGCAACTCATCATTTAACGCATTATAGTTATCGATAGACACTTCAAAAGTATGATCACATCGTGTCGATGGAATAATTTTATAATTAGTAATAACATTCCAATCGCCTGTATTGAATAAATAAGTAGCAGCTGCTACCATATAATATTGATCGCCTTTTGCCATTGAATCATCATTTGCGGTATGCAAATTATATTTTCCAGATGATTTAAGTTCATCTAAAAATCTCAGAAACTTTACCCTCTTAGGGAATTCGTCGAAATTATATCTGAGCCATTGTCGAGGTTTTTCTTGGAATCCATGTAGCATAAATTGCTCTACAATTTCAGGTTTAGGTATGTCTACGCCACTGTGACTTCTTGCTTCAATAAGAATTGTACTTTTTAATTCATCAAGTGTTAAATTTATGTCAGTTACATCCACATGAATTGGAATATTATTAATTCTTACACATGTCTTTGATCCGTCAGGAAGAATTCCATATACATGTAATCCAAACTTTCCGAATGATGAAGATGAAACCGCATTTGGCATAAATAATAATGGTTGTTGTTCCGCTATTTGCTTTTCAATATGCGCGTGTATATCAGCATCTAGAAAATCTCTTCTAGATGGTAACTTATCAATGTTATTGATAAATTCACTGAATGTGATCTTACACGATTTTCCATTAATTATGTCCTGAGTTAGCGTATCCATAGGGTAATAATTTATATAAATGTATATTCAAATGTGAAAAAAAAAATACAACTGTAATTGAGCTGTATAAATACATAATCATTGTCTACGTATTACATAAATATACATATATAGTATATGTATGTACACATATAGTAAGTCACTAGTGTATGTGTGTGAATGAAAACCCTTGGATATCTTATATAATTTTCTAGCAGAATGTCTACACACGTATCTCAATTCATAATCATCGAGTGCTACTCTGTGTATAATTACGTCTCGTATAAATCTAGAGACAACATGTATATATTTACGTTCATCCATTATATGTCATATAATTACATATTCAAATGTAAATAATTACTTACGTACTGCATTAATATACATAGTTATGATATAGGGATGAAGATGTAGCAAACTATGAGTATATGAATTTGAATGAAAACCCTTTGATATCTTGTATAATTTTCTAGCAGAATGCCTGCATACATATCTTAATTCGTAATCGTCAAGTTCTTCTTGTTGCATAACCATACCTTTTATAAATTTGGAAACTATTCGAATATATTTGCGTTCATCCATTTATATTAGAAGTTAATATTATTTGAGTAATGTAATCAATTTTATATTTACATATTAGGTCCACTAGGGATCGCATCGATAGTCGCACATGCAACATCTACAGATGGTGGATTGCCAGCGGCAATATATGCGTTGAGACTGTACCATCTCTTTGCATTATTTTCTACTTTATATATTCCACCGGTAGCTGGGCAGTGTACTATCATTCCATTGTTGATACCATCAGGTAGTAATCGTGGAGGTGGTACTTGGGTGTGTGGAGGTGGTACTTGGGTGTGTGGAGGTGGTACTTGGGTGTGTGGAGGTGGTACTTGGGTGTGTGGAGGTGGTACTTGGGTGTGTGGAGGTGGTACTTGGGTGTGTGGTGATGTATCTTGAGCTGGTGTAGTTGCAGCTGGTATAGGTGATGTAGCTGATGGTGTCTGTTTAGACTGATTAGAGGCAGCTACGACTACGATCAATACTAGTAACACTAATGTACCCGCGATAATAAGTGCAATTAATAAACCTTTATTCATGGTATATTAATCGATGACAAAAAATGAATATATAAAAATACATATGATTGCAGGTATAATAACTCTAATGACTTTGATAGCTATGACTAACTATGATCGACTATGATTATCTAATGGTCCACAGACCTGATTATTTTGACAGTCACTTTATGCATGCTCGGGCATAGCAGCTCCATCTGGAATTGCCTTGGCAACATCGACAGTTATGCTAGTGAATTTAGGTTGACCTGCGAATGCGTAAGCTGGCCAAGTATAGCCACGTTTTTTACCGCCCTCGACCTTATAAATGGCTCCGTCGGGAGTTCTGATTACCATACCATTAGATATACCTGATGGTAACGACTTCATACTATATACTGCATATACTACAACAAGTACAAGCACTGCTCCGATAGCTAATTTCCAATACATCGAATATTACTGACGTACTTAAAATGAAAATATCAAATTATTTATTTACTATTTACTCAGGCATATCTGCACCGTCTGGTATGGCTGATACTGTACTGCAAGGCATGACAGTATATGCAGGCTTTCCATCATGTACATATGCTACCCATGAATAATATCGTTTTTTACCTCCGGAAATTCTAAATACTTTGCCAGTGGCTGAACATTTAATGACGTCACCTTCATGGACAGACTCCGGTAATACATATTTGGGTGACCAATGAATATATATGGCGATGGCAACTACCGCTATAACTGCTCCTAATATAACTCGATGCATGTCAATACGAATGTCAATACGAATGTCAATACGAATGTCAATATTATATATAAACATTTTTATACTAATAATAAATAGTTGATTGACCTATACATGTAGTGTCGACACCAGCAGGTATACCGAATATTGCACTTATCCAATTATATTTTAATGTAATCGCTTGTTCACCTTTACATGAACTTGACACGTGTGATACAATATGTGCTATTAATTTTTCTCTGATATAAACATAATATATATAATAAATAATTAATATTACTAAGACAGCGGATCCGATTGCATACATATCCATTATGTATTACACCTATGATATACCAGATGAAAAAATTGAGTCAACCATAATTTATGGTAAAGATTTAGAGATAATTGATCCGGGTTTTTTTAAGAGAAATCCTCAAGTTGATACTGCATATCTTGATTTTAATGAAACCGTCGATGATATTTCTTCGATAATACCTGCATTGAGTAATGTATCAGAATTATCACTTGAAGGTTTTAGTCCAATATACTATATTAATGTAAATATGTGCGGACTTAAGTTCGTGCGTGCATTGACACTTATTAATTGCGCTATTGATAAATCATTGAACGAATTACATAGTCTAGAATCCCTAAGTATATGTAATTGTAGGTCAAAGGATTTACGTTTGGATAAACTCGAGTTGTTAGAATTACATGATTTATCAGATGATCCGCGAGATTTATCGCGGGATGGCATCAGTATAGTAGTTGTAAACCCTAGATATATCAATTATACTAAATTACGTGCGTTAACCATCCAATATACATCACATGTACCTACATATCAATATTCTAAAAAATTGCAATTGATAAAAATCATAAACTCATATGGTGCTAATGTTATTATTTCATGCAGTCAATATACTGAGGTAATTATTACATAATATTATATACTACATATATGCATTTTCTGTATGTGGATTGATATCATTACGATTAGCATTACATAGAGACACTAGGTTTTTTAATAAATTTGCCACTGTATATCAACGAAGTTATTCCACTATGTAAATTCTTTAGTCCTTCATCATTTATTAATTTATTCCAGTATAAATCCAAAGTTAATAACCCTCTAGGTAAATCCTTTAGTCCTTCATTAGTTATTAATTGATTATAATGTAAATTTAGAGTTATTAACGTTCTAGGTAAATTCTTTAGTCCTTCATTGCTTATTAAATTATTGTTGCTTAATTCTAGAGTTAATAACCCTCTAGGTAAATCCTTTAGTCCATCATTGCTTATTAATTTATTACAAGATAAATACAATGAAGTTAACGTTCTAGGTAAATCTTTTAGTCCTTCATTAGTTATCAAATTATTGCAATATAAATTTAGAGTTAATAACCCCCTAGGTAAATCCTTTAGTCCTTCATTAGTTATCAATTTATTGCAACATAAATCTAATGAAGTTAATGTTTTAGGTAAATCTTTTAGTCCTTCATTAGTTATCAAATTATTGCAATATAAATTTAGAGTTATTAACTCTCTAGGTAAATCCTTTAGTCCTTCATTAGTTATCAATTTATTGCAACATAAATCTAATGAAGTTAATGTTTTAGGTAAATCTTTTAGTCCTTCATTAGTTATCAAATTATTCCAGTATAAATTCAGAGTTAATAACGTTCTAGGTAAATCCTTTAGTCCTTCATTAGTTATTGATTGATTATAATGTAAATTTAGAGTTATTAACTCTCTAGGTAAATCCTTTAGTCCTTCATCAGTTATTAAACTATTGTGACATAAATTTAGATTTAATAACCCTCTAGGTAAATCTTTTAGACCTTCAATTTTAATCCTATTATTAAAATCATTCAATATCGTTATTCCTCCATTTAATAATTTGATATATATGATGCGGTGGGATATCATTAGATTATACACATCTTCAATAGGCAAGTAAGATGTAATATAACCAAATATATCAATATGAATATTATATATACTCATGGTGATTTAATGTACAAAAAATATTCAATTTTTACGCTAAAATAACTGGGTAGTTGTTAGTAGTATATGCGCTTGAATACACTTAATTGATTCAATTAATGATTTATTATGTATATATTATTCATCGTTACATTTACCAATATAATCAATTGCACATTCTAATGCACTAATAGATGTTTCATTAAAATCACAATTTGATAATTCTATTCTAGGTGTACCTCTGATTATTATTACTGGAGATGAATCTAAGTCAAGTAGTTGTTGTTTTATTTTCGCTTCAATTGCATAAGCTTCACGTTTGGTTAATCCTTCAAGTTTAAATTTTAAATTAATAGTTCCATAATCATTTTCATGCTGGGATTGTCTAACATCAATATCATTAGTTAATCCAAATTTCGATAATGTGGTATTATTTTCCCTATTATATTGAGTAAGATCAAATACATATATATAGTAGGTACCGACTTTTCTTTTATACCCCATCATGTTTCTGTCACATTTTGTGCATTTACCTGTCACATTAGTTTCATGTATCGATACATCGACGAGTAATGTTGACTTATGACATATTTTACAATATGCAATCACACATGCATGCGGTGTATATGCAGGCCTTAACATCTTTAATAACAATTTTAAAACTGGGACTAGACAATTCATGGCATATTAATTAAAAATTGAATTCAATTTTTTAATTAATATTACCTGCTACGTATTTAAATATGGAAATTGGTTTATATAAAGATAGTCAAATTAAGTATCTAGAAAAGGCGACCCCTGATCATACTTATAAAAATGTATTTAGTTATAAAATGGCCCCCAGTGATGATTTGACTGATGTAGAACTCAGTAGTTATTATGCTGAAATTGACATTGTTGATTACGATGATAATGTCAAACGTATGCCGGCTAACACGCCATTAAATGGAGTTACAAAATTATATTGCATTATTGATTATCCTGTATCTAACATTGCATGTGTCGGATATGATACTAGTGACTTAACGTTAGGAAAGGTTCTATATTTATATACTCAAGCATATCAACACATGTATAAGTGTGAGGATGATGATGTTGGAGCAGTTACGGAAAATATCTCAGGTATGTTCAATAGGCAAAAATCATCTGGACGATTTGACATCTGGGGTCATCATATTAATGATCTTGTATATAATGGAGGAAGTTCTATTAAAGTATATGGAGATATTGCAGTGGCTCATTTCAGTTGTGATTCTTAATTGATTTTTTTTGTGTAAAATTGAAATACTTGTATTTATATACATCGGAATGAATTCGATTATTGTATCGGCGCTAGTTATATCGATGTCTGTCACAGTCATTGGTGTCATTTTGACAATCACAGGATTTAATGGATTCGTCGGATATATCATGACACATGTTGGCAGTATATGTTGTCTAGCATGTATATTTATCGATAATGTATGTATATACACATGTGTATACTGTGGTGATGGTGATGACGATAATAGCGGCGGTGGTGGCAATGACAATTATATCAATATAGACGAACTGTATGAAGTTTAAAATTTGAATATGTATTTTTTATATTTATTCGAGCATTTAGTTAAGTATTTATCCAACTAAATGCATATATGTGAAGCTGTTGATGTCAGTGGTGAAATTATTGAAATAGACCATGACAGTCAACATGATCTAAGTCAACTCCCGGAATCGACAAGTATATTAAGGTTATGTCAAAGATCATTTAGTGGTGATATTTTTAAATCATTACCTAGAGGTATTAAGGAATTATATATTACTGGTAATATATTCTATGCAACCGAGAGCGAAATAGAACAATTACCACCGAGATTACGAGTACTACATATTTACGGAAGTGATCAAACACCAGTAGATCATTATAAAAAATTACCATCAAGTATATATGAATTAGTATTTGATGACGAAGGTATACTAAATGGATCTCAGTACTTACAATATTTACCTAAGACATTACGAAATTTGACTATTAATATGAGTGTCAACACTGGTCATGAACTGCATATCCCAATTAAGGAATCACTACCGTATTTGAAACATTTGACGATCAAGTCGTGTAAAATTACAAATGAATTTATATCAGAATTACCAGATACATTGACATCATTGGATATCAGCGGATATATGAGATTATCATCTGGATAGTCGTCATTGTTATGTAGGGATCTACAAGATATATTATTTACCGATCGTTATGTACATGCATGTGTATCTAGAGAACAATTATTGACTGAAGGAGATCGACAATACTACGAGGATAAAATATTAGAGATATTTTATGATGTGGGTTATGATATTGATGGTTCGGAATATCACTCGGAGGGTGACTCTGATTACTTCAGTGATTCTGATTCCGATTATAATGACATGTTTATCGAGGATGACTTTGCTAATATTAAACCATATGGTAACAATAATACAAATGCAGCTTAATTTTTTTGCTAAAAAATTGAATCCTAAATACAGATATTATTAAACATAATGGCTGCTAATATAAAACCCAAACGATTTAGATGGACTGTAGAAAAATTAAAATTACAAGGTTTTGATAAATATGGTAATTTGTATGATTATAATAAAGTAATAGATCCAATAACATTGGATACTCATGTAACTATATTATGTAATAAATGTAATAAAGACTTCGAACAAACAGTTAGATCGCATATTAAATCAACATCAGGATGTCCAAATTGTACAAAATATGCAAAATATACATTTGATAACTTTTTAAAGAAAGTTGCGTTAGTTTATGAAGAAAATTTATATGATTATTCTATTGTCGCAGTTATGGGAGAATTTAATTCAAAATCTATGATAGATGTTGCATGTAACGTATGTGGATATATATTTAATGTAAAAGCCGGTACTCATGTAAATAATAAGAGTGGTTGCCCAAAATGTGCACATAGATTACCATATACATATGATTTATTCATAGAAAACGCTAAGGAAAAACATGGATATAATTATAATTATTCATTAGTTACTGTAGATAGTGTGACAGGAGCTTCAGCTATAGTAAAAATAATATGTAACGCATGCGATAATGTATTTGATCAGAGGATTACTAGTCATGTTAATGATGGAAATGGATGTCCAAGATGCGCCGGTAATGAAAAATATACATATGAACTATTTATCAAGAAAGCTCAAGATAAACATCAAGATAAATATGACTATTCATTAATAAACAAAGATATAAAATTATCAACATCAACATTTATCCATATAATATGTAATAGATGTAAAATTACATTTGAACGATCAGTTGCGAGTCATATCCATCATCAAAGTGGTTGTCCTAGATGTAATAAATCACTAGGTGAATTAAAGGTAGAAAAATATTTAGTAGAAAATGGATTTAACTTTGAAAGTGAATATACATTTCCATCGCTACCAAGAAAGAGGTATGATTTCGCTTTACATGATAAGAAAATTGTTATAGAATATGATGGATTGCAACATTTTGCGTACACGAAATATTTTTTCAAAACATTAGATTTATTCGAAAAAAGAAAACAAGTTGATGTGCAAAAATCAATCGAAGCTGTTAAAAATGGATATACTATAATAAGAATATCATATGATAATAAAAATATAGATGAGTATCTCAACTTTGCAATTAACAATTATGGTTCAATTCATCTGTCCAGTAGAGAATTATATACAAAACATATAGAAGAAGTACTACAGCGGATAAATATTGATAAAGATAAAATCATATTAAACTAATACGTTTTTTAAACTGAAAATTAATATACGTTGCACATGTATTGCCTAAAATATTAATTTATTTTTTTAACAAATTATGATACCTATAGTATGTCGGTACTATAACGCAAACACAGACAACATGTCCGCAGGTGGAGTATTCAAAATTATTGCCAATGACGGGAAAGCTGATAAGTTTATCCATTAGACTTTGTGTATGTAAAATCATATGCAATAAACTCTCAAATTGCTGGAAACCCCTAAAGCTTAAGATACTACCTTATAAATATTAATATTTATAAGGAACCTCAGGGAAACTTGATAAAATCATTAACATAAGTTAATGTGGGTATAGTAATAATTCTTAAGATTGATTCATTCTAGACGGAATGAATCGCATGGGCAATCAGCAGCCAAGTATTTATTTGAAGTACGTTTTAAATAAATACGCAGTTCAACGACTAAACGTGAGTTGGCACTGAAAACCGTTTCAGTGCTTAAGATATAGTCTATGTGTGCACGAAAGTGTAATTACTCCTAGAAAAGTAATCAGCGTTAGAGACTAGCCTAAATACCTAGTCAAGCTGCATTTTTAATACAGAATTATGGCGACCGAATTATTGAACTCTAGATTAAAGAAAATCATGTGTTATCGTAAATCACAAGGTTTGGATCCTACTCCTAACTTGGTTGATATCGAACGCACCCACCTTTTGTACGTGAATGCCCATTTTAAGCCATTTAGATGTATTTAATCAATACAAGTGAATGGAATAGTGTATATAAAATTATACGCTAGTAATTGACATAATTGTGTTGAATATAGAAACCGACAACCTATATTCAACATAATTATTACATGCAATTGCAACACAATCAAATTGCTGGAAACTCCTAAAGCTTAAGATACTATCGAATGAATATAAACATTTGATACCTCAGGGAAACTTGATAAAACTTTCAGATATTATCTGATTAGGGTATAGTAATAATTCTTAAGATTAATTCATTTTGAATTAAATGGACAATCAGCAGCCAAGTATTTACGAATGATTTTAATCATTCAGTATATGCAGTTCAACGACTAAACGTTTGTGGGTATAGTAATATACTTAAGATATAGTCTAACATTTATCGAAAGATAGATTGCCTCTAAGGCTTCAATTGGTTATGAATATAATATTTCGATGTTATAAATAGTGTATATAACAGTATATGCTAGTATTTACTCTATAATAATTGCTATTATTATAGGATATATGCGAAATCATCAAATTGCGGGAAACTCCTAAAACTTAAGATACTGTTTGACAGTTGACAAACACCTCAGGGAAACTTGATAAAATCATTAACTTACATTTATAAGTTAGCGTGGGTATAGTAATAATTCTTAAGATACTACATTCCATTCAAAGATTCGTAGAATCTTTTCATTTCATTCATTGTTAAATGGAGTGAAGAAGTCGTAGACTTCGAACGGAATGAGATATGGACAATCCGCAGCCAAGCATTTATTACTAATTAAATTTATTAATGAGTATGCAGTTCAGAGACTAAATGGTGATTGTATTTAATAAGCAGTTACTACTTATTAAGTATTAAGATATAGTCCCTCTCATGTGAAAGCATGTTGCAAGATTAACGATTAATAAAATCTCGAGCTTGCAAAGTTAATAGTTAGTTATTAATTATCAACTAGATTAAAGGAAAGTACGTACTAACACTGGTAACCCTCAATGGGGTAACTCAGTACAGTTTTCAATCCCTCAGTTTGGAGACTTTTTCAATGATATGGTCGTCAATGTGCAGCTAAATGCTGTCTCGGCCACCGCAGGAACTGTTCCTTCGTTCCCTGCTTATGTTGGTGCAGCTGATCAAGCTACTACCTCTACCTCTCGTGTATCTGCTACTACTAATGCTGGTACTGGTGTTTACACCAAGTATACTCATGAGTATGTAGATGCTCAAGGTAACGTCCTCAGCACTGGTTCTGCTGCTACCAACTATGTTCGTTATTGCGAATATCCCGGAGTTCGTCTCTTCAAGAAGGTCAAGTTCGATGTGAACAACAATCCTCTTGATGAATACACTACTGAGGCTCTCATGTTCTACATGAAGCATCACGTCGCTCCTAACAAGGAAGTCGGATGGAAGCGTCTTGTTGGTCAAGAAGTTCCTGTGACCGGTTATACTGATTTGCTCAGCATTGCTGGTTCTTCCAAGTATGATGCCGCTGCAGTTGGTCTAGTCGATCAAGCCGGAGCTGCTGTTACTGGAGGTGCTGCCGCTGCTGGTTTTACTACTCGTAAGCAAGTTAGCATTTGCCAAGGTCCTCAAACTCCTAAGACTTCTCAACCCGCCCTCAGCTTATGGATTCCATTAAACGATTCCGCGATACTTAGATCGCAGATCTAAGTTACATCGCTTCATCTTAATATTAAGATGCAAATTGTTACCAGACAATAATCGATCAGTGGAAAAAAGTATATGTAAAAGCATATGCTAGTGATTGATTATCAACAAGCAAGAGATAATCAATATGCGAAACTCGTTAACTGCTGGAAACACTTACAAAATCATAAGTACTTATGATTTTACACGCATAGAGTACCGGGGATATTTATAAATGATCCTCACCTCAGGGAAACTTGATAAAATTTGAATAGTTTAATACTTATATAAACATTCATTGGGTAAGTAGTAATTACTTAGTAGTTATTACACGGTAATAATCTCTATACTAGAGTCAATCAGCATCGAAATTACTTATGGCTAAAACAATTCTCGAAAAGAAAAAGACATGTTATAAGGTTACAGTTACATTCAAAAATAATAAATACGTAAGATTCTTCCAGACAGGTGATCTAAATATTGATCATCATGATGCGGTAGTATTTATTAAATCGATTAATAGTAATGGCAATGTTCCTACACCATATTTATTCAATCAATATCGATCAAGAAACTGTAAACTTATTCCTATCACTATGCAGTTCGAATAAGTATTTTCGGTCGGAGTCTGAGACTCCATGACCTTCAATACATTGTAAACGTTTTAAGTAACACGTTCAGAGACTAAAATGAGTTGACATTTATGAATGTAGAGTTAAACTAAAATCTTTGGTTTTGTTTACTCGAAATAAATGTTTAAGATATAGTCCATCACACGGGATAACCGTGGTACAAGATGATAGATACTTGCATCTAAGAGCTTGTATATAAATGACACTTATGTGATCTTCTGGTTAACATCATGTTGAGCCAGAAAAAGTATGTACAAAAATACATGCTAGTATATAATGAAAAAAAAATGATCTTATATCATTTTGAAACTCACGACTTCATTATATGCAAGACTACCTAATTGCTGGAAACTTTTGATAATATATCAGTACCGATTAGTTATGATAATTAATCACCTCAGGGAAACTTGATAAAATGCATAATTGTAATTGCAGGGTATGGTAATAATCTGATATATAGAAATAATCAGCATCTAAATTCTAAAGATTACATCATATAATCTTTAGATACATGTTCAACGACTATACGGTAGTCGCGAGTATATTACTCGTTAAGATAGAGTCTATCCATCATAGAAATATGAATTTCCAGACTAAGACTCGTGAATCAGGAGCTGGAAATATGAATTTAAATTCATTGTGCTTGAATCAACCGCGATGTTCGCCTCTCAATTGCTTCTGTTGCAATTCCTTACGGTTTATGAATACGTTGGCCGTTAATAGGTGGCGTGAAAGCGTATAATCACCTAGTAATTATGATAAATTACTTTATCATAGTTGCGAAACCTTCCAATACCGGGAACTTCCTAAAGATATTACTACTTATTGACTATAAGTCAAGGCCTGAGTTAATAACCCTAGGTATAGTAAAAATGTAATATATGATACATTAATTCATCTCAGATGAATATGTTAAATGGATAATCCGGTGCTAAATATTATCAAATACAATGTTATTGGATGATAAATGCCAAGAGGCCGAATGTAGGTTGCTGTTAATAAGTACTTAAATGAATACTTATTCACGGTTAAGTTATGGCCCTGCCCTGTATAAATACAGAATTTATGTAGTTACTAAATAATTAGTCGCGAAATAAATTGCAATGATCTACGTATTTATCTTCATTGAGTTATTCATCTTAGGTGAATTAACTGCGATGAAGCATAAAATCACGCAGTGATTATGCGGAATCGTTTAGCAACGCTTCATTACAATTGATATTGAGGCTCAATCTAACCTCGTATATGTTGCTCCCGGTAACCTCTTCTTGAGACTTACTGTTGAACAACAAACTTCAGCTGGAGCTTCTATGGGTACTGCTGCTGCTCTTGCAGTTGCTGACGTTAAGAAGAACGTTACTCTTACTCCAGTTCTTGCCGCCGGATCCGTTGTTGACTCCACGACCGGGGGTATATCGTTAATGGAATTCTTCAAAATATAGGATTCTGTGTATGTAAAAGCATATGCAAGTGTGATAACTAAATAATATTTAGTTATTTATGCAAAACTCTCAAATTGCGGGAACACCTTAAAGCTTAAGATACTGTTTATTAAGTATTTATACTTAATAATCACCTCAAGGAAACTTGATAAAATCAATAACTTAGAATTCTAAGTTATTGTGGGTATTTGACAATAGTCATAAAGTAATAATTCTTAAGATGAGTTGAAGGACTGAAACTAGATCGTAGATCTAGTTTGTCCGGAAACGATAATAGGCAATCCGCAGCCAAGTTCATAGTAAGTAAATGTATAATTTTACAAATGTCGCTATCATTAAATTAATGCTATGACGATTTGTTACTTCGAAAATATTCAAATATGATAATAATTTAGCATACATTTACTAACTATGAATGCAGTTCAACGACTAAATGTGAGTTGGTATAAGTTGATAGAAATATCAATTTGTGCTTAAGATATAGTCTAGATGCACATGAGAATGTGATTATCCACTAAGCCGGGTAATTAGTCATAGGGCAGCCTAAATACCTGTCCTCACTTAATCAATAGATCAAATAAGTAACTACATATCATCGATATATTAACAATATTTTCGTAAACTCCGAGATTCATGATATCTTTGAAATATAGGATATAAGAGTATACATCAAAACTGTATGCTAGTTATTAAGACCTAAATAATTAGGTTTTGTAGCAACACCTCCAAATTGCGGGAAACTCTCGTATATAAATAGTACCACCATTATATAATAATATAATGGCACCTCAGGGAAACTTGATAAAATACTTTATTAGATTAAAAAATTGATTCTAAATAAATGTAGGGTATGGTAATAATCTATTTATTAGAGACAATCCGCAAGTAAAATCTAATGGGATACATTTACATAATAACTAACCTTACAATCAGTAAGAAATTAGGAAAGAATAAACAATATGTTGGTAAGACTTATAAAACAATACCAGAAAGATGGTATGAACATTGTCAAAATGCAAAATTAATAATTAAGGCTAAATCTGATCCTAATTTTGATATTAACAATGAAGCTTATCAAAAGATAAAAAATTCTCTTATTTATAAGGCTATGGCTAAATATGGAATAGATAATTTTACTATAGAAGAAATTGATCATATTGATGAATCCGTTTATGTATCATTTGAAGCATTTCTAGATGAATTAAATACGGATGAAATCGAACATATAAAAGAATTCAATACATTAACTCCAAATGGTTATAATTTAACATCTGGAGGGGATGGCGGTTCTAAACATAGTAAAAATAGTATAGATCTTATGAAGAAAAAGAAAAGAGAAAATCTTAATAATACTCGGCATCCTGTAGTACAGGATATGCCAGCATACGTTACATATACTAATCCAGAGACCAGTAAAAAGGATGAAGCGATTCTTATACAAAAACATCCTTTAATAAATAACAAAGTTTTTACCGTTAAAAAATATGGATCACTTGACAATGCTAAAAATGCATGTAGAAAATTTATAGAAGAACAGGAAAAACTTGGTGTACCGATAATAGTTAAACGTAAAAATGCTAGAGTAATAGAAATAGATGAATTTATTCCTGATAATACTGAAATAAAACCCATGGAAATTAAAGAAAAACATAAACGTGTCAAGCGTGGAAATTTAGATGATTATCCGGGTTTAAAATATACAGATAAAGGTTATGAATTGGATAAATGGATTCGTGGTAAACACTATAATAAATCATTTGGAAATCGAGAAGATAGCCGTGATAAAGCTATAGAATACTACAATCTAATCACAATAGATACAACTTCAGAGACTTAATGTTGGTGGCATTCAAATTCAAATTATTTGAATTTATATGTTAAGATAAAGTCCATTCGGTATAGAAATATACATTATTCTTAGTCGAATAATTAGTTATAAAGCAGCTTAAATACCTGTTTTCGTTTGTTAATAAATAAGCAACTACGTGCTATAAGATATCAAAAGAATAGGCTTTAGCTTAATTCGTCTCCACAGATTCCAGAGCACCAGAACTACTGCTGCCTCTGATTCTATCCTCCTCAATCAGTAGATATTTTGCTGATGAAAGTATATATAAAATTATATGCTAGTACACTTATAATATATTGTAAGTGTGCAAGACTGTCAAATTGCGGGAAACTCCTAAAGCTTAAGATACTGCCGAACGTAAATATTTAGCACCTCAGGGAAACTTGATAAAACTTTCAGATATTATCTGATTGGGGTATAGTAATAATTCTTAAGATAATAGAAATGTAGGATAAAAATCAAATCTATGATTTGATTTATCTGGAATTTCATATGGACAATCCGCAGCCAAGCATTTCCAAATGATCTCAGATCATTTAATATGTGCAGTTCAACGACTAAATGTCAGTCGCAGATGATAATAAATCGTTTGTTAAAATATAGTCTGACGTTATATGAAAATATACTATTGCGTGGAGAGTTTACTCAGAACTCAATAGATTAGTTAAATAAAGCTAATACGGTCTAATTCGTTAAATATCCAATTGAATCCATCTATCTAGGTCTTCGTCCCGCTTTTAACGTTGATAGCTCCAATGTTAATCAACATCGTGACTGGCATAATCTCACCAGATTAGCCGATCAAATCGTTGATATCTCATCTGTAGCTCGTGGTGATGTCATGATCGATGATACTGTCGCTTTCAACGCTGCTTCTGCTAAGCACAAGACCTTCTCTGTTAAGCATACTTCTGAGAGAATTGTATACCCTGAGTCTACTCCTACCATCGATACTCTCCAACTCGATGCTCATGGTATCAGCATCTATGCTCAATTCGCTCGTGAATTTTACAGAGACTACCAACTCTTCAAGTATGGTGAAGAGAAGGTTAACACCAGTTCTGATTTGGGAAGTATGTTGATGAACTTCTGCCTCTTCCCTGAAACTTATTTGAATAAGGTAAGTAATAGTGTATAAAAAATATATGCTAGTATGTATGTTATAATGAGATTATAACGTGTATGCGAAATCGTCAAATTGCGGGAACATCCTAAAGCTTAAGATACTACTCACTATGCATACGCGGTGAGCACCTCAGGGAAACTTGATAAAATTATCGAATGTAATTTGATATGGGTATAGTAATAATTCTTAAGATTAACTTATTCAGTACGAATGAAGTGAAGAAGTCGCAGACTTCGAACGGAATAAGTGTATGGACAATCCGCAGCCAAGTTTACTAAGTATGTAAAAGTATTTAGTATATGCAGTTCAGAGACTAAATGGTGATTGTATTTAATGAGTAATTAACTATTACTTTATTAAATATTAAGATATAGTCCCTCTCATGTAAAAGCATGTTGCAAGATTAACGATTAATAATATCCCGAGCTTGCAAAGTCGATAATTAATTATTGACTAGATTAAAGGCAACCTTCTGGCCACATGAACGTATCTCGCGCCCGCGAGTTCTACATTAAGTTCACTTCCAGCTACGTCAGCTCCACACAACCCGCTGACTTGTTAGCACTTGGAATTGCAATCGAATTAGGTTGCTAATAGTATATAAAAATTATATGCTAGTATGTATGTTATAATGAGATTATAACGTGTATGCGAAATCGTCAAATTGCGGGAACATCCTAAAGCTTAAGATACTACTCACTATGCATACGCGGTGAGAACCTCAGGGAAACTTGATAAAATAAGATATAATGTCTTAGGGTATAGTAATAATTCTTAAGATTAATTCATTATGAAATGAATTAAATGGACAATCCGCAGCCAAGTATTATTAAATGATCTATGATCATTTAGTGTATGCAGTTCAGAGACTAAATGGTGATTGCGTATAACAATAGTTATACGTTAAGATATAGTCCCTCTCATGTGAAAGCATGTTGTAATTAAGATGTATCCATCGATATTACAAGGTCAATAATTAACTATTGACTAGATTAAAGGCAACTTCCTTTTGATTAGCGATTAACTGATTTACATCGAGCTGTCGCTAAAAGTATGTATAAAGTACATGCTAGTATATCTACAATATATTGCGGGTATGCGAAATCTTCAAATTGCCGGAACATCTTAAAGCTTAAGATACTGTTTGATAAATGACAATTCATTTATATATTCACCTCAGGGAAACTTGATAAAATCATTAACTTACATCTGTAAGTTAGTGTGGGTATTTGATAGTAGATATATCTACTATCATAAAGTAATAATTCTTAAGATACATTCATTCCTAATAGAATCTTCTATTCTTCACTCATGAGTAATGAAATGAAGAAGTCGCAGACTTCGAATGGAATATAATATAGACAATCGGCAGCCAAGTTTACTAAGTAATATAAAAGTATTTAGTATATGCAGTTCAGAGACCAGACGGAGATTGTGGATAAATTATCCATTAAGATATGGTCCATCTTGTACGAAAGTACACTTCAAACTTAGGTATAAAACCGAATTTGAAGATCAAATATGATAGAATTTAGATATTAGGGCTCAGCCGTGATCAACCCGGTCACTAAAAGTATGTATCAAAACTACATGCTAGTATGCAATTTACAGTGAATTGTAAATGTATGCAAAACTATCAAATTGCTGGAACACCTTAAAGCTTAAGATACTGTTTGTATTTATACATTCACCTCAGGGAAACTTGATAAAATCATTAACATGAGTTAATGTGGGTATAGTAATAATTCTTAAGATATAACAATAGGTTATCGGCAGCCAATTAGTTATTCAATATATTGAATAACTATGCAGTTCAGAGACTAAATGGTAGTTGTGGTTAATAATTAATCATTAAGATATAGTCCCTCTCATGTTAACGCATGTTGTAATTAAGATGTTAGATCCATCGATATTACAAAGTTCATCATTACTAAAAATGAACTAGATAACAGGCCGCTATTCGACGTAAGTAAACGTCAAAAAAAAAAATAAATATACATAAATACATTAACAATCTGTCAAGATTGTTATTTTTTTATTAATTTTATATACTAGTATTCTTCATCAATTATTTCATTTACATCGTAGTCAAATATTTTATCAAGTCTATCAATTATTGATTGACATAATCTTGGCCTATGCTCAAAGTATTCATCTGCGGTTAATCTAGCACCTCTTTTCAGATTATCTTCAACAAATAAAGGTCTCGTATTAAGGTAATTAAAGCAACATTTTTGTTCTTCTTCGTTTGATAAATCATATAGTGAACACGGTATTATATGATCAATATGCCATACTTCTCCATGATTATCCATTGTCATACCATCTTCAAACATACTTTGTAAATATTCTAATACTTTTTCTAAACTACATCCCAATAATTTTACCGTATTGTCCGATTTCGATTTTCCTTTGAGAGCCATATATACTCTAGATCTGAGATTGTCTCTGATTTTAAATTGCATATCATTATGCCTTTTGTTGAAAATATGTATTCTTGACCTAGCCTTTATAAGCTCTTTATTTATAGGATTTGCTCTATATGCTTTTTGATATTCCTTAAATTTTTCGGGATTGTTTGCATACCGCTCTCTATCTAAATACCGTATTTCATCTATATGATTTACCCTGTATAATGCCTGGGTATCTCTTATTTTGTCATAATTATCAATATAATATTTATGGTGCACATTTTTACCATGTTCACTATTATCATAAATTTTATGCCTCAATGCTTCCTTCTCGGCATTTTCACTTCTGTAAATAGCTCCTCTGATTTTATCGCAATCCTTACATATTGTCTTAAGCAAATCCCATTTACCGCAATGTTTACTAAAATCATGTAATTTCTTCCATGACAAACATTTTGTACAATATTTGCATTCAATATCTGATATAACAACATGTATGAGTTTTGGTTTACTATTATTATCGGATATAGTATTTGATTTTACTAATTTACATGATTCACAAATTATATTAGTATCTAATATAGAAGATGATTCTAAACAAGTACACTGAATATATGCAGTATCTTTAGATTTTCTTTCGTAATAAATTATATTATTATCTGCATACCTGCGAAATTCAATATAACCTAAATAACATTTAGTTAATATTTTAGATGAATTATCTAATATAGATTGCAGGTCATCACCTAATTTTCTATAATGGTTATCTTCTGGTATTTTTAATATAATACCCAATTTAACAATACTTATTAATAATTCATCACTGATTTTATTGATTATTAATAAATTTAGATTTCGTGATTTAATCACGTGATTAATTAGATCGCAAATCAATTGGAGGGTCATATCCAATACATACAAAAAGAATAAATTCAATTTTACATGTTACTTCACTTTCACTTTAGCTAAGTCATTTTCTAAATCTTTTTTTACACAGTCAAGTAATTTACCTATGTCAATATCATCACATTCTAATAATAATTCATTCATTGGATATAATTCGTCAAAGCCATCCCATGGATACAATTTCTTTATCTTGAGTACTCGATTAGGTGATTCTGAAATTGCATTACCAATTCGCGTAGCGACTGTACTAGGTAATATATGTTTAAATGCATCAAATCGTAAGTCATATAATACTAAATCTTTTTGTTCATCTGCAATAGGCAAAGTCATTAGATTTTTATAACTAAAACATGCTTCAATTTCGCTATCGATGTTAAACTTAAATAATTCTCTAGGAATGATATAATCAATCATTAACTTATTATTACATTTCAAGTCCACGACAAATTTATCTAAATCACATCCAAATAGTTTGTTAAAATATTCATTCGATGATTTATCCTTTAGTACATGTGACATACGTTGACGGATAGTGCATGTGTGTTTATATTGTTCATTTAGTGATTTCCTATGGATAATATACTCATTGATATAGAATCTTATTCTACGATCAATAAAATTTTTGATGTACTTTTTTCGCTTATGTTTATCGAATGATGACATAAAGTCAATAATTGATGATAGCATATCATTGGCCACCATGTCGATTAAGTCAATAATATGTAAAAAATAAGATTCAATTTTTAAGGGTTTATCATATTAACATAACAGCTCCAATATCTATTACAATGACATTCAATAGACAATTTTCAATAAATTGATTTGCATCATGATCTGTGATTTTATTACTCAATATGTAATTCAATAAATCATGATATGTATTCGACGATAATTTGGCCCACTCCATGAAATTAATGATAAGTTCTTTATAATCATAAAGCTGATTATTGTCATTTTCATTCTTTTTTGATTTTACTTTAGTTTTGTTAGTTTTAAAAGCATTACAAATTCTCATATAATTATAATGATCATGTGCTTTAATAATATTTTCTTCATTAAACATATGAAATTTTTCACTATTTTTTAACGAATGATATTGTAATATCATTACAACTAATTGAGCTGTTATATCATATTTGTATGTAAATAGGTCGACATTCATTATATAATTACGATTTTTTGATAAGACTTTTTTAATTGCATTCGTGTATCCATAATAATACATTCTACGTCCATCGCAACAATCCAATGCGTTTGCTATATTTTCTCTTAATGTTATTATATAAACGCATGGTTTATTATCCCTTCTACTGCAAATTCTTTCAATTTCTTTTTCCGGTATAGACATAGTAATATTTACAAAAAACAATATTCAATTTTTACCATATACTTAATTTTTCATCATCTCTATTGGTTATTATAATATCAATGTTATAACCATCTATTAGATCCTCTTTTATTAATGCCCTTCCTGTATCAAATTCTTCTATCCATATAATAAAACTAATATAGTTATATTCTCCTGATATTGCTGGAACTTTTGTTCGTTGTGGTATAGTATTTATTGGTATACCTTTATTCCTAAAATATTCATCTCCAGTTCTTCTAAATTGCGTTAAATATATGCACCCCATATTAGTGCCATTATAATATATATTATTAGAATTAAATACATTTGACATCAGTTTTAATCTTATAGGATCATCAGCTTTACTGCGTCTACCGTAATATTTTCCATGTTCATATTTTACGTCTAGTCCTAATAAATCAGCTAACTCACAACTAATATTTAATTCTTCTTCATTATCTAATGATACTACATACGCACCTATTGGTGTAAACCATGATATGGGTATCTTTTTATCTTCAAATATTCTCATAAAATCTTCATTTCCATATCTTCCACTTGGTATATTAATGACACATTCTCCTATCAACGAAGATTTAAAAGTAATAGTACCATACATAATATTGCGAATAATTGGTATGGAAAATTTGTCAATATAAATTGCATCATCTATTATTAATGGATCTTTTATGTAACAATTTGTATCAAAACTATGATTGAAATGATATTTTCTCCCTATAGAAGACATATTAAAATACAATTAATATATAAAAAAGTAATCTAATTCTCTAATTCCATTTATGAAGAGGCTTAAATTTGAATGAATCAGCAAATGGGTTGTAATCGAATTTAACATGATAGTTATTAGCGATTGCGTCACATAAATCCTTTCTAAACGCATCAGCTGGATCTTCGACATCAGTATATCCATATTTTCTCAACATGATGTCATCGCATACGTCCTTAGGATACCAACTGTTGATAAAATCCTCCGCCGATGTAAATACACATTCAGTAGCTACGCATGTACGTAACATATTGTTTAATGTTACAATGATCTCGCTAATTGAAGCATCTGCAAATCTATTAACACTCATTGTGTAAGACTAATATTAAGAAAATTAAATTCAATTTTTTTTCCACATCATTGACAAGTAATATAAATTTAATAAAATCATCTTAATAACTATATAAAAAATAATCCTGATACTTAATTACTATCTTGATTAGTGCCATTCAAATACATCATTAAATGGATTAAATTCGAAGTTGACATGATCATTATCATTAATTGCATCAAGTAAGTCTACTTTAAAATCTTCAACTGCATTCTCGCCAGTGTATCCATATTTTCTCAACATATTACTGCCAGCTGATGTTTTAACCTGCCAACTATTAATAAATTCTTCGCATGTACTAAACATGCACTCACTCACATCACATACTGCCAACATACGATTTAGCGTCAATACAATATCGTCGATCGAGGCGTTTGTTACTTTGTTACTCTTCATCTAATAATTAAATATATACATATATTTAATTACTAAAAAATTGAATCTCATATTTACTTATGTAGTCACCTAGTATAATGTCTATATCACATACATCTGCAGATACGCTAGATATCATCACTAGTTACTTACAGCCATCAAATGTGTATAAGTTGTTGTTAACTAATAAACACCTATATATAAAACTCATGCATAGTATAACAACCATAGATGATACCTCCAATTATATGAAAATACATCAGCTAGAATATTTACCTAAGACATTAACTTATCTTAAGTTATGTTGCGATAAATTATTAGATCCGTATGTAAAATTCTTACCCAGAACACTGTCAACGTTAAATCTATATTGTAAGTATCATCGTAATCCAGATACACCGTATGTTTATACTGATAAAAACTGTAATTCTATCACCGATAATTGCATGTGTGATATGCCTGCATTGACATTGCTACAATTACAGTGTAATAAATTGTTGGACGATAACGGACTAAAATATTTACCCCATCTTACTGCATTAGAATTAGATGAAAATTCTAATATAACTGATGAAGGGTTAAAATATATACCACAGACTACATCTCTAAAATTAGATAATAACATTTTGATAACCGATGAAGGGTTAAAACATTTACCTTATCTGACGTCGTTAGATTTATATAGTAATAAACGAATAACAAATGATGGATTACAATATTTACCTAAATCTTTAAAGAAATTATGTTTGCACTCTAATAAATTAATCTCGAATCATGGGTTAAAATGTTTACCTAGAGATATGATCGAATTAGATTTATCTAATAGCTTAATAAATAATGATGGATTAGTAAATATTCCATATACACTAACGGAGTTGAGTTTACCAATTCATATACCTATTGATAAATTAGTGAAATATCTACCTAAGACTGTAAGATCATTATTTATATATTTTGATGACATTATAAACGATGAAATAATAAAATGTCTACCACAATTAAAAGAATTAGTCATTGTACGTGCTAATCAAATAACAAATGATAGTCTAAAACTTTTGCCAGAATCACTAGAGGTATTTAATTTAATACATGGTCATCACTTACGTGATGATGGATTACAATATTTACCTAGTGGCATTACGGATCTATACATAGGATATAGCCAATACATATCTAATGAAGGATTAAAATATTTACCTAGGTCATTAACGAAATTGCATTTATCAAATAATAAAATAAGTGATGATGGATTACAATATTTACCTAGTGGCATTACGGATCTATACATAGGATATAGACAAGACATATCTAATGAAGGATTAAAATATTTACCTAGGTCATTAACGAAATTGCATTTATCAAATAATAAAATAAGCGATGACGGATTAAAATATTTACCAGCTGGATTAAGGTCATTACTATTACGGGGGAATGGTAACATAACTGATAAGGGATTACAATATTTACCTAGAGGATTAAAATCAATTAACATTGATAGTGAATTGATAACTGACGATGGACTAAAATATTTACCTCCAACATTAACTACATTATACATATATAATAATACGCTAATAACCAATGATGGATTAAAAAATTTACCCCGTACTATATCTCTGTTAACATTATATGGAAATACTAATGTAACAACTGAAGGGCTGAATTTGATGTGCAAACCATTTCTATTTATATTATCTAATATTTCTGACGATCATATGTGGTTCGAATAATTACTCGAACTGATCTTCAAATGGATTATAAACAATTTTATATTTGTCAACTGCGTAATCTAAATCCGATTTAAATTCATGCAATAAATATGTAGAATATCCAAATCTTCTTAGCAAACGTACAGCTTCATCTGGAAGATCGTCATTACACCATGACATTATAAATGAATGAACAGGCTCGTAAGTAATTGTATCGCGATCACATATATCTAACATTTCATTTAATAAATTTACTAAATTATCTTTGCTAGCCTTTGAGAAATAATCTTTAATCATCAAAACAAATAATAAATGTCTACAATAACTATTCAATTTTTTTATAAAAAAATTACCATAAGCTAATAACTAATAAAATTTATTGTCGAATGGATTATATTTAAATTTATACCAGTTGAGATCAATTGTGTCTAATATGTCACACTTGAATTCATCTAATGACATTGGATTGTATCCATACTTTTGCATTAGATGTATAGCTTCAGTAGGTACACTATATCGACACCATTCCATGATAAATAATTCTATAGGTCCACATACTACTATATGATCTGCATATAACATTTCATTTAACAATTGTACTAAATTATCTCGATGCATTCGTATATATTCATATATGGAAAATCAATTTTTCACATTTATAATATCGAAAAGTTACTATTTACAATAAATACATATGCATCTTTAAACGGACTATATACTAATGAATGACCGATTGATTCATATGAATTAATAGCCGCTAATAAATCAGTTTTAAATGTTGATAATGGATTTTTGTCATTCAGTGAATATCCATATTTAGTTATCATAATTTTAATATCAATATTAATATGACCATCATACCAATACTTAATAAAATCACGAGGATCATTATGGTGACTATATTTACCATCGAACGATTTCATTTGAGCAAGTGTTAATTCAATATCATTCATTGAAGCAGTACTAAATACGTTTGTCCCCATTGCAAATATAATCGATGTAAAATAAATTCAATTTTTATACATACTTACATATCCAAACATTTACTTAATTCAAGTATATCAGTGACACCTAATGATAATTTCTCGTGTAGTAATTTAACTACCGACTCTAATTTATCGGCAGGTATTTTACTATTAGCTAGGTTAAGTTTTTTTACATAATTACCGGAAACCTCCCATAGTGGTGTAACTATGTAACCATCTGAAGAACTACAGTCAATACTATATCTAATATCATTATGAATAATTGTAAATATGTGATCCTCATACTTGAATGGACTAAAATACTTAAATAAAATGTCAAAAATAAATTTATTATCCATGGTAGGTATACTTAAACGATCAAATATATCTAAATGATTAAATAATACCTTGTTTCTTTAATTCATCTTCAAAAGATTCAGTGGTATTTGGGTATTGTTTCAAATGACGAGCCCAATCGATACATACTTGTTTAAATTTAGTATACTTGCTAAATGCATCACATGTATAAATGTCACCTGACAATTTGTTAATCCATATTAATTTATCATCTACACTGTATCGCAGAATATTCATCGATGTTGATAAATTATTACAACATAATGTAAACTTAATAGTTGTATCTTCATCATATATTAGTATAGTAAAATATAATCCTTGTTTAAATTCATCTTTCATAATTAAATCAATGATAAAATCTTTGTTATTAACAAACCATTCCCTGTATGATTTACCTTCACTATATTTATCCCATAATGATTCCGCTAATACCCGTTTCTCTAATAAATTTAATCTATTAGTTATTTCATCAGCAAATATGTGAAAATCTGTTTTAGCAGCCATCAATGCTGAAATATTTTCCTCGGTAGCTGCCTTAACTAATTCCATCATATGATCACTTAATGCATTTTTCGCTTTTTCCTCTCGACTGACTACTACAGGCTCTGGCGGCGTCAATTGATTTTTAAGGTCGGCATTTTCCTTAATTAGTTTAATTAATTCTTCCTCGAGAACTTTAATTTTAGCCTCTGCGATGGCCTTTTCATATAACTTAGGATCCATTTAGTGATTATTTGTGGGGGTGTATATGTCGATATAAAAAAAATCAATTTTTGATTAGTCGAGGATCACATCATCGGAATCGTCATCAATGATGACTTCACATCGCTTCTTAGGATTGCCCATATCATCAATTGAGTCGTCCGTTGAGTCATCGTTCCTACGCAGTCGTTTGTACGTGCGACGAGGCTCATCAGGAAGAGCGTCGGTGTAATCGTATTTTATTACATCATCAATGAGCAATGAATCGTTATTATCATAGTCACTTGGTTTTTTTCGCATGCTCTCAGTGATATCCAACATTTCCGTCACCCATGATTTTGTTCTTGCTAGAAGCGTCTGTTGCTCAAATGACAATTCTTTGATTGCTGATTGATCCTGGAGTGAATCACACAGATTGAACAGGTGTCTAGCTGTAGCTAAATTCTCCATAAGAGTGAATTGTCTTCCTTTAGAATGCCTTCCTTGGTGATCAATGAATTGAACTTGTTTGTGTACTGTCATACGGTCTTGCGCAGCTTCATGATCATGATCATGACAATATGCCCGATACATTGAAAAATCTCTACGAGCATTAGTCTGCATAGGTAAACCTGATATCAACAGTGCATCATTATTGCAAAATACCATACGTTGATTACAATCAATATGATAGTGAAGGCACCTGTTCGACCTTCTCAATCCACTACCTTTAATGATAGGCATGATTCAATTGAATTTAGCCAGGATAATTTCAATTTTTACACAAAAATATTATTACTTTGACAACACATTTAATCTTTCATAGGTATCAATTCCTCAGTGCCGGCATGCCACTGTTCTATTAGTATTTTATTACATTTAGCTGCGTTGATATCAGACTGAAATTTCTTCATTTCATCAACTTCAACACGACTAGGTGCCCCTGTATAGTCATGACGATAACAAAATGCTTTATATATTGCAAAATCACCTATGGTACTCATGACTAAATATTCAGCACGATTAGTGCATGAACCGTACATGCATTTATTATTCTCACACATTGAATACACATATATACGTACATTCAAATTTATAATTAATTAGGAATCACTAGGGATCTTAATTGGAGTTAAATTTTTCCAATTGAAGCATCTTTTATAGTCGGAAATATTGCCCAAGTTATAATATTTATGCCCTATACCATTACATATATACCATGTAACTCCATAGTTACTCCACGACATTTCCTCACTAAATTTAGATTGTATTAGCAATATCAACTCATCTATACTACATCCTATAATCTCCTCCATACGTATTTTACCCATGTTATACTTGATTGCATTATAAATTCCTAACCTGAATTTTCTTATACATAATATATCATTGATATATGTAGGGCATGTTATTATTTCCTCATCTGATGAATTAGATAAGTTGACCAATGGTGTATATTTATACACTTTCATAGACATCAATGATGTCATTAATGTTGTTAGTGTTGTTAATATTACTGTAGTATATTAACAACCTTTATTTTTCATAACATAAAAAAATAAAATTCTGTTATGTTAATCTATAATAAAGTTGTAATAGGATTATCAACAAGAGGCATATCTATAGTTCGTCTTAATGTATTGTTACATGTTTTATCTTCTGCATTAAATGTTTTATCACCAATATTTAATGTAATATATCTATAATAATCATAGCAACCTGTAATTAACATATCAATCACATTTTGGTATAAATCTTCAGTATTATCAATTTCCACATTGCAATCACATGTAAATGATGCTATCATATTATAATGATTAGTTACATCACTACTAAGTATAGTTATATATTGGACATTAGTTTTAATATTTGTATACTTAATTGTACATCCCGATTCGGTTTTATTGATAAGTTTCGCAGTCATATATTTGTCCAATTTAAATGTCATACATAATTCGACGTCGTTATTAAACATTAGTGATACATCACCGTTAGTAATAATATGGGTACATGAGATATCAGGTACATATAATGAATTTTTATAATTATATTTTTCACATAACTCATTATGAATTTCACATAGAGGTTTATCAGGGTTCATTCTTAGTGCATCGCGTATATATGCAGCTATGCATGGCATATCATACATAGGTACATAGATGTATGGGAACTTAGCTAATGTAAGGTCAGTCACAATAGAAACTTGATATACTTTTGCACGTGCACGATCAGAATTGCGATAGTTACAATTTATCTTGACAAGTATTCCGTCGATCGATATTACGAAATCTTCATTAATATATGAAATTAGCTTTATTAATGATGCCTTGGATAACCATAGGCGAATATGAGAGCATAATTCATCTGTTACCAAGCTATTATAAATGTCCATAACGATTACTATTGAATAAAATAAATTCAATTTTATCCTAATAAAAGTTTCACGTAATGTATTGAATGAATATAGATAATACATTTAAATCACCGATAATTGCATCGCAAGTTATAAATACACCATACGCGTACATATGTGTAGGTGAGCAAATATATTCAGTTAATAAAACTACAGGCAAATGCGAATATACATTGAACAGCCCTGTCAATAATCCCGTCGTCGTCAACAACTATATATTAGGTAATATATCTAACAAGTCTACAATTATGAAAATTAACAGTGACTTAACATGTGAACATGTATTTAGCTGTCATTATAATCATGAAAAAAATAAATCAACATTTATCGATGCATCTGCACATAAAAATTCACTGTATATACTAAGTAGTATCGGTGATTCATCATATGTAGTTAAGTTAACCGACAATATTATCGACCTATCATTCGGTATACATGGTAAATTATTCATAAATTCATCTATGACACAAATATTATTAGATACGTACAATAAAAAATTAATATTAACTGGCCTTACTAATCACAAATTTACCATTAACAAATATAACCTAGATGGATCACCAGATACTTCATTTGGTATGACTGACTATAATATGTCAGGTGCCATAGGATCGTTAATTATCGACTCCACATACAATAAAATCTTGTCAATGATTGTCAATGGAAAAATAATATGTGCATGCCATTATAATAAACATATATTTATATATAGATATCATCTTAATGGTACCATCGACGATAATTTTGGTACCGATGGTATAACAAATATTTCATATGGCATATCCAACATAAGTAGTTTATATGCAAATACTAGCGGTGATATTTACATATCTGGTATAAGCGATGGTGACACATTTATATTATGTCTAAAGCCTAATGGAATTATTAATGAAAATTTCTTCAATGGTATCAAGATTTTTCCATCGGATGATTCTAGTTCCGGAAGTTCATGTATATCAGATAGTGGTTCAATCACATTATCAAGTAGCGGCTTAATAAAACTTAACCCGGTAACTACTAAATCTTGGTTCGGATATTTTACATACTAGATAATATAAATGTTTCTAGTAATTCATGAGAATATTTAAGTGATGATAACTTGTCATTGATAATATCTTGCACCTTATCTATATATTTAAGGTCTCCCTTAGGTATACTTATTGGGACTACTATTAATTTATCATTGTACATATAACTGCCATTGTATGATAATAAGTTAGTATTTATACCTAATGAATTACTCATGATATATTTTTTATCACGTATACTTATTATAATAAATATTTCAGTACCTAGCATTTAGTACAATTAAGTTTCATAATATAAAATTCAAATTTTTTGCCTACAATTATAACGTAGCTGTTAACAAATTTTTTACTACTTAACTTTACCATTATAATTATGATGAATTCACCATACTAATAAATTTTTTTACCATAGATACTACCGACTGGTAGTCTATATACGTCATCTCATATATATGGGTATTAAAAATGATGACAGCCTTTGATTTATCACCAGCAACATGTAATTGAAATGTAAAATTCTCGCCGTCAATGTCTCCAATTGTCGATAATGTAGACCCGTCATATGTAGGTATATAACCATGTGAACATAATTCATCATGTACTTTTCTAGCATTGTCTTCTTGTGAACCTATATGTTTTTCTAAAAAGTTCATATATCTAGTATGTCGTAGTAAATCTGTATATTCATCATGACTTCTAAATTCTATAAAAGCTTCGCAAAATTGTTCTGGCGTGATTACGTCATCGCTGATGATTTGACGTAGTGCTACACCAAGTAACCGTGATGTATCTTGACCAATAATATATTGGCCACGCATGTCGACGGGTACATTTCGGGATGTAAATGTTAACAATCGACAACCTATTACATTAAGCGATATATCTTCGAATGAGACTGTAAATTTACAATTATATTTCGGAAGTTCCCATCGTGCATGTACATCGGAGTCATCAAAATTTACTTCGCCAAAGAGTCTAAGTTCTTCTACTAATTTATTCATATACATATGTATATATGTAAAAAATAATCTCTGTATAACTATTTAGTAATAATAGCATAACCAAGTAATAGCACATTGACTACTACATTTACTATGATAATCTCATAATAGTATTGAGGTAAATCACGGAGTGCAAATGCGAACATAGAATTGATTACGCTTACATGGGCAATCGACGATACCATATTATATATTGATACTATGACAATTGATCCCAATGATCCGAACGACATCCATATGAGTATGACGAAAGCCAAGTGAATACATAATACATACTCTAGTGGAACCTTAGTAAATGAATTGCAAAGCAACCATGTGAACCACATGTTAGGGTATTCGGTCGACACATACACAGCTGCAGCAAGTACCAGGAAGTTCTTCATGAATGCTAACTAATGACTAACGACTGATGACTAATAAATAAAGTTATTCGATTCAATTTTATAAAAAATATATTTAATAGTTCATAGATGACAGTTAAATGTTTTTCCTATCTCGGGTAAATATAATTTATTAATGTTGGATTTACTTCTTAATTTTCTATTTGGGTCAAATTCATATAATATTACATCCGGCAGCAATGTACTTTTAATATCAAATCCATGTTCGTCAGCGTATTTAATTAAATCATCACTAGGGTGACCCTCTCCATTTGCATACGTGATAAGACTAAATGGCCATACTTGTAAATATAATAAATCCATAGTAGTATTTCGAATACTAATCTTTTTATCAAAAGTAGCGATTACATTAGCTTGTTTTTTGATATAACTATTAACATATTTAATGTCCTTATTACGTATAACATGATTATATGGTCTTTGTTTAGCGGCAATTAGTATAGCTTCATTAAACCAATATGAACACACCATGATCATAATAATTATAACTTACACTATTCAATTTTAAAATCAAAAAAAGTTATTGATGAATTTAGTTATCTGGACCAGCAGCGACATTGACAGTATTGGTATGTTCGTGAGCAGTAAGTGTATACCCTAATTCTTCAGCATACTTGGTGAAATAGGGGATATTCATTCTAATGATTCCAAACACTGCATCAGTCCAATGCGGAATATTCACGCCGTAACACATGCCATTCAACATATGACTGCTAGCGATATGCAGAATAACATTTCCAAGACGTTTAAGAGCGTCAACGGGAACTCTTGCAATAAAGACTGTATTGGTAAAGATTCCGCGGATGACATAGATTCCAATAGGATTATCAGCACTAATCTTAAGTAAATACTTATATGTATCATCATTGAATGCAATATTTGTCGCTCTGTAGATACAATCCAATGGAAGCTTTGCAATCTCTTCAGCAATCGCATTGATTTTCTCCTCCTCCTTTTCAATGACAGTATTTTTAATAGCTGCCTTAAGTTCAGCGGAAGATTTTACTGGAATCATATCGCCAGCAGTCAATGATGACGTAGCGATGCTCATCGCTGATGGAATGGATGCAGGTGCTACAGGTGCAGTCATAGGTGCAGTTACAGGTACAGACATAGGTGCAGTTACAGGTGCAGACATAGGTGCAGTTACAGGTACAGACATATTTTCAAAACGATTTCACAATCAAGTCCAGAATACATATATAAATTATGAATTCAATTTTTTATAAAAAACAAGTGCTTACAATTTGTCTAATATATTTACAATATAACCATGATAACTACTTGCATGTATACGTGCATGATAAATATATTGATTAATGTCCGTAGTATCGATTATCTCGACATGATTATCTATGTTAGTTAATTCATGATTATTAATAGCTAATTTTTTAACTTTATCTTCTATAATTCGTTCAAATACATCACAATCGACTATATCAATTAATTTCTGTCTACCAAATGATTTATTATATTTATGATCGCGTAATCTTTTTTTAATATTTTTAGTACATCCATATTTATATTTATTTGTATGATCTAGTAATTTTATAAAGTAAACACAGCCTCTATCAGTATATTTATTAATATTTAACTGTCTAGGTGTTGATGTAACAGGTTTAATATCACTAATATGTAAATTGCTGAATTCACGTGTTAATACATCGATGATACTGTCAATACGCACTGTATTATATCGCATTATGTAGCTATACGTAGTTGTTGTTTATAGTAGTTGTTTTTATATAATAAATTCAAATTTGAATATTTGGATATACTTTAATTAATATCTACGATGTTACCTGAACCATCTAACGAGCAGCAACTTATATGCGATGCATTATCAGATGGTCATAATGTTATTGTGAATGCAGTCGCGGGTGCCGGTAAAACTACAACTGTACTATTATCGATGAAAAATCATGACAAACCCTCGCTACTACTTACATATAATAGATTACTTAAGGAGTCAACACGCGTTGATGCCATTAAAAACTGCATTAATAACCTCGAAGTACATTCATATAACTCATTTGGAGTGGCATATATTAATGACTCATGTTGCACTGATGCAGGATTCCTAGATGATTATGAAATTGATAATGTCCCTCAATACTCACGTATTTACATTGATGAAATTCAAGATTGTACATATATGTATTATACACTGATAAAAAAATTATTAGATACTCAAGATAATCCGCAATTATGTGTACTAGGTGACTGTAGACAGACTATTTTCGCATTTAAGGGCGCTAATAGTAAATATTTAACACTTGCAGATAAAATCTTTAAATCAGATCGTCAATGGGATAGGCTGACACTTAAAACTTCATATAGACTCACAGTGCCAATGGCAGAATGTATGAATGAATGTGTCCTTCATGAAAATAAATTCGAATCTATTAAACCTGGACCTCCTGTGAGCATTCGTATAATGCGTCCAGAAAATGTCCATAAAGTAGTTAGACAATTATTATCACAGCCTGGAGTAAATCCAAGTGACATTTTCATATTATCTTACAGTACTAAAGCTTCATATATAATGACTAGTATTGAAAATTCACTCAAAGATATACCTAGAATAGTATTGAATGATGACGCTGGTGTAATAGATGAGACGGTTACTAATGGAAAATTAGTAATAAGTAGTTTTCATAAAGTAAAAGGCTTAGGAAGACCTAAAGTTATTGTATTGGGTTTTGATGAAGGCTATTACTACTCTGATCGTACTGCCGACATGACTAAATGTTCAAATCCACTATATGTAGGTCTGAGTAGATCTACCAATGAATTAATTCTTATTCATGATATTCATAATGAGTCATTTAGTTGGTTTATTCCTAATGATAAACTGATCGTCATAGGTCAAAAAATCCCGAAACCATTCAAAAAAACTCCGAGTAATTACAATATATCGGTAAGGGATTTTATAAAATTCATTGACCCGGTATATGAAAGAAAAATTCGTAAACTAATAACATATGAAACGATAAGTAACGGTGTTAAATTTAATATACCTACTACGGTACCGGGCATAACACATCAAGATATTACACTAGTTGAAGAAGTTGCAGAAATAACGGGCATAGCTATACCAGCATATGCTCAATATAAATTACATGGAGTCATGCAAATTTATGCAAGCCTAGTTAGTCAGGATAAGTATGGGGCTGATACCTTCTTCCAACCAATACAACATTATACGACATCTGATAAATTATTAAAATTAGCTATGTACTATTGGACAATGCGCAGTAAGTATAAGTATCGTAAGGAACAATTAGCTAATTATAATTGGCTACCACAAGAAGACTTAGATGTCATTACAGATAGACTTATTAATATTATTGATGACCCATCTGCAGTATTTGAATGTGAAGGTGCTATACAATTAGATGAATTTGGAATGAGTGCAAAATTAGTTGGATTCGCAGATTGCATATCAAATAAAGATATTATCGAAGTAAAATGCACAAGTGAACTTTCATTTGAACACCAATTACAACTAGTAGTATATGCATGGTTATTTAATCGTAACGGTACTACACGTGAATTAAAATTAGTAAATGCACTAACTGGAGAAGTTCAAATTGTTGTATGTAGTGACTACCACAAATTAATGAAATTGTTAACAAAAAATAAACAAAGAAACGATGAGATTAATATCGATGATGAAGCATTCATTGAAATGCATAATGATTAATTAGTAATTAGTAACTATGATTTTTTATAAAATTGAATACCTGTATCAATAATTATTGGTATCGTCATGTCTAAGTTAACTATTAGTGATGCTCGTGTGAAAGAACTTGAGAAAATTCTCAGTGAAATAGAAGTTGAACAACAATGTCCACTAACTATGACTATTTATACAGTCGAAGGTAAATCATTTAACATTTCGCCTTTTAGTAACAGGAATAAATTATTAGTAGATGCCGTTAACGATGCATATGCTGAAATCGCAGGTGTATACGAAACTCATGAAGATATTAAAGAAAAACTTCTAGCTTTACAAGAACAAGAAAAACAAAATAAGCTTGCTGATACGTGTAGAAGATGTGGAAAAAAATCATGCCCATATAGTGATTTCTGCAATGGTACGCATGCGATGCATATACTCCCTTGGAATAGTGTAGCAGTCCATAGTACATCAATAGGTACACTTTTTAGTGGTGGTAGAATGAGTATTTCATTTCCAGCTGCATACATTACACCTATAATTACTACTTCACCTCAATGGTAACTTCACCGGATGCATCACCCATACGTATAAGTTCAAATGTCACTGAATATTCATCAGCAATTAGTTCATAATACGATGAACTCGCGGTAGTTTTTTTCAAAACAAAATCTGTATATTTACGTTTTTTCAGTGCTTGAATTTTTCTTCGTAACTTAGGTATTACATGATTAAAATAACACATATTAGCATTTACAGCTTTAATAGTAACTGAACCGCTAACACATTTTACTATAATGTAATTAGTTCCGATAAGAATATCTTTGATAGTGAGATCCATATGTATGCTAAGTACTTATAAGTATATCAATTTTTTTATACATAATTATTTATATCGATGGCCTATTTTTATCATATAATGGATTATAATTAACATCGAGACCACAGTACGTCACTGGATATTTTTCATAATCTATTGACTCATATATGTTGCATAATACAGCCTCGCTTAATATAAATTTAAATACCGACCAGAATTGACTGTCGTGTCCCCATGATGGATTCGCAATATGTGATGATTCATGTAGCATTACGAACATTAACGTATTAATATCAACAAGTTTTTCAGGATTATCTTTATTTCTCAGACATATATACATTGCTGCACCCTTTGATAATGTGTAACTTGTCTCTGTGCCTATTTTAGTAGGATCATTTTCATAGAAGTTGTCCGGGTTATAATGGTTAAGTAAATTTTCGACACATATTTGTCGCAGCGAATATTGAAGCTTGTCGTTCATTGATTCATTTATTTGGTCGACACTATATTTGTTTTTTAAATGGCACATTAATTTCATTATCCTTTCATTAGCCCTCGACATTAACTTTGCGGCATCGGTGTCATTATCATAGTTTGATAAATTCCACTTACGACCATCGTCGATGACTTGAGTTCTAAATTGGTAACGGTATACAACTACTAGTATAGCCACTATCGATACTGCACCTATTAACTTATACATGGTATATATGTAAGTATAAAAAATGGTAATTACTTTATTAAGTGACTACCAACTACCAACTACTTATCAGTTGAAGTAATTAAGTGACTGAAATATTTCATAACAAATTCATACCTATCATTGCTGATGCAATGACAATTAGTGTGACTAGTACATTTATTATATGTAGGTTTATCAATACTTACACCGGCATCCAGTCCATTATCAATGATATGTCTAGCTAAAGATCCATTACATTGACGAATAGATTTTTTAACCATAAATTCACGTAGCTGATTATTGGTTTTTGCGATATTAACAATGTAGTCGCTGTAGTAATCTCTATTACATATCTTTTTTAGTGTACGATTATTGAATTCTACATCAAAATCCTTTATGAATTTATACATGTGCGATCCATCTAATTTCATTGCAATAGATACATTTTCATTATTGTCGAACTTAAACGAGTTACAAATACAATATAATGATTTATATTCACAATACATAGCTAGATGCCAAGCTACAATATAATGAAATGATCTATCAAAATTGTATGTAAGACAGTATCTAATAAAATGTTCATATTTACCACTATGTATTAATATCCATGCATGGTTTTTCACCTTGGATCTAAAATGAACCGCCATATTAAAGATAAGTGTAGATAATTGTAATCAAATAAATTCAATTTTTTATACTTAAACTTTATACTTACGTATATATATGTATGGAGAATCATTACTTAAAAAATCCTATAAAGGTACGAGTTCGTGATCCTATAGGACAAGTTGATTTAGCTAATTATGTATATTTAGGAGCAATACCTAAACAAATATCGGATGCTGTTCATCATAAAAATACTAAGGTACTTCGCGAATACTATGGGTCAAAACACGCTGACATAGTGCCAACTGAATTCGACCCTGGAAAACTAAGAGTTGTAACTGGTGGTGATGATGATTTTGATGATATTGAAGAATTACTTGAAGAATCGGTACCTGAAACCATCGGTGAAGCATTACCTGTTATAACACATGAAGGTCTACATTATGTCACAACTGTTCATATATATCCAGACGATAATATTACTGAAGTTAAGGAAAAAATATATCTGTCAACACATATACCTCCATATCGACAACATTTATTCTGGATTAATCGTGCTGGTATCATAGATAATCCATATGTGTTACGAACTAATTTCATATATGAAACTGATATTAACAGACTATCTACATACACCGACACAATATTAGGTATGCCTATTGATAAAACATTATATATGAACCGAGAGTCTATAAAGGTAGAATCAAATGATGATTTTACTCTATTAAATAATATATTAGGAAGTCATAATAATTATACATTATATGTAGTTGATTTAGCTGCATTTACTAGATCTAAACAGGTTCAATTGATTGATATTGTACGTGACGATGAATATCAACTTGAGTTACTTTATTATTCATTCATTATAAAATATTGGCCTCAACTTACCCTCGAAACATTTAAACAATATTTAATGAATGAATCCGATCTACCCCTCAAGTATCCAGAATTAGCTAAAGATAAGGACCATCTTAAATCAGTATACAGAGCAGAAAGTGATATCATTGATTTCGACTATAAATATTCAAGTAAACTTCGTGAACCTGTTACAAGCGCCATAGTTGCTATGACAACTGTTGTAACTGACGATAGTAATACTGTTCTTAACTTGAGAAATTTATTCGATTTATTAGAATGTAATAGTACATTAGTTGAAATACATGCTTATGTAAATACTAATGCAAACTCATATATGTTACGAAAACGTCATGTATCCATGAAGACTCCTATAGTATGGCCAAGTGGACCTTTACTAAGGGATGGACTTAATATTGCATGTAATACATCGTCACAAGCAGGTGTTCAAGTAATGTTTATTAGTATTAAATCTGATGGTAATTATTATATATCTAGTACATGGCACGAGGAGGATAATTTAGATTTCGACCAGATTAGGGTTAGGGTGGCAAAGGTTATAGATCCGATAATTACATTAATTAATAGTTATGGTAGATCGGTATTTGCCGAAGGTAAAGCATTGAAACCATTTATTAAACAAAATATTACTTATAAAGGATTATCCGCATGTATATTTTGGAAAAAGGTAATGATAGAGTCTGCTTTTAAACAAGTAAGAAATGCATTAGATCCATATACCAAAGCTAGGTTAATAATACCTCGTAATATATCTAATGACAAATTCGAATTCATGTGGAGGAAAGGCATGCATGAATTTGACATAGGTGTCATTGAGAGAATTCTCTCTGCAGCTAGTGGGTTAGCACTCAACAATTATTATTCTCATCTTAGTAATGCTGCAGTGCATCAAAAATGGCTACAAAATTATGATGGACGTATCGCGCGTATGCATCATCGCACCACTGATATTAAATTTGAGATAATTGATGTTCATCAAGATGAATTTAATATATTTAGACAGTACATCGAAATGTTTATACATCGTGCAGCTCAACTACCATCACTAAAAGCATCTCAACGTGATTATAAAGATGTCAAGAAGATTCGTAAATTGCGAGAGCAAGATCCTGAATTGTATAACACTAAAAAACATGGATCTGATCAACTATATTCTATAAAATGTCAAAATCCTAGACAACCTATGATTTATACAGCTGATGAACTTAAGTCTTTAAGTAAAGAAAAATCATCAAAATTAGTATCATATTGGAACTTTACTTTTAAAAGACCTGCGTATTATTCATGCCCTAACCCCGAATATCCGTATATGTCATTCTTAGTCGATATTCATCCTCGCGGTTATTGTCTCCCATGTTGCAGTAAGAAACCTCAATCGCAACAAGGTGTTAAAAAACAAGGTATTAGAGAAACATGCATGCGTCATCATGTATATAATGAAAAACTTACTGCAGAGATGAGTCGTCATATAGTAGGTTATGGAAAAGACGTGGATCCGGGACGTCTTTCCAATATAAATCAAGCATTAAAACAAGTATTTATACCTCCTGAACATATTTCAATGAGTATTGATGGTGAGACGCAATTAGTTACAGTTACAAAATCAAAGACACCGGCAGGTTATTATTTATGTGGTGTAAATCAAAATACAATTAGTACATCCGGTATTGGATTTATAAATTCTGTAGCACATGCATTAGGAACAGATACTCAATCAATGACTCGTGAATTACTAAGTGCAGTCAATGAGTCTACATATGAGCAGTTACTATCTGGTACTATTATAGAATATTGGGATACATATAAAGAATTCATTAATACTCTCACTGATACATTCATACATAATAAACCATTAGTAGATTCAGTATTTAATCGATGGCCCGAATTATTTAGTGACTTACTAATATTAATGAATGTTGCTGTAGTTGTATTTACAGAACGTGCTGATATGTATTGTGACCCTCATGTGGCATCTGCGCTAACATCATTATCACCAATTAGATATGTATTTATTAATAAACGAGATACTAAATATTATCCTATTTATCTAATAGCTCCAGATAGATATTTTAGTACTAGTGCTATTATTAAATCATGGTATACTCATGAGGATCTAATTGTAAAATCATGTTCCGACGCACTTAAGGTACATAATAATGGTGAACATTCTAAAGCAATGGACATTGATGCAGTAAAGAAATTCTGTGACACTAATACCAGCTATGTAATAACTAGTAAATTATTAAATATACATGGAGTATGTTATGCTGTAATTATTAATTCTAAATCGGGAAATGTTTACTGTCCAATAGAATATTCAATATATACATCTGATGGAATACCAATATCACATAAATTTAATCGCGACAACACTTACACATATAGTGCAGTCATAAAATTTGTAGCCTCATGGAATAAATTTGCATCCGAAAAATATCGATTGGTTAATCTAGATGCATTAAGAATATGTAGAACAAAACCTATGTCAGTAAGCTCTGGACATCTTCATTTCTATATAGGTAGCATTGACACTGACAATAAATTACCGATCATCGATATGAAATACGACTATGCGGATGTAAATAACTCGATATTATCTCGTGAAGGTCCCACTAATTCTAGTGAACATTCATCATTGCTTGCATCATCGTTATATCATAATTATTTATATCAACTATTCTTGATAGAATTTATGAATTATGTGGAAAGTGAACGTAATTTACCATTAAGAAAACAATTATTGACAATCGTAAATTCACATGATATTAAACAACGTAATGAAATTATGGTGAAAATTAAAATTCTTCTTGTGGATTATCCTGATGATATAGCATGGTTAGATGCAAAATCAGCCCGTGCCGCATATTCGCTAAATAAGAAAGCATTTATAGAAGATATTGAATCGCATGCATTTATATTCGATAAAATTACAATCAATAAATTAAAGTCACTTAGTGATAGTGAAATGGTAACGGAATTAAAATCTATAGCTAATGAATTTACAGTCCAAGGAGTAGCTAATATAAAAAATTTCCCGAATATTTACGAACCTTGTAAATCGACGCACGATAGTATTCAATATTGTAGTAAACGAAAATTAATCATTGATCAGCCAATCGATGATTTAGTATCGCTGCTAATGTCAGATCTAAAAAATGAACTTAAATCAAAATTCCTTCTAGATACAATATGGTATGATACTATCGTAAATTATTTTGACTTTATTAGAAGGCCAAATGAATCAATTGATATATATAAAATGTAATTAGTATTTAACTAACTTCAACTCAATGACGCTCTCTAGATTTTTTTCCTTGATATATTCGTTTAATACAGTTAATGATGAACCATCACGAGTCACTTTAACTTTTGTGAATAAGTCAATTAGGTCCGTGACATCCATTTTGTCAAGATTTTTTAATGTAAATTTAAGTGAATAATTCTGAGTTTGGTTTATAAATATCACCTGTGTCGATGACGCTCCCAAAGTTACATTCTGGTCGCTCGATTTAAGTTGGGCCAGAATTGGAGATCCACCTAAGTATGCAGTCACATCAGTAAAATACGATAAATTATTAAATAGATGAAATTTAAGTAATATAAATTTACGTAACGATCCATTATTAAGCATAAGTCCATATTCATGGTTCCAGTGATTAGACTCACTCAAACTTAATTTGCTATAATTGATAATAGGGGTGATACTATCAATTAACTTATTAATAATAACTTGAGGTAATGTGAAATCTGACATAATTGCAGGAGTAATGATATGACAAAAATAAATTCAATTTTTATAATCTAGTACTTAATAGTCTCCACACGTACATGATCAGACCATTTCTTTTCACTAATATAGTAGAGTAATTTTTCAAGATAGCCATGTTCTTTTATTAATTCAAGAGTTTTTTCAAATAGATCGAGTAGCTCAAATGTGTCAATATTTTCTACATTTGCAATAGACATTTTAATCGATAAGTTGGTATAATGTCTAATGAATACCATTCTATTCGGCGATGCGTGAATAGAATCTGTTGCATTATGGTATCTTTTCCTAACAATTACCACTGCATCAGGCGAATATGAATCCATAGATTTAACGAAGTTTCCGCATAATACTTCAGAATTAATAAGACATAACTTCTCCATGACGCCATTTTTGGACATGATTTTATAGTCATGATTCCAATTATTTTTTTCGCATGCAGGCATATCTTTTACAGAAATGTCTGGCATCAATGTTGCGATGTATTTCTTGATTAGCTTATTAATTTTATCTAGATTGTCGGACATGGTGAGGGTCAGATACAATAATAAGTATAAATTCAATTTTTTCTCCACGTGCTTTCAGGAATGTAATTGATGATAAAAAAAATAATTCATAGTGATTCGATAGTAATTGCATCATTTTTAGTGAGTAGTTTTAATAAATGAACTAGCGGTTCATTACAATTATATTCAGACTTCACACTAATATCATAATGAGGAAGTGTAATGCGATTATCGTTAATATCAAATTGCAATTCATCTACTTTATTACGACATAGTATAATCGGAATATTTCCACATACTGACTTAATTTCATTATACCAATTGCAGACGTGATCAAATGATAATGAATTTTCTGCATCATACATGATAATTGCAGCACTGGCTCCACTATAGTATCCTTGACGCATAGATGAGAATTTTTCCTGGCCTGCACAATCCCACATATTAAATGTAAATTCTCCAATCGAAGTATTTAGATGTAAATCTCGAATATATACGCCGACAGTAGGTAGATATTTTCTTTCAAAATCACCAGTAAGGTGTCTACGTATATATGTAGTTTTTCCAACTCCTCCATCACCTACTAGTATAATTTTATATGATTCTGCATATATAGATTTCTATGTGGAAACACTGTTATCGCAGATATTATAATTAGACATCAACTTGTTAATAAGTTCTGTGTAAGCTGTGATGAGAATAACTATTAAAAAAAATAAATTCAAATTTTTAATACTTGGTGATCTTCACGGATACATGCTCGGATAATTTTTTCTTATTGATGTATTCTTCCAGTGACTTAGAAGTACTAGTAGGAAAATGCATAGTCGATGTATTTTCCTTGAATAGATCAATCAATACAAATGCATCGATGCATTTTGCATTCGTAATAGTCATTTTAATTAACTTGCTAGGATACCGTCTAGTAAGTACAATACTATCAGGTGACGCATAAATTGTATGCGTTGAATTAGCGAAATTAGCTGTAGCAATTAACACAGCATCGGGTGAATATGAATTCATTGATGTATTGAATTTAAAATTGCCAATTTCAGAGACAATGAGACATACTCTCTCCATGACACCATTTTCACACATGACTTTATAATCATGATGCCAATTAGTTCTTTCTAATACTGACATATCGTCCACATCAATTTTAGGCCTCAATGCCTCGATATACCTTTTAGCTAAAAATGTAATTTTTTCTAAGCTACTATCCATGGGAGAGATCAGATACAGTAGGTCATACAAATTCAATTTTTTACTAAAATTGAATCTAATTACTAGTAGATAATTTAACCATGGACTTTGATATTTTAGATAATATTGAGTCTAGTTCAGAGTCATCTGATGAAGAAATTATAGAGGAACTAGATAATAATGAACCTGAAGATCTGGTAGAATTAGAGAACTTAATAGATCCGATTATATATAATAAATGTATAAATACAGTTATTAATCCAGAATCGGTATTATTTACCGAACCAAAAAATACGACTAATACAATAAAAGGTTCATTAAGTAATATATTATTCCATGAGGAAAATCTGATCAAAAACGTTGTCCCTGATGAAATAGTAACTGAATACCATTGTAATTTTGGTAAAGTTACACATTGGTCGTATAAACCATATACAAAAGTGAAAAAGACTAATCGAGGTCGTAAGAGAAAGCCAAAGGTGAAGAAAAATAGAAAACAGCAAGGTAATGGTACTGATTTGAATTCTCAAATTACTATGATTATTAGATCAATTGAATCACGATTATCTAATATTGATCTACCTAGAGATGCTGATGGTAATCTTATACAAGATCCGCAATACCCTCAAGGTATCGATCCGGAGAAATTACTACTTCTCCCTAATGTCGTATTGAAACCTAAAATATTTCGTAATGGTAAAATTCAAATACCTGGATTACACTTAAAAGATTTACCAGATATTGCTGAGATTATGAAGTCGCGATTACGACTGCATTTTCCAGAATGCGAATGGCAGTTCATGAATTTAGTAATGAGTAATTATCGATGGAGAGTAAAAATGCCTGATACCGCATTTATTAATATGAAGATGTTAGCTGAAATTATCGCCAGATGCGTACAAGCCGATCGTACTGGAGATCCTATATTATTAGCTGAATTCGAATCGTGTGAAAATAGACCAAAATTATTTGACTCAAAGACAAAAAGAGAAAATGCTACCCTAAGTATTAAATTTAGGGCTCGAACTAGAGAATTAAAAACAGTATTATTAAATATATTCCGCAAAGGTAAGACCAATGTACAAGGTATATATGATGTATCATTGACAGTGCGTATATGGAAATTTATGCACTGGATCTTTGAAAATTATCCAGTATTATGTTATCAAAATAATGAACCTGCGCCATATGATAATGTCGATAATACTGACACACCATTTGTACCTCATCAGTTCTTATAAGTAATTTATCTTTTTTTTTAAATTTGATTGCTGAAAAATATATTCAATAGATTATCAATGGATCCTAGTAATACGCTGTGGTGGAACTTGTCGGCCAATTATTCGGCCAAAGTAAACCCTAAGTTTAGGCAATTACTACGCAATATCACATATTTTGCATCATTGTCGGCTAGCTATAATGTAAAATTTTATGGTGAATGTCTCGTCAGATTAATGGATAATCAAAAATTATGTTATTATGTATTAATGAATATAAACGAAGACATTCATAAATATCACCGCGATGAATTTAATTCGGTAATGAAACAACTACGTATATCATGTATGACTGACGATTATTTATGTGAGAGACATATTAATATATTAGATCAATACTTAATCAAATGGTCGGAAAAAATAATTATTAACTATAATAAATTACAATAGTGAACTTCATATACCGCATGTTTAAATTTAGATAGATCTTCATGTACATCTGTAGTGGTTAACTTATCTAATGATGATTTACACTTATCGATCTGCTTATTTATCTTGACAATCTCTTCTTCATATGCTTTAATCTCTTGTTCATAATATCTGATTTCTTCCTCCGACATATACCTGTGAATATTTGTATATCATTAAATTCAATTTTTAATATCATTACTTACCCTAACTATAATAAAATACAATAACAATATGTTATTTCTTTTGGTTTTTTGACGAATGTTGGACCAGGCCACGACCCGGCTATTTCAGCACGTGATGCTATAGGTAAATTTTCTCCCGAAGTACTATATGAATACATGTAACTAGATGGAACTTTAGGACCATGACCATAACTACAAATATTAGATGGACCTACATACTCCCAATGTGTATCGTTATCAAGTAAATTTTCACTTTCCATTATGATTCTTAATATATCAGATATATTTTTGTGTTCATATGATTATTATTACTTCAGATGGCAGATACCGACTATGATATAGTAGTTGAAGAAAAAAGTGGACTTCATAATCTCGCTGGTGCGGCTGCATCAAAACTTCAATGGAAATTATTTGGATTTATGTTTATTGTATTTATGTTTGTAAATTCAGATGTATTTATCAGTAGAGTATTATCAAAAATCGATGGCGCGACTGATTTTAAAGATGTGACATCATATGGTACCACATTGCAAGGACTACTACTTGTTCTTGCGTGTATAATGTTTGATGTATTGGTCAAATATAATATTGTCTAGACGTATAAAAAATAAAACTAATCAACTAATGAAAGTCTCTTTGCAATGGAAGAGCGATCGGTAAATCTCTTCCATTGATGTACTGTATCTCCATATGATACGATTAATGTATGATTATCAATTACAAATTTAGCTAATTGAGTTATGTTACAATCATTGGCATGATATTTACAAATATCTCCATAACACATATACGTTCCTACATGCAAGTACTCAGCATTTTTGTTTTCATCTAATTCGATGCTGAATATATGGCCGTTGTCATTATTGATATCAATATTAGGGACATCAATATCAATATATATAATTCCTTGTTCCTTTCTATATGTAATTTGTGGATTGCATAATAAATATTTAATTTCATCCGGAAGATTGTTATCAGCTATAAATTTTCTAGTACTTATTGGCAAATTTTGTATAGCAATAATTGCATCAATTTTTTCATTAATTTTATCACGTTCATCAACAAGTGCTCGTAATTCGGAGTCCATATACGATTGTATGGTTGTCAATAATCGATAAAAAATAAATTCAAATTTTTATTTCCCTATTTTTGGTGTAAATGACTTATCAATGCTGTAGCGTTTTGTGATAGAATTCCAGTTTGCCATAGTGTTAGTATAATTTATTAGTGATGGTGCATGTGATAATGCAAATTCTATTAGATCGCATAAATCACAATCAGGCACATACCATGTACATATATTATCATCGTTAAATAGCATGCGAATATGTAAGTATTTTGCATGGCCGCTATCAAACTCAATTGCACATACGTATTTATCACTGCAGTCTATTTCTACACATTTATTACGATATCTTGCAGTTGGAAACTCCGTGAATATTGATTTAATTTCATCAGGTAAATTGTTATCAACTATGAACTTTTTAACCGACTCGGGTAACGATTTTTGTGGTGTTAGCTTAGCAATTGCTTTATTAATGCTATCACGCGCATCAATAAGTACTTGTAATTCAGAGTCCATGTGAGATAGCGGGGTTAATAATTACTTCTATATAAATTCAAATTTTTATTCATCGTCGATGTCTTCCTCTTCCTCTCGTTGCTTTTCTCTGCTGTATAATACCATACTAGGTATAAATTCTATTAAGAATCTCCATGCAGGTGATATGTTATTATCCTTCATAAATCCATTAACAAGACGTCCTGTTTCATTTCTCATACGACGAAGTTTAACATTTACATGGCTAGAATATCCTTTAAGATTAGGTTTTTTTCCTAAATATTGTTTTTTACCATCGAATACTTCCTCTAATCCGGCTGCTGCAAATAAGAATAATTCTTCGGCTAAGAAACAGTATCTATTATGGTCGAGTTTGTATTGAAGAATTCTTAATGTATTTTCAACTTCGCTAAATGAAGATTTTGTACTAACTTCGGGTATTCTAGATATGTCAACTGCATCTTCAAGTAGCGCCGTTCTTAAGTCATCAATTTGTGCAAGCATATTACACTTAGTATCTTCTTGTTTTTCAGATTCAAAGTCAATATCATTATTTTCATAACCAAGCACTGCATCAATTTGAGCTTTTCTTCGCTGTTCTTGTGTCCGTTGATTTAATACTGGATCTTCTACTTCTTCAGTATCTTCATCGACATCATCGATATCGTCATCATTGTCTGTTTCAGTATTTTCTTTATGAGTGTAAAATGGATCATCCTCATCATCCTCAGTCGTATTAGGCTTGGTAAGTGGAGGTCTTACCGTCTTCTTAACAACAGGGTCTGGTTTAGTCTCTTTGGTATCTTTAGGTTTATTACCAAAACCATCAATACCTATTTGGGCAGCATATGAACTTAGTTCAGCATCAAGTTTATCTTGGGGTTCGGGTTCAAGTGGTTTAGAAATATAACCGCCGTTAATCATAGAATGTTCTAATTCTTTTAAGTTTACTCCCGGTTTAATGACATCCGGGTTTAAAATAGCATGTAATCCTGATATTGAATATGATGAGCCTGTAGCCATTATTAATTAGACCAATATATATGTGTTAATATACTTTTTAATATCAATTAGTGGAATATTAAAATCGAATAATGTCATACTATGTATCTTATGATGCAGCCGACAGGACATTAGCAAAATGTTTTATAAAAATTAATAATTATGAACAATGTATCGCGCAAGCATATGCACGACTTATAAATTTTGCTATTATATACGAAGGTTGTACCATCGATGATAAATTTATCGACGAATTTATATCATGTATACGAAAAGTTAAATGCGATCTCCAATTTATAAAATTTTACGATTACAGTGTCGATGACATCATTGGAAAAAATTTGTCATTGAGTAACGATCTCGAACGATCACAGTTATTGATAAAATATTTAAACAAATCTAAAGTCTCGATTGATAATTTATCTGTGTATAAAACTCAAGGATTAAAAGTATTAATCGAACAACAACCACCTATTAATGCAAAATCACCACTTATTGCTCATTGCCTAACGACATATTATTTATGTGGCGGTCATGATGTTGTACATGTCACCGCTACTAATAAAAATAAAATTACTATACATAAATCATTTAGCGAATATCTAGAAAATGAATTATCAAAAATAGGTCCTGTCGTAGGGTTAAAATTAAAGACTGCACGTAGGGTAGCCAAATATAATGCTAGAAAAAAACATTCAAAAGAAACTTTTGAAGAATTCTGCAATTGCTTTGGGTATCAATACATCATAAAGTCATGTAGTAGATCAGTACTTGATGACCTCGCTGACTCCTTCATGCAAGCTATCGCTTACCATTATGGATACTAATTCTTAAGTAAATGACGAATTTTTTATATCTGATATGTCGTTGTCTTTTCATATACTACATCACATTCGAGGTAGTCTATACATATCTATTTTATAATTCTATATCTAGCATATTATCGCATCGTGAATCGTATTCCTCTCTAGTAATTCCACCTGGTCCACAGTATATCTTCATGATAAATTTAGGTTCACTAGATGCAAATTTTATAACTTGTTTAGTTTTTTCAGTATTGAACTTACTAGCAAATTTACATAGTAGCGACGATGCATCGGATCGTAAATGTACAGGCATATAATGATCTATATATGATTGTACACATCTCCATCTACAAAAGTTACCATTAGGTCTACATATGTCTACGCCATCTTCTACTTTAGGGTCGCTAGGCATAAATTTTGGGTAGCCTGTGACTTTACCATCACATGTCCAACATAGTAAATTTGTAGATTTAGGCCATGATTCTACTCCACGAAATATAGTAGGTAATTCCATATATGTGTCATCAGGGTCAAATTCAACACGCTCAATTTTTACCTCAAATTCTGAAGGACTCAACCCCTTGATGAGTAATAAATTTGATCTCGTGATTCTAGGTATCATGATGAGTAATTATTAAGTAATGAGTAATTAATTAATTGCGAGTAATTTAATTGACAAATTATGTGCATATAGTATATCGAATATATTTATGTCATTCAATCATTTTTACGATGCGGACATGGCTGCATATGGTATCACTAATAGTGCTCCAAATAATTTAGCTGCATATAAAACACCGTCACAATCGTCACAGCCACATGAACATATGCAGTCACAGGAATCAACATGGGCCCCTAAAAGTAATCAATGTCCGAATAAAAAAGAGAATGACGAACACATTAAAGTGTTTTTATTTATAATGATAATTGCATTTGTGGTTTATACATATGTTAGTATGTTACTGAAGGTCACGACGCTAACTGAACGTGTTAATGCGTTACAATCTCAACCACGATAAATCTTAATCAAATACTTTGTGAAATTTTACGTAACTAGGTATGACTATAGTATCTAATACACCATCTACGACTACATCACAGCCCCATATTAATGTATGTAATGATTTTGGTAATTCTTTCGCCACATCCTCTAAACTATATGGGTACCTCATATCTAATACTTCTAAATTAGGTGGTAAAACACATACATCTACAAAATCACATGAATCTTCGCACCTAACTTTTAGTTTTTTAATATGGCTGGGTAGTAATGATAATATATCTGTGTCATTAACTTCTAAGAATAAATCATAAGGTGTTGAAGCATATATTTCTACTTCAGTAACCCATTCAGGTATTGACTTCAACTGCATTGATACATATTCGAATAACAGTTGATAGTTAAATCCCACACATTCATAGTCACTACGAGTGCCTAATTTAATGTAATTATTGCCGTTTCATATAATATTTTTAGTTGAAAACCTCCGTAGTCCATATGAAAATTAAAGATATATACATAATTATATATACTTAATATGTAATGTCATCTAGAACTACAGCTAGTAATCTTCGAACACGATCTAATAGAAGTGCAATTGCAGATATAATAAAAACTCATACTAGATTAATTGATATAAAAATAGAAAATGCCCATGCTAAAGGCCGTGACATGATTAAATATGAATTACCCACTACATTTAGCCTTCCGAACATGGACAAAGTTGATCAGCAACTACTCGTATATAGTGAACTTATAAAATTATATTCTGATAATGAACCGGATGGTCGCGGCATGAATGTAACATATGAAGTTATCGATGATGACACACGTGTACATATATTAAAAATATCATGGCTCAACGGTATGTCCGATAATGAAAGATCGAAGAGAAAAGAAATTTTAAAAAATGCGAAGCGATGATTAGCAATCAATGATCAATAGTTGCATCCGCTAGTATATTACATATTTTTGTAGTAGGAATTGATTTTTTCTTTATCGATTTTAATTCTGATTTATTGACCCATTCATGGCCTATAATTTCTCTGCCATCAGTAGTAATTTTAATATCTTTGCATACAATCGCTACAAAGTATATCATTAATTCTTTACATTTATTCCTATGAAAGTGGAATATGTTAGGTAATACTAATTTACTATCGATACATATGTTGGTCTCTTCAAATAATTCCCTCACCGCAGTATCATATGCAGACTTATCGTTAATATCTCTAGATCCTTTAGGAAAGCCTGTATTACCCGTAAATTGATGTACGACAAGCACTTCATTATACTCATTTATTAAAATAAATCCTGATTTATAGTCTATATTGCCGTAATATTTTTCTAAAGTATCATAATTTGTATTTACAAATGGCACAGCCATATCATTAATTGCGATATTTTCCCATAAATGCATGTCAGATATATATTACATGTACAATTCAAATTTTAATTTTCAAGAAAGTATGTAGTATATATCCATGTAATAGTTAGGATGATAGCTGCAGTAGATGATCCATAATTATCAATAGTCGACCCCACAGGGGCGGTAAAATATATTACTAAAGTGATGACTATCCAAATGCCGAGTGCTGATGTGAAATTTAATCTCTTCATCATACATACTTACATGTAATAAAAAATTGATTACAAAATATAAGAAAAATTTTACAGTTGATGGACGAATCATATTCTGATAATATATGCGAGTCTCCGGTGCCGGAGACTGAGTCGCTACATGATTTGACCGACACATGTGCCAGTACTACATTAGAGGAGGTTATGCGAGGACTTTTCCCTGAAAAATCATCTTTGAGACCAATGTTTAGACGGCCCGATTTAACCATCAAGGATATAATTGACGAAATTGGTATGTACCACATTAATGAATATCATGTCCATAATTTCATGATTAATCATTGTAATCTTGGTATAATTGCATGCGTAATTAGTCAGTATAGATGGAAAACTGATGACCTACACGCATGTATTAAAAGTCATCCGGCGTTGTTAAATGCATTTAACAACAATGAATTATATAAATTATTACTACTCATTGATACATTAAGTGCCCACTTAAGCACTCATCTTAAGTATATAATATTAAGAATAGCCAATGATCCATATAAACTTATCGAACAATTGCGCGACTATGTTTACGATTTTAGACCCATGCTAGTTGATATTTATAATGATCCAGCTGTCAGACTTAGCATGCCATCGCAATTTAACCCCCATGAACTCGATTTAATTATATCAAATATGACAATGATAGATAATAAATTATTGCACGAATAATTTACCTTATATTTAGTCTTATATTTTTTACCTTATATTTAGCCTTATATTTTTCATTAGAAATCTACATATGTAATTATATTACACAATGAGTGCATATGCAATACCGGGTGTGCCTTATAGCGTGAGCACAATATCGTCCCCCACTGGTAAATTAATAATTGGTAATGATACTCAAATTTCCGGTAACCTATCTGTGATCGGTACTACAACTACTATAAATACTGCGCAAATGTTAGTGATGGATAATGCTATATCACTAAATAATGGTTATACATCGACCACGACAAAGGCATGTGGCATCGTATCAAATTATTCTGCTACAGCTACAACGGCAAATATAGCATCTGGAGGTTTTACTGCAGGAGTTGCTGGCGTATCAAACCCCACAGTTTCAATATCAGCTGATGTATTTGCAGCCGGTGATATTATTCAAATTAGTGGAGCTAATAATATAGCGAATAATGGAACATTTGAAGTTCATTCCGATGTTGCAGGTGTATTAACTATCCGAGGTATCGGTACTACAGGACTTACATACGATTTATTACAGAATCAATTTGTCACTGATACAACAATCGCGGGTGTAATATACAAAATTAATACTAACAGTATTTATATCAATGGAACTAATACTATACAATTAGTCGGTGCTAACACAGGTTCTATGGTATCAAAAACATTATCAGGCGTCACCGCCGCTACAACTGCAAATACTATTGCATCGTTTTCTGACACTTCTGGAACATTATCTTCACCTACAACTACAACTGCCGCTACATTAGCTAGACCTATATCAGTAACTGCAGGTAATACTGGAACTGCTGCATCATTTAGCACATCAAATACAAATTGTTTTGTAACAATAAGTACAACTGGTACAAGTACAAATCGCGGTGCAATTACATTTGGAAGAGCAGCTGTAGGTCAGTGGACTATAGGTTCAGATAAAGATAATACAAACTCCAACAACTTTTTCGTATTTTATTCAGGTGCACAAGCATTAATTATTAATGGAACCAATCAATTAATTACCGCATCATACGGTTTTACTAGCGCTAGATACGATATATCTGTAGTCGCTGCTAATCCAGGCGGAACAACTACATTATGGTCAAATAGTGGCGATTCGAATAGATTATATCAAGGAGCTAATCGTCTAGCATATGCTAGTGAAATTGTTGCAGGTGGTATTGCGGCAGTGTCACCAGTTGTTGACTCAATGGTAGTATTTAGTGATGCTTCGCCCGGTAATGTAAAAAGTCCAACGGCTACTGTAACAACGACGCAGTCACTAATTATGTCTAAAACAACAACTACTACTGATACTTTATTAACTATAAAACGTATAGGTACTAATACAACTGGTATAACAACACAAGTTATACCTGCATCAGATATAAATAATGTATACTTTAATGGTTATCAAGACGCATCCACTGGTATCAATTATTATGTAGCTGGTAAGACTCGTTGGGGAATTATTAATGACTGCAGCGGTGCTAATGATTTGTTAAAAATAGAAAGAATGTCAGCTGGAGTTGCAACAACTCCTATGTTGATTAATGCAAGTGATTCATATGTCCAACTGAATGCTGGAGCGATAGTAACCCCATCCGCAAATAGCACAGCAGGATGTCTAATTATAGGCCAACCTCCTAGTGCAGGTTCATTAGGTACTTTAGTAATTCAGTCGATGACGAGTCCGTATGTGGGAATGACATTCTTAGGATTCAATGGATATTTCCCGGGTTCTGAAAATAGAATTAATGCTACGAAAAATCGTTGGAGATTCGGAGTAGATCAACGAGCTGCAACCGATTCGATGTTCATTGATACATGGAATGGTACAACTTCGACTAGTGTCATGACATGTAATACTAATGGAATTATAACTGGAAATGTTGGAATGGCAACAGTACGATATGATATATCTGATTCAGCATCAGTAAATCCAGGAGGAGCTGCTACAATGTGGAAGTTATTAGGAGAAGCTAGACCTAGATTTAGTAATTTAGGAAACTACTTATTTAGCGGAACTACAGTCACAACTACTAATAGATGGACACAAATAACAGTTCCAGCCGGAGCTAAATTTCTGAAAGTTACAATTATCGGAGGTGGCGGAGGCGGTGGTAGCACAAATTATACCGGAGCTAATGGTGGAGGTTCATCTGGAGGAGGCTCCGGGGCAAGATATACAGGAGTATATTTAATTGACAGTACTTGTACATACTGGGTATATGTAGGTGCTGGAGGCGCAGGAGGTACTACTGCATCCCCCGCTGGCGTAAATGGAAGAGCCACATATTTTCATATTGATACTACATTTGAACATACTGTATGGGGATTATTTAACTTTCCATTTGCTCCAAACGATTTTGGAAACACTACATATCAAAGATACACAGCTGTTGTTTTAGGAGGAACCGGCGGTGGAATGACCTCAATACAACCATTCGGGGCCGGAGGTGGAAATGGAGGTAGTATGTATCCACTTACTACTGCAGCAAACCCCGCTAATACCACTGGTACTAACAAAGGTGCACAGGGTAATTTTGGCACTGTCCCAGGTCAAGGAGCTAGTGGAGGTAGTGTAAATGTCGGCACTGGCGGCCCTGGTGGTATAGGTGGATTAGGCTATCAAGGAGGAGGTGATGGCGGAGGAGGTGGCGGCTATGGATCAGCAACATCTCCTTATTGGTATGGCGGTGCAACACCCTCGACATCTAATGTATTTGAATATAATCCTGGTGGTGGTGCATCAGGTACAAATACTGGCACATCAGGCTGGGGCGGCTTTGGTGGCGGCGTCGGTGGAGGTATAGGCGCTAATATGACTTATCCTACATTAGGTACTGTAACTGCAGCGAAATCAGGCACATCTCCAGGAGCCGGAGGAGGAGGTTCATTTGGATCGAACTCCGCCCCTTATAATGGTGTAAGTATGAGCGGAGGTGCAGGTGCAAATGGAGTAGCTTATATTCAATTTGTGTAAAATTGAAAAATAACTACTCTAATTATTCCACACTCAATTACATACCATCACCGTCATAATGAACGGATTACGTGTGTTGATGACACTCGTTGTTGTAGTTCTTCCAGTTGCGTTAATCGAGATTGCACTCACTGTTCCATTTGCATACTACAATAGAAAAGCTTTAGATACATGCCATTGTGTCAATGATATGACAATGTGTATGGTCGATAATATCAACTACATATATCCAAAGTGTGAGTCTACTCTCTTGTTTAATAATGTCAGAAAAAATTTGGAGTATGTCATCATTGCTGATTTGAAATATTACCTCATAATCAATTTCTGTAGCATACTGTCGTTCCTTACTATACTATCTCTTATTCCTCTCAGCAAGTTTTGCATGTATTTGATATTTAAGCAACGATATGTGGAGCTTGAAAATGAACTTGATGTATTAAATGTATAAAAAATATTTTTTTACTCTGTATTAGAATCTAATGATTCCGAAGAAATACACGATAATGAATAACTGAAATTATTAGATCTTCGTTCGTATTTACTAACTGAATATTCAGACATATGTCTGATCGTCATACTACCATGATTTTTCAAGAAGTCATATATACATTCTAGAGTATTTTCTTGACCACAACTACGTTCAAGCATTTTACACATATCTTTGAATTTAATACGTCCATCGTAAAAATCTCTAGGATTGAAACTTAAATATTTAAGTTTCCTATTGAAATTACGCTCTGCGGCGTTTGAATTACCCATGATGGCTAATTATATGCGATGTAAATTCAATTTTTATTATACAAAAAAACAATACCTATAATCTATGGTCTAACTCCTGGGAGTATAAATTTTACTTTGAACAAAGTCTCGATTCCTAGATTCATATGCGTATAGCGCCGACTCGACAAATTCATACATGTATTCGCTACCATCCCATTTAGTTTTTAGAAATTTATAAATTTCCTCGATGGTATCTGGTCTACCTACATGATGTCCAGTAAGCATGTCACATGCATGCTTAAGACTGATTTTACCCTTACGGGCATCATTAGGTGTATATGATAGATATTTGGAATATTTATTCCCCATAGTGACTAATTAATTAAGACAGTAAATTCAATTTTGTAAAAAATATTATTTAGCGAAGAGTCGTTTAATATAATTAATTACACTCGATTGACTATCTTGATTGGACTTAGGCCATGTCTTAATATCGACGGTGTTACCCCTGCGCATAATCATGTTAATAGCTGTCGGATCCATTTATGCGTATGTGTGTATGTACTAATAATTGTCTATACATATTCAATTTTTTTATTTACTTAGTTATTCATTAGTCGTACAATGCTTTATAGTGTAGAAGTGATGGTCTGACACATGATGGTTGATACCTATAAGTCTCATTGCATGGTAAATCCAATTGCTGACACAATTGTACACTACATGTATTTGATATATAATCGCGAATATTAGTTAATATAATAAATTTATTATGCTTACGTGCAAATTCATGTAGCGAATATATTTCATATTCATCCATCGATTCCATATTAGATGCGAAAAATTCTAATGTATGGATGCTTAAATTTTTCTCCATTTAATATTAACCTCGACAGATAATGTCAGTAGACCAATTTAATTTACATATTATACATGTATGGCATACTAAGTTGAGAGAATATTTAGAATGTATGAAAGATGTCAATGATACATTTAGTTATCTATATAAAGTCGTTCGGGATTGTAAACTTGACCCTGATGAATATTATCATTATATCGAATGTAATATAGATGCTATAAAATATTTACGTAATACTCAGTGCACTCCATATACGCCATATAAATATATGTGTGCAATGCATATTGCTCATGTACAAGTATTACTCAATACCGATCATACCAAATATAAGGATTTAAAAGATAAATTTGTATCTATCTAGTTAGTAAAAATTGAATATATATTTATCAATTATTAGTACACTTGTACACAAATGGTTCAATCATTATATATAAAAAATATTTTTTACTTACTCGCCAAATCTTACTCCAGATTCGATCATCAATCCGTGAACTTCATTGCGCATACTTTCGATTGTATTGATCTCACTCGGTTTTCTAAGATACAATTGTTTAGCAATTCTGAGAACTACACGAGCATATTCCTTAATTAAGATGGCATCTTTTTCATGGCCAATTGCGTCTCTTAGATATCTCAGTGCGACAATATACACTTTGGCAACCGCGTGATATTCATCAAAATATTCATCGGATGTAAATGGCTCAAACGTGTCAGTGTATTGAGCCTCCTGGTATTGAAATCCAGGTTCATATTCGACGTCAATGAACCAATGGAATGGCCGCGGTTCGAATTCAGTGTGTCTATCAAACCATTTACTTGGATGTTCGCGAACAATATGTCCGTTGGCATCGTCAAAATCATTAAGCCAGTCAAACTCATCATCGAATGGATTGAGAATACTTTTAATTTGAACAAATCCACTCATGACTATATAAATAGTGGCGAATGGAGCTAATTATTACAAAGTAATGTTTCAATTTTTTAATTATACTTGCTACGATCTGTATCAGTAGGTGTATATACCAGCCCAGATTCAGGCCCGGCTAATTCACATATTTTTTTGAATATATGATCATTTTTAATTGTAGTTTTACGTTGTTGTATATGTATAAATTTTACTAATCGTAATTTTTCTTTATTATCTTTGAAGTCAACTTCAATAATTCTTCGAATTAAATCAGGATAATATGACTTATATTGTGTACCAGACGGAGCCGCTTGAGCATAAAGTTGGACAGCTTTATCAAACTTAATAGATATTTTGCGATCCTCGTCATAATCAAGTGTAGGAGCTTCTGGTCCGCCGACAACCTTAATGAGTTTAGTCGAATGATCATTCCACGACGTCATATTGACTGCTGGATCTGCAAGAATTTTTCTCATTAACTCACAGTTTAAATCTTGTTTATATATTTTATCTCGGGCGATTACTGCCTCAATAGCTGCGATTTTTTCCGAATCAAATTCTTTAGCTTCTATACCTTGTATACGATCCATCCAAAATCTATAATGACGTTGGGTTATATTTGAAGTTGCCCTTGTCTTCATACCTTCTTGAGTATATATTTGATCATTTCTAAATACAGCACCACCTATATGAACACATTGACCACAGCTCGGGCATTGATATTCCGATATTTCTTCTATTAAATCCATTTTTATCGAACATACATCGCATACATCATATTTGACAACACTAGTTGACGCAAATAATTCCATTTCCGATACAAGTTCTATCGATCTTATTAATTCATCGAGGGAATCTTTGATTTTCGTCTTTAAATTTCCAGTATCGTAGGCGTGCATAATAAATGATATTATACCACTAGATACACTTTGTATTTTCATATCATAATTTTCCCTTGATAACACTTGAGTATATCCACATAGATCATTATATCCACTATAATATCCAAGTAATGATTCTACCGAATTTAAATTGAATTCTCCGAGAATTTTTGCTAAATCATTTTTACATGTCGATAGGTAGTTACCAAACTTTGGGCCTAATAATACTACAACTTCGTCACATATCGTAATTAATTTTGATATTTTTGTATGTATGGTGCTTGATATTGACTCAACAGTTGTCATTATGTATATGTAAGTATGTAAGTATGTATTTTTATATCGAATACATAATACGAGTAGGTATTTATGTACATGACATGATGACCCGCGAAAATATTTTATCTGCGATTACGTGTTAAAGTATACATACACTGATTAATATTAATTACCTAACCATGTTCACTGGAGATAATATGCGTGATATGCTCAATAAAATTGTGTCAGATCCTACTTCGGTCGACACGATGGAGGCTGATGAAGTAGCGGCAGTGCGAAAACATATTGATCCTCTTGGAGTTATTCATGAACCTTCCGATAAAAAATCATATGCAAATGTATCTATCATTAATTATCGTGAACAATATTTAACAAAACTACTTATGACTGCACTTGTAGGTTACCTGCATCGTACCGCTAGTGAGCATCGTAATGTACCAGAGGAAGAATTATCTGAATCTGTAAAAGCAGTCCCAGTTGCAGTGCGCGAGGAGATCATTCAATCGTTCTTAGGTCGTAACTTTGAATTTAATCCTGAATTACATATTCGTGGAGCTCATACTGAAAATACAAAGGATCCTGAACGTAAACCTAAGTCGGTACCTACTAGTAATCAAGTCGATCAAAAGATTCGTTCTAAATCTGATCAAACATACACGTATCTTAGAGATATTATCGGTCATGGATATACATCAATAGTTGCTGCATCTGATGCCACTTCCAAAGTATTGTCGGTACTCAGTGATGATACGACTCCCGCTGAGGATCTTCAAGGTATTTTAATGAAGAATTTAGCTATCCTTAATCATATTAAGGAAGATTTGGGAAATGTAGCTAAACCACTAGCTACTGCCGAGACCGTATCTGCATATGTGGAGCCTCCAGCTGACACTTTCCATAATTTCAAGCGTTATTTCGAGAATAACTTCGAGTCACTACGTGGTATTGTAAATGATGTATATAATGAAAAACCGGATATTGAATTTGCAGTTAAGTTTTACAAGGCATTTAAGTCCGCTGAAAGTGCTCGTGATTATAGAAGTCAGCACGAGGCAGACTTCACTGATGATGTATTCACTATTGAATCTGGAGTAGTTACAGTACTTGGACCATTTAAGCAAAACCGTGAACGACTTGATTTCTATAACAAGAATACTGAAATTATGAAACAATTAATGCAGCAGATGGAGTCTGATCATAAGCTTGGTAAAGATATGATGGACAAACAAATCAAGACAAAGAAGAAGAAGAATATTGAAGAAGCCGGTCCTGATAATCCTGAACTAACCCAATATAGTAAACATGTATCTACTGCAGCATCTCTTGGAGCTAAGAAGGGTCTATCTAAAGAAGAAGCCATTGAAACTGCCCGTAAGATTGAAGAAGCTAAAACCGCCGCCGCTAAGATTAAGGAATCTTATGAAACTCCAGATGATACTGTTCGTGTTGGTGTATTCCATACTAAAGTAGATGACGATGGTAATCGCGTACTTGATCGTACTGATGTGTTTACGCAAGCAGAGGCTCATTTGCACGTACAGGATAATTCCGAATTTGTTGATAAATATCAACCCATTCGTAATGGAAAGGAACAACTATTTAGAACTAAAGTGATTACTTCTAAAGAAGGCAAAAAAATGGAGGTTGTAGTTCCATTTGAAAATGATGAAGTTGACGAATAAATAAAATATTTTATATATCCAAATCTAAAATTTCTTTTTTGACTAAATTAATATGCTCTGCATATAATATAGGATCTGATACATAAAATCTATTTTTTAATACCAATGCCATGTCTAAATGTTTGGATATATCACATATATCACATGATAATCTAATTAAGACATATCCATTTTTTACTTACATCACATTTTCTAAAAATTCATTAGTTTCGTCTAATGCAGTGGGATCATTTTCTACTTTTTCACAATACTCCCAAAAATCATCATCTCCAAATCTAAATTTATCATGTTTAGGTGCTTTATATTTATAAAACTGCTTTCGCTCTCTTATCCATACTAATTTTTGATATTGTTCAGACATAGCCTCTGCACAAGCTGCATTTGCTCTTATTTGCTCTTGTTTAGTAAAATCATTTGACGATAAACGGAAAAATGCAGCTGCAGCTGCAGGAGCCGTAAATATAATATTGAATGCATTCTTTTTAGCTTCCGGTGGTAGTGCTTTATCAGTATGAATAGCTATAAGAGCAGTAATAAATAAATGTCTACCTTGATAGAATAATTTTTGCATCACATTTGTCTTGGCTAATTTTTTAACCTCTGGAGTACAATCATCAAATATTAATACAATTCTTGGGTTAAAATTAATATGCTCAATAACAAACCGTTCGTCTTCATCCAAATCTCTAATTTTACTTAATTTAGTTAAATGATTACTGATACCTTTTCTATAAAATAGAGTCATAAACGAGATACATTTATCATTAATTGCTTTTATTTTATCATCCTTATTTGGGTCATCTGATTTTACTTCTGATAATAATCTAGCTTTACTTCTAGCTAATGATTTAATCACGGTAGAATATTTTGGATCTTTGATACGTAGAAATAATTTCTTTAGTGATTCGGGGTCATTTGCCTTGCGATATACTGCAGCTCGCGCTTCTTGTCGTTTAAATATAGTTTCAAGCAATTCCTCGGTTGGTACTCTAAATATGGCTGGTCTTGGAAACACTCCATCATATAGCTTATTTTGCTCATTAGTTGGGCTAAATACTATACCTTGATTAATATATGGTTTTAATTGATACAATGCGTCCATAATGATGAAGCTCTTTCCTGAGGAGCTCTCCCCAAGATAAATTGCTGTGCGGTCAATGTAATATGAAAAATCGAATTCTATTTTACTTAAAGCCATGATTTTTGTAGATCCACATAATTAATACTAATTGTGTCTTAAAAAAGCAAAAAAAATATTTATCTATGCGGGGCAGTGTATTAAAATTTTAAAATTTATCGTCGCCGGTGACTAAGAGGTCATCCATAGGATCATACTCATTTAGTGGATTAGCTACGTCAGACATAGTAGCCTCCATTTCACCACCAATTATATGATTGTCGACTTCACCAACTAGGATGCGATTATGTATAAATATCATACTCATGGAAGCTACAAATACCCAAAATGTTGTCCTTAATGCTGTCATTGCATATGAAGAATGCGATTCACTTTCATCGGTGTAATTACGATAAGAATATAGTACAATACACATGATGACGACAGTAATCATCATTGATGTATATATAGGGTGACCTAATATACCCGCAATTGCAGACCTCTTTAGTGCATTATCAGCTGCACCGTCTATTAAATTATTGATTTGTAGTGGCATCACTAATAATTATGGGTATAAATTTTGCTTTTATGAAAACCATGAATTAGATTCTTCATCTTCATCATCAGACTCAAATAAATTGTCATCGGTTTCAGCCGGACTTAATGTTATCGACATTTTTTTAGGTGCAGGTACATCTTCGACAGGTGTCGGTGTAGATGCAGTCATAGATACAGGTGCTGTATATGCAGGTACTGCAGATGTAGCTATAGGTAATGATTTAGAATTTAATAATTGTCGCTCAAGCGATGCGATTTTTTCATCACGTATTTCTATTAAACTTTTTTGAGAATTTAATGAATTCACCGTCTGTGATAACATATTAATTGCTCTATCACGTTCGGTCGATAAATCATTTATATACTTGCGCGCTTTGCTAAGCTCGTCTTTTAATTTTTCGACAACTTCATGGGGGACTCCGATAGGTTTAGTTTTTGATGAAGAAGTAATGATACCTGCAAATTTATCATAATATGTCTCACGGATGGTTAACAATATATCGAGAATCTGCTCCTGTAACATGATGACGTTATCTTTATTTTTATGATCATCAATAATTTTACTTACATGTTGTTTTAAGATTTTATCAAAGAAATTTTCAGTGGATGCAATAAAAATATCTCTCATAGTGGTGTCACGTTGCTTAGAACTAAAGTCTTTGTAATAGTCAGTAGGTATAAATTGTGATAGTATAGAATCTTCAAATTCTCTCATGGTCACCGCAGAATCAAGTTTCTTTTGATAAAATGCAAAGAATGATTTTATAATATCTTTATATCCGACAGTCGACTTCGACATTCCGTTACTAAATAAATTTAATTTTTTCCTATATGCATCGGTGATTGTTCTATCTTTTCCATTATCTACTGATTGTCTAGCGGCTATATATAGTGAATTATATACTGTGTGAGTCAAGTAAGACCCGATAGTATCCATTACCATTAGAGTCTTACGGTCATAATTTTTCTTATCCATGCGAGTATATGTGTATATATGCAAGTATTTATATACTAAATAAGTATTAAAAAAACGATTACATATTGATATATATTAGTGAGTATGCCTGACACGATATTTGGTTGGGTAAGCGAGGAACAGAAGAATTTCGATAATCTTGATAAACGTATGGTCACATTAATTTCTGTAATGCAAAATATAGAAATTCTATTAAAAGATATGTGCAAGGCACATAATGTTACCCATGAAAGTATTAATAATATGTCATCAGCATTAGCAACTACAAGTGAAGATGTTAGTATCACTAAGGATAAAGTCGACGATATACATAATGAATTAACCAAGTAAAAGTATATATTAAGAAAAAATTTGATTAGATTAGTATCTAATTATATCATGCCTGAGAAAAACCCAGATATAATCGTATATATCGAAGATACTCTGCCGCAGGTGGCAATCGTACCACCTCGTATAATTACATCAAATGATTTAAATAGTTACCATAGGTCATCATCTAGATAACACCTTCTGATATTCCATGTTCCTCATCTTGGAATCTTCTAGTATTTTTACTACCTAGACGACCTCCATGACGTTCTAATTTTTCATTATCTAAGAACTTCTGTGTGCTTACAGTTTCATCGTTATCAGCTCGGCGAATTTGTTTTTTAAGTGTCAATGCTATTCTTGAATGGTCGGAATCCAAACCGAACTTTTCAGCAGAGGTAAGTTTCATTAACTCTGGTAAACCTCGTGATGCTCTTGTCTTATATAATGCAATTGACTTAGTTGAGTCATTAAATTCTGAATCGATAATAGTTCCAGTGCCTGCTCGTGATGATTTTTTATCAGCAGCCTTACGAATTGCACTTGTTCCAGAGTCGGTAGCATCTTGCATATATTGAATATTAGCTTTAATTGCAGCTGTGTTAGCTCCAGGTTTGAGACCTTTCTTAATCATTTCAGCATTGAAGACGTCAATAATGTGGTCCGATACAAAATTTTCCACTCGAGTACCGGTGGTGGTATCACTACGTCCATGTTTACGTGCCGCACTTGTAGTATGAGCACCAAATGATTGGTCAGCTACACTAGCTAATAGAGTAAATAATTCTGCTTTTAATTTACCATGGGAACGGTTAGCAGCATCAGTCGATGTCTGAAATTCTGCATCGACCGATGAACCAAGGGAATCTTTAGTTGATCCTCTAGATATATTTTTCATTAACGAAGCCGCACGATGTATAGTCATTCTAGTCATATCAATACCAATATCGACGTCAACAAGTTGAGCTGCGTTACCAGTCTGAGCCGCATGCATGCGACGTTTTCTACTCATATCTCCATAGTATGCAATTGCAAAATCTTGATCCGATACAGCCTCTCGATATAAAATATCTCCTGGACGATGGCCTCCTACTCCTACAATAGTAGTCTGTTGATCTTGATCATCAAATCGCTTATCTCTAGATGTCATAGTAATAGCTGCAACATTACTCGGTGCCAGCAACCTTCCAGGATTCATTGATTCTATCTGTCGGTCAAATATTTTCATGCGAGATGCCATAGCACGATCCATAGAAACTCGATCTGCAATAGCACGTGCTTCTGCACGGCTGCCTCCAGTGATTTTGTTATCATTTTCAGCTGTAAATCGAATAAATCTCATACGAGCACGTTCTTGTTTATTAAGTTGTTTCATATCAGGATCACTGACACCTGATGCTGGTCTTGGATCGTAACCTTCCGCGGCTGGGTTAGCTGAACCTAATATACCAGTAAACTGACCTTCGGTATATACAGTAGCAGATCCACGATGTCCGTCGTATCGTAACTTCAAATGCTGATCGAATGACTTTGAGTCTCTACGTTTTTCATGTTCAAATGTTGCGTCTTCTACACCTACATTTGATAAAAGTTCTCTTTGATATCCATCGACATCTGGCACGGGAAAATCCGTCTCGATATATTTATTTAGGAATAAATCGAGTGGCACTGCCGCGTCATCTCTTAGTGGATCAATATATTCGTTCATCGTATAATAACATATGTACAAAAAAATAATATTGATAACATTTTATCAATAATTATTGATAGCTTTCAGTTGGATCAAGATAGTGAGATCTATACTTAACTTGATGAGACACGCATGCAATATTTCTATCTAACATATTAACATGAGCAATGTATATCCCGATATTGGATTTAAAGTTATCAATCGAGGACAATAATTGCTTTACATTTCGTATACGCTTTAGTAAAACTTTATTGGTTTGCGTCTTAATGTCGTACCATGTTGATCCAGATGTTAACTTGTAAGATCCGGAAATATGTGTCTCAGCGCTAGTAGTCTGTGCAAATGAGATAACTAATTTCGCATCAAAGTGTTCCTTCATTACAGTGATATTGAATGTATCAATAATAATATTGTAGTCCGACAATGTACATGTGATATTATTTTTATCGAGATAATCTTTAACACTTTGTGACTTTTTAAGCATTGCATGTTGAATAGCTAGCGATTGTTCTTTCTTAACAACCTCTGCCTTTAGTGCACTAACTTCATCTTCAATTGACTTGATAATCTTAAGTTTACTGTCCATGATTGGGTGCAGATGTTGTAAAAAATATAAATTCAATTTTTTCGTATTCAATTGACTATCGCTGTAATAGTACCAATTACGCACTTATGATCGTATGATCTAACTATATATCCTTCGATTATATCAAGATATTCCCAGATAGATGTGCAATTATTTTTACCGCAGAACTGGCATGAATCCTCATATAACGTCGATGTAAGTTTTATAGTAGATATTGTGCAATTATTTTCTTTACATTTAAGACACCTTCTGTATGTATTATGACCAGACACGTATCTATACTTCCTAAGATCTCTATATGCAGTCTTATCAATACATTTTCTCAAATCACTTATAGATTTGTAAGAGTCATTTATGGTATCGTACCCATCAGAGCAACTCACTACATATGTGATATCCTGTCGATCTGATAACTTGTCTATAATAATTGGGTCCTCACCATATGTATGTAGAATCACTTCAGTCGGAGATGAATCTTCATATAATGCATCGCGAAGATTGTTAATGCACTCTAACACATACGGGCTAAGCTTAGACATAAATGTAAACGTCTAATGATATTGGTATGCAAATGAAATTCAATTTTATATTTTTTACACCACAATGTACTAGATAAACATTGATGGATATTGATATATGTATATTAGTGTTTATTTTTATAATATTAGTTGCATTTGCGTATATGCTATTCATGTATAAATATAAACAAAGATCGATTACAGGTGGCAGTGATGATACTAATTATATTATGGGAAAAAATATCTTTGATAAGATGAAGATAGGACAATTTATAAATGCAGGACAATTTGGTAGTATTTACAAAATTCGTGTAAACAACAAGGATTATGCATTAAAAAGGGGAAGATATAATAAAAATGTATCTACTAGCATATACGATATATTAGATGTATTAAAAATATTGCAAAAACATGCAGGTGGATATTTTTCAAAAATTCATGCTGCTAGAATAATACCATGTAATTATATTTATGATACCGATCCTATAAATGATGAGGTACTTGATTTGAGAAATGTATTAAAAAAGAGTGGAAAATGTTTGGATATTGTGACTGATTACTATGATATTAAATTGAAAGATGTATTAATGAATAAGAAAACACCGCGAAAAGAGTTGATAAATATAGCTCAACAATTAGTCAAATCTATTCACTATTCCTACACACATGGTATATTACTTAATGATGCACATGTGTACAATGTGATGTATCATGATCATCATATAGTACATATAGATTTTGATAGTTGGATTTTTATGGGAAATATAAACAAATATACAAAAGAAGAACAAAAAATTCTGGCAGCAAGATTTGATATTAACTGGGATTTATTATTCGTTATTAAAACATTATGTATGAGTTACCTTAATGAATTTAATGGATTAAAAACATCTATGATAACTATCAATGATCTAGTGAATAATATTAAATTATCTGGTGATTATGAATCTGTAATGAATTACTTACATAACATATATAGATATTCCGATGAAAAATCATTAATTGATTTAGAAATAATAGACAAATGGGATTATGCTATTGTTGAAGTAATATGGATGATAGTTAGTCCCGAAAATTTCTCCAAATTCGTTAATAAGATGTTCAAAAAAGTTACTATATATGAACCAATAATTAGTAACAATAAATTACGATATATATTAGATAATTATTGGGATATGGAAAAAATAATTTCTTACATCTCGAAATAGATCAATTATATATTTAATAAATAGTTATTATTAATTAACCACAATGGCTGAAACTAAATACGAACCCAATGCTAAATTCTTGAACATGATCGCGACCGAAGATAAAAATACATGTTGGTTAGCTATCGATCATAGAGAAAGGAGCGTTCTTGAACATCATGATAATTTCGACCATATACCATTTAGACCTTTACAAATGACAGTAGGTGATTATGCGGTATGTCGAGGTAATAAAATTTTAGCGATCATTGAAAGAAAATCACTTGAGGATTATGCGGCTAGTCTTAAAGATGGACGTCATGCTAATAAAAATAAGATGACTAAGTTACGCGATGATATTGGATGTCGTGTTATTTACATCGTAGAAGGTCCTTTAGATCCATCGCCTGATAAAATGTTTGGACGTACGCCTTATAAATATATCGAAAATTCTATATATCATATTATGATTAGAGATCATATTCTTGTACTAAGAACCCGAGACCCAGTCGATACTAGTAAAAAACTTGCTAGATTTGTGGAATCAATGTCCACGCTTGAATGGGAGCCCGCTGAAATACTTGACTTAACTACTGGAGTAGAAGTGGTTGGAGGTCTAGATGAAAATGCATCAGTCGATAATATACTACGTGCAGATAGATCGAAGACTGATTCAGATGTACTGAGAGAATTATGGGCATGTTTCAAAGGTATTACTATTGAATCTGCAGAACATTATATTAGACGATGGTCTCTATCAGATGTAATTCTTAAACGAATTCCTAGAACAGGTCCAGGAAGTCCAAGTGAAATTAAAATTAATAACAGACATATAGCTAAACATGTACAAGCACAATTACTAAACCCACAACAGGATTTAAAACTACGATTATTATCAATTGTCCCTGGTATATCTAACAAATCAGCCGAAGAAATTCTCGATCAAATATCACTAGATGTTATGTTAGAAATAGGAGTAGAAGAAGTGAAGCAGGTACAAATTGGTAAAAAACAAAAATCATTAGGGGAAAATAAAGCTAAACATATCATCAAATTATTTAATGACTCTGAGAAGTTAATTGGCTAGCTTCATTAATCAATTTAATTAATTCAGTCTTATTAAGACCATCCCATTCAATACCTCTTGCAAATGCAATATCATGCAATTGTTTAAGAGTCAATGCATCTGTGACGATAGTATATTCATACGGCAACACACTTAATACTCTAATCAATTCATCGCGTACACAGTGAATATCTCTAGAATAATTATATTCGCTAGATTTATACTTAACAAGTTCATATTCAACACTATCAAGATCACGTTTCAATAAATCATTATTACGTTCCAATCGACTAATTTTTCTCTTCGAAAATTCGATAGTATGATGTTGAGATTCATTTTCCCTCATTAATTTTTCAATTTCCAACTTAAGCGCAAGTAGTTCCTCTGATACTGCATTAATATGATCCATATCGCAGACAATAAATATGAAAAAAATAAATTCAATTTTTTACTATGTTATACATTCATAGTATCGAACTTGATTCTCGCTACTTTAACCATAGCTTCATCAGAAGCTTCACGAATATCAGCAATTTTTTGTACTAATCTACTAACATCAGCTTGTGATTGTTCATACTTTACATTAAGCTCATCTAGACTCTTTTCCAGAGCTTCGTAATCAGCTTCATCATGCTTGTGTTCGTATGTTAGCATGTTAATTTGTGCTTCCTGATTATCAAGAGTTGCTTGTAAATCAACACACTTATCATCAAGCTCTACACATCTAGCAGCATATTCATCACGTTCCTCTCCGAGGTCTACGATTGTAGATTCATACTTAGCATTTTTGCTCTTAAGTTTAGCAATAGTTGATTCATATTGCTTGACAACCTCAGTTACTTCCTTATGTGTAGATGCATGAGCTTCCTTTTCCTTAGCTAGATCATCCTTGGCAGTTTCACGATTTTGAACGAAGTTGCTAAGAATTTGCTTTGCATTTTTGCACTCATATTCTCTCAACTGAAGTTGCTTAGTAAGATTTGCGTTAGCGTCTTTAATATTTGATAACTCAACCGAGAGTTCCTTATTTACACGCTCTAGGCGAGTTACTTTTTCATCGTTAAATGAAAGAAGGTCACGTAGTTGAGTAAGATGAGTATCGATGCTAGACATTTGGATATAATAACACAAGAATAAAACTCTAAAACCAAATTCAATTTTTTATTTTTAATCAAGTTAGTCAAGACCATAATTTTCTCCGACTCGTATTTGATTTCCATCAGGGTCGGTGTCATCTTCCATATCAAATCCATCCATCGACATAGCTCCTGGTTCCTCACCTTCATCATCTGATTCTTCATCAGCTTCGACAGTATAGTTACTGTCTCTGGATTTTTCTTCCTTTTCTCCATATATGAGAGCCCAGTTAAAATGTTTTGGTTTAGATACTTTCATATCATTGGCAATTAGCTTGGCTAAGTACATTGCTACAAATTCATGACGTAATTTTGCAGTTTCTTTAGTGCCAGTACCTGCAATTTTATTCATTGTATCACATAACCATTGGAGTAACCATGACACAGTCTCACGAGGTTTTTTATTTAATCTAAACCATTCGAATCGTGACTTAAATGTTTCATCAAGTGGTTCTAATAACTCCGATAGGTTACTGATCAAATGTTTAGGTGCATTTGCATCCATAAATTGTGCGATAGCTACATTTGGTTTTATAGTCTTACCAAAATTTCTCATTTGATTATATTCTCGTATGAAACCAATAATATGGCCATGTAATGTATAAATTCTTGTGTCATCCGGCGACTCGGCCTCACTAGGTATATGAGTACCATTTAGAATTAAATCATAGTCAATACCATTAGTTGCTCCAAGAGCTGCTAACGATCTTTGATTTACTTTAAATGTATCGGCGATTGATAATACTGAATTGAAATTTAAAGACCATTCGCCGTATTCATCTGAATAGTCAGGAGATTTTAATTCTTTGATCGGTTCGGGTATCGCAACTACATGTAATAATTTACGATCTATGTCATATTTCTTTACATACTTTTTGAAATATGCTGGCACTGGTTTATGTTCATATCCACATTTGTTACATTTACCACCTTCATCAGTTTCATGTAACCCACCTTCTGGACATCTTGTATCATAAAATCTATAAAAGTTATCCTTGATATTAATCATTGCGAGGGATTCTAATATCTGTTTTTCATCGATGCTGCCGGATTCAGATTGTAATACTCCGCATACACTACATTTACGATCTGCATTTTTACCCGAACCATGCTCTATAGTTTTTTTAGATACTTCAGCCCCATCAACTATGAATATATCCCAACGGTGAGTTCTACCCTCGGTATCATATATACGCCCTAAGGGTACATCTATATACTTATATAGACGATCATTTAATCTATCAGGTCTAACGAAATGTTGTCCAGATATTAGGAGTGATGATGCTCTAGCTAGATTATCCGCGTTGATTAATGATTTAGTCGTATCGTACCATGATACTAAATCCATATTTATATGTAATTCCGATTTTCCGTCACCGCCCGTATCAATATATACAGGTTCTCTATATATGCCGGTATGAATGTATCTCATTAAACATTCATATGATCTCGCTGATACCCAACTACGTATCGATGCCCATTCTGATGGACTAGACCATACGGATAATAATTTTGGTTCCTTACCAGCATCGGAATATCTTACATTTGCGAATATAGATACTGGTTCCGTATCTTTTTTCTTTTTACCTGTATCAATATGAAGTAATTCTACAGGATCTATATATTGAATAACATCGTCACATGATTTTGGCTTCTTTAATGACTTCGCATTAGTTATCATTTCTACATACTTATAAATAGGATCATAGTCGATAGGTATATGAGTAATATCACCTTCGACTGCTACTTTAACTGTAGTGATAGTTTTGTATGCACTAATAATAGAATTTTTAATTACATCTGCGTTAGTGTTAGGAATAAATCTTAATATAGTATTTTTCGATTCAAGTATAATCTCTATCGATCTTTTGATAAGGCCGACAACAGGATTTTTTTCTTTATTTGTAAAACCTTTGAATGTTATAGTATTAGGATTTTTTATACTTAAGTGGACAAGATATGCGACTATATATATCGAAGTATATAATCTAAGTTTAGATTTCACTTCGTCTGCAGATGCAGTCTTCGATTTAATAATTTTCTTCTCTAAATCCGATACATATGGGTAACATGCATCGCGAATTATCGATACAGTTTGCGGTACATTTATAAGGACTGCAAATGAAATATATCTAATTAATCCCATTATTTCACCATAAATAAATTTCTTCAATTCATCATTCATAGTAAATTCTGGAATTTCTACAGATCCTAATAAATCAGTACTAATTACACTACCACATATTTTACAATGAGGATCAGTTCCAAATTCATGACTAGATGCTATATATGGACTTAATGCTGCCTTAATTTCCGCATAATTACTATGTGATATAGTAAGTTCGGTAAATATTTTCACGTGTTCACATATTAATGGAAATTTACATATATTGCAATGTATAAATCCGTCGTTGATGTCATCACCGCCACTCGTTAAATCTTTTGAACGTCCTAAATTGAAATATTTAGATAACTCATTAAACGAGTTATATAATGCACTATCACTATTTGCTCGTTTAAATTTCTTTAGTGTAATAATATGTTCACACTTGTTATTTATTTGAGACTCTATATATTTGAGTCGCTGTTCATGTTCTATCAACACGATTTTTCGTTCCGGCTCTGTTAATGCATCCAATATTACTCGTGGGGATACTAACTTGGACACTTGCTGATACTTTTTAGGTAATCTTTGTTCTATTATTCTTAAATAAACTTGAGCCAAATTTAATTCTTTCATCATTTTTTCCTTTACAATATAGCGATGTTTTGCTTGTGCTAACATAGTTTTATATTCGGCTACAGTATCAGTTATGTCTTTAGATCTTCCGTATTTTACATCATAGTATATTTTGCTTAATTGTAGGCCTGATAGATGTTGTATAGTGGCATCATAATATGGAGATGAAAATTTTGAACCTGTAGATGTAGCTATAGATTCAATTAAGTCCTTATCAGTGGTTAATATAGGATCTACATTGTTCTTATCGATATATTTTGACTGGGTCATTATCGGATCATAAAGACTAGTGTATAACCAATCAAATTCACTAGAAGTAGCTTGATCTATAATATTACCTGATGGTTTAATTTCCCTTGCGGTATTTATGACGGCTGACCACTTAAATGTAATTAAATTAATCATCATCTGTAACAACTTATCGATTTTAGTTATGATATCAGCACTATTACATGTGTCAATAATTTCATTATGCGCACGATATATATGTACAAGTGCATCTGGTATATTCATAGTAGTACTAATATCATACACTAGATATGTATTTAATCGTTTCATAGTAATACTAGATACAATAAGTTCAGTATCAGCCGCCTCTATATTAAATTTACGTAATCTAGCCACACGTACCGGTCTATCAAACCTGATTTTTATTGAATTTGGACTAGGAGTTTTGTTCATGTCTATATGAACTGTAACTTCGACACCTATTATCGATGATAATTGTACTATCTTTCTCAGAGATAATTCTTTCATTTTAGGTAGTTCCCGTAATACCATATCAGCATCATTTGCTTCATATAATTTGTCTAAAGTACTTGCTAATGCAAAACCTAAATGATTGATTTTTGCTAAATTTAGAAAATATTCCTCCCTTATCAACGGACTCATCGACCCTATATTGGACCCTGTGGCGGATTCTTCTATGATTTTAATAGTATCCATCAACACTTACATACAATATACTGTTACAGTGACAATTATTTCATTCATTAATTGTTCTTAATTGAAGTAAAAAACTGAATATGAATAATTGCTATATAGAGACTGTTGCATTATTAAATAATTGTATTACTGTATTGCTAAATGGTTGTAGCACAAAATTTACTTGATTTAATCACACGAGCTAATGAAGGTAGCGTCAATGACGTTGCTAGTATGTTGGCGGTACTAAAGAATTTATGTGGCAAGGAAGTTAAGTACAGATGGGTATCTGATGATCGTATATTCACTGATGGATTAAATACACGCGGATTAATTGTATTACATAGTGATCATATGTATAAATTTACTCGAGAATTGCAAGATCAATGCAATGGTGTTATCATTAGTTACGACTACTCAGGTAATCAAGTATTCGATATTCTAGCTGTACCTCCAGGAGCATTCGATGATAATTATAAATTAGGTAAAATTCTAAGAGACCCAAGTGCAAAAATTTATCAAGCGGCTGATGGTACTACATGTACACTATTCTGGTATAAGTCACTATGGGTAATTGGCACTGCACGTGGGTGTAATATGAATAATCAGTCATGGAACGGTGATATTACATTTGAGCAGGCATTAATGGAATGTAGTTCTGACTATAAATTTAATTATGACTCTTTAGATAAGAAATTTATTTATACTGTCGGATTTAGCCATCCTAAAATGCATCCACTATGTGTTAAACCGACTTCATGGTTGATCTCGGTATCATTGCGCGGGTATAGTCATCATTCAGATGCTGACAATCTTATGTTACTTAATAATCTATTACCATCACAATTACATATCAACATTGACTATAACACTATGGTTAGCAACTGTAATAATTCAATTAGCGAGTATTTAAGTACTAAAGTACCTATGTATGGTTATGTGATTAGAACATCTACGGGATCATACTTAGTTAGATCGAAGTTATTAACATTCATTAAGAAATATTATCATCAAATGCCTACTGACATCCCAAATGATAGTAAGGTCAACTATGCCAATATTCGTGGATACTTATCTACAGATAGATCTACATATGCAAATTTATTTAATGTGTCAGAATTATTCTCTAAATATGACGCAACAATTACTGATCTTGCTACTAAAATAGTAAGTTATGGACGTTTAAAGGCATCTGCAAAGCAAAATGCACCTAAAGATAGCGCCGATACTATTGTATTTAAAATGTTTAAGATAGCAGAAGCTAAAGGTATTGACTTGGTTTCAAATGATGGTTACAGTGTAATCGTAGACCTATTAACTAATAAAAATAATCTTGATTTATATTTCGATAGCAAATTATTGCTATAAATATGTGAATAAAATATTTTACATTTACATTTATTTTTTGATACATAGATATTAGTAGATTAATTATGTCACAAGGCGACGCAAGATCGGACGCAGGTCTTAAGCAATTTTATAGCAGGGCTGCACAAACGAAAGTTAAATGTGGAGGTACATCTCAAGGTCATACTCAATGTTATGCGGATCCATATACTATTGCTTTTGAACAAGACACCCCTGATCAACTAGATATTAGTCATTATACATATATTGGTACATCTAAATCCAATAAAACTAGTGAAGCTATGAGTCGAAGACAACAATCACAAAAAATGATGAAAGATAAATCATAAACTCACCGTAATTTTATATAATTGAAATTTAAATGTAGCGATGGAAGTTGCTCGGGTAAATATTTAAAACCTTCATTAGTTATTAACCTATTTCTCCATAAATTTAATGCCTTCAGTGTTCGGGGTAAATCTTTTAATCCGTCATTGGTTATCAATTCATTTTTACTAAAATCTAGAGTTAATAACCCTCTAGGTAAATATTTTAGTCCTTCATCGGTTATTAATCTATTATGATTTAAATCCAACGAAGTTAATCCACGAGGTAAATCTTTTAAATAATCATCATTTATTGATTCATTGTAATTTAAATCCAAGCATGTTAATGTCCTAGGTAGATACTTCAAACCTTCACCAGATATTAAACTGTTGCTATATAAATTTAATGTCAATAATCCATTAGGTAAATATTTTAGTCCTTCATTAGTTATCCAAATCGCGTAATCTAAGTCCAATGATGTTAATGTCCTAGGTAAATCTTTTATCCCTTCGTCGGTTATAGAACCATTATAACTTAAATTCAGAGTTAATAATCCTCTAGGTAGATATTTTAGTCCTTCATCAGTTATTAAATTATTTTCGCATAAATTCAAATACGTTAACATTCTAGGTAAATCCTTTAATCCTTCATTGGTTATCGATACATTGTTATATAAATATAGGGTTAATAACCCTTCAGGTAAATCTTTTAGTCCATCATTAGTTATCTTATTACCAGATAAATCTAGAGTTAACAATCCGTTAGGTAAATATTTTAGTCCTTCATTGGTTATTAATGTGTTGTTACATAAATCTAATGACGTTAAATTCCTAGGTAAATTTTTTAATCCTTCATCAGTTATTAATCTATTTCTCCATAAATTTAATATGGTCAATGTTCTAGGTAAATCTTTAAGTCTTTCATTAGTTATAGATATATTATGACTTAAGTTTAAAGTAGTTAATCGTCTAGGTAAATATTTTAATTTATTTATATTTAGTCTATTATTCGGGTCTGTTATTGCAGTTACGCCTCCATTTGATAATTTTATATATATTAATTTATGTAACGGTAGTAAATTTTGGACATCCTCTATTATCAAATAATTAGTAATGATACTAAATATATCAGTATGAATATGTATTAATGATGTCATAGTGACTACGATAACATCGTAGTAATTAAATTCAATTTTATAAAAAATAATTTATTCATTAACAATATCGACAAATAATGCAAATCCAGATTGGTATTCTGCGCCAGAATACATTTTAGTAGTTATAATTCTTTTTTTCACAGGTACTAGATACATACCAGAATAATAATTTTCTGTCACTTTAAGGCGACCGTACTTAACAATTGCGTCAATCCACTCCATACCATCCGTATATTTAGGTTTTCTAATGGGTCCTGATTCTATAACTTTTCTATAATATTTAGAATATATTGAATATACATGTATATTAACATTACAGGGTTCTGGCATCATATGAATAGGTTTAGTTGAATTATTCACAATATTTAACAAATTGTTCATGAAACTTTCCGCATCTTCATCGATAAATTTTAAATATTCGTTTCTTGATGATGGTACTCTTTCATGCAACCGCTCATATGATGGAGTCGACCCCATGTAGATAGGACTCAATAGTAAATAAAGTTTGAAAATCAATTTTTATAACTATGCGTATTTAAGTGGTCTTACATCCGCACTTACAATACATCCATATTCAGTCAATCTATTTTTTAGCACTTTGACATACTCTACAATTCTACTAACTAAGTCTTTAATTCTATCTCGGATAATTAAATCCTCGACATATGTCCCGCACATATTATCCAAACCATCGATGGAATTAAGTAATGCCTTATGAATTTCACATAGTGTATCTAAATTTTTATTATTTTCAGTGTCATTTTCTTCACGTTTTTTAATATCTTTCGATGATAACATTAGGTCAGTAATTAAAAATATTGTCTCGTAATCATGACTGATGACATCCATATTTTTTTTGCGGTCATATCCGATCAGCCATCTAGCAAAGCCTCCTATATGTAATGTATCAGGTTTCAATATATCGTACTTATATTCAGTGGTATGTATACGTTCATTTCTTTCTAACTTAGCAAGTACACTAAGATTTTCTATATATATACTTATTACTGGATTCATTCCTCGATATTAATATAATAACAAATTTGTATATTTAACAAAATATAATACTAATATATTACACTTACAATGGCATATAATATCAAGGCTAAACCTGAACATAAAGACATAAAGGTACCAAAAAAAGTTTACACTAAAGATGAAATTAAATCTATGACATCGGACTACATTAAATTGACAGAAGAATATTTCGATCATATACCTAATGGTGCTCATGTAAGGTACGTAAAAAAACAAAAACCCGGGGACTCTACACACGCCGAGGAGAGATTCCGCACTGGAGGTTTCGTTCAAAGTCACTATGAACGAGATGGTAAAAAATTCTTCCTACTTGGTAATAAAGTCACTACTAAGCAAGGTAAACCAGGTGACATTACGTTTCCTGTTGCATATGAGGATATACAAGTGTTATGGAAAAAATATGACTATCATGCATTTGTAGAAATACATAAATTATTAACTTCACTAAAAGAAAAACAAAAAGCAATTGATGAACTGACTACTAGAGTAACACGATTAGAGGCTAAGTTACGTTAAAATGGATAATCTCCATACATATATTTTCTATAATCATGTGAAGATTGATCAATTGCTTTTTCAATATCTTCGGGTGTTTTTACCTCATGAATTTTTCTAGATCTTGAACTCCAATCACGTTTGTCAACTGCATATGTTATAACAGGGCCTTTACCACGTACAGCTATACAATGAGAAGGATCTAATATTAAAATTATTTTAGGTACATTAACTTGTACATCGTCGATAAGTATTTAGTGCTATTACAGATTGAATATTCCATGGGGGTAATATAATGAGATAAATAAATTCAAATTTTTATGCGGTTTGATATCCACATGTGCAAATATATAATGTATTTTCATTAGCACCTACTCGAATCATAGTCATGACATCCAACTTACACTTTGGGCAATCCTTATGTACTAAATTTCTAGCGGGATCATGAGGTGCATTTTCTATGAATACTCTATGCTTCTGATCGGAGTCAGCAGTATACATAGTACCTTCTGCCATGAGTGTGTCAGAAGGATTACCTTTGATAACTAATTGACATGTACATGTGAATTGAATGTCACCGTCAGGTAATGTGACTTTTGTTAAAATAGCGTTGCAATCGGGGCAAAATTCCATCACGTATATAATACCATAAGCTAAATTCAAATGTAAAAAAATATTACATTCACTGAGGTAAAAAAATATTACATTTTCGTCCAACTGTGAAAATCCTTACCTGAGAAAGATTATCGCAATTGCCGTATTTTCTTTTTTTATAATTTTGTACCAACCTTTCTTAGCATCATGAGTTTATGCGCTCGATATGAGAGGTCGCAGAGCTTAAAAGTATAAGGTTTTTATAATCATACTACATACCATATATCATGAGATATTTTAGATTCTAGTTGCTATAGATGTTAGGGATTTTGAGTTAATCCCGATAGTCTAAAGCCTTTGAATCGTTATAGTCTCAATCTTATGAATAATTCGTAATCATAATTACATATATTTGTAATCCATAATAGATATTATTTCTATTATTTCTAATACTCCTATATGAACCTTATACTAATTAGATGATATTCTATACCAAAGACATGCATGTTTACAAGTGCCTCGCGCCAGTTGATGGTCATCAGGAATTAACCGTTATTAACTATAACGTAGTTGTCAACCCATAGTATCATCAAGGACAATTAAATATGTCAGGATTAATAATTTTAGATTTTTTTTTTACCGGCGTAATCTAGATCCAAATCCGCTAGAGTAAATAGTAGTAGAGATTCTATCAGAAAAATCCATTAGGAAATTATTGCAATCGAAATTCGATCAGCGACAAGTGCATCCAAAAAAAGAAAATTCAATTTTAAAAATTTATCATTATTATCATTGTGACGTATATGTAGTGAATATTGCCTGCAACATATCTAATCACTTTTTACCAGTACTAGAGGATCTAGCAACTGTGTAATTAGGAACTACGCATGAATATATAGCTGATTTAGTATATGTATTACTCATAGTTGATTTAGTAGTAGCAGGCATTATTAAAGATACACGTGGGATTATTATGGCGGGAAGATTTCAATTTTTTATTCATTTTCAATTTTTACTTATATTATATATAGTATATACTACGCATGAATACTGACATTGACATTAATCTTATTCAACAAAAATTAGATGAATCATGGGAAGATGCCGAAATATCTTCTATGAATATGGATCAAATTATCGATACAAAATTAAGAAAAAATATACATGATAGATATGAACGTACTACATATTCAAATGCATATAGGTTAATTAGAGTATTTAGACATCTCAAGTTAGATTATGTTTTTCATAAAGCTCGAATGCTTACCGCTAAACTAGCAGTTACACGTGGGGATGTCACATGCATATATGGGTACATATATGCTATGTGGTTACCAGATACTAAAGATCAATTTGAAATAAATTATGTATGTCATGGTCCTACATATAAATCCATGGATGGAGAATATAGATCAAGATTTTCCTCTCTGCAATATTTTAATGACTCAATTGAATCAAATAAAAAACAATTTGAAATAGCAGAAAACTATATTCTTGAACGAATATCCGGTGAAGATATAGATATTCATATTGACTTATACGTCCACGATGATTTTAAAAATAAACGTGAATTTATGAGAGCTATAAACGAATCAAGGTTGCCTATTAAACTACTAACCGCGGCATGGATATGCGATGCTAAAGCAATGTCTAACCGTCCTGGACATGTAAATGCAGGATACCCAGATGTAATAATTGGTCCATATGATTCAGAGATACTTAATTCCATGAAGCTTGATAAAATACAAACTGATCTTGAATACACTAAACTAAAATCCGATACGATCGTAGGTGAATATTACGGATCATTTGAAGTTGGTCAAAAATTATTTCCACTTACCTTAATAGAAATTACACGTCGCGAGGATATAAATTTTCCAGTATGGAGAGAAATTTATATATCAGAACTTGCATCTAATTGCGTACTTAATTATCTTAGTCCGTCATTTCCAGCATCATCTAACTGGTTTTATATTCAACATAATGAGCCGTCACTATTTGATAATGATACAATGCATGTGAAATTTAATCACTCTAAAATAGCCGGTAATATTACACAACAACTTAAGAATATCGACAAGTTAAATTACCATAAACATGAACCGATTAGCGACAAGTTTTTCAAATTATCAAGACGCATAGAATCGAGTATGTTATTATCCAATTCAGAAATAAGATTATCAAACTTAGCCCTATGTTTGACAAGTGAAAATGTTGGGAAGACATTTTCTACAATAACATCAATGATAGCATCTGGTGAAGAATTAATACCAAATTATACACCAATAGATACTAATATACCAACTAGTAAAAGTAAACATCGATCATCACTTAAAAATATATTTAATGACCATGAAATATTCATGAAGCATATTTTTGAATGGATATACGGGATGCTATGCCTTCATCGACAACTAAAAGTCATGCATGGTGATCCTCATATGAATAATATTACCGTCAAAAATGAAATTTTCATTAAACCTATATTAGTAGATACATACAATATTTATATTGTCGATGGAGTTCCACATCTAATTCCATTTACCGGACTTACTTCATCGTTTATTGATTTTTCAAGAAGTCTTATAGGAGATAGTGAACGTATTGAACATGAATTTGGTCCTAGATTCGCAGAGATATTCTTTAAAGATCAGAAAGGTAGAATACTTGGGTTATTATATCAACAATTCCATGACTTAGTATCAAAATATCGTATCGAAATTGAATCTAATTTAGTCATGAATTTCCCATTAATGTTTAAGATACTAACTGCACTAGATATTTATTCTATGTTCAGTAGCATGACATACATGATGGAATTAAGTGAAGTTTTTAACCCAAGAGATAAAAAATCACCACGCGTAGAAAATCATCCTGATAATATTCTGTTAATTAAAAATATAATTGTTGATATCGAGCAATTTATAAATCGTGAAATTGAACGAGTGTGTAAAGGTCAACTTAAAAAAGTATCGGATATAGAATGGCCTGCTGTAACTATAATTAATAAATATTTCACGTCGCTGGCTAAAATTAATCTTTCGGGGGATGATCGTATAATAAATGTATATTCAGCTTCAAATCCAATTGTTTATGATATAGGAGATTTTGATAACATGGGACCTTTCTTGTCACCAGACATTATCAAAGAAGTGGCTAAAAAATTAAATATTGATCTAACTACAGTTGAAGGAGGACCCCTGGATATATGGGAGCGATATAAAAAATATGATGAGACAGATACAGTGTCGCATATGATACAACATATCGAAGAACAGGAGAAGGAAGATTTACAGTTCGAACCTTGGATGTTATTAGTATAATTAGTGTAGTTAATGTAGTTGTTTTGCTAATTCATCTAATTCGTCAATATCATCGAATTCGTCAATATCATCTAATTTGTCAACACTATTGACCACAGGTTTATCATTTGGTTCAACTATATTTTTATGGTTACTAATAATATTACCTGATTCGTCTGTGTCAATGTCAATTAAATTTTCTGAATTAATATTGATATTATATTCACTAATTCTACCAAATATTATTGGAGACGTGGTGTAATCTTTCTTGATATATTGCTTAGTCACTAAGTTAATACATGTAACACCGACTAATGTCTTATATGCATAAGATTTAATGCCTGCGTCATTACACATAAATGTGGATTGTCTGACAATAGTAAGAATAGGAACTTTTCCATATACTGATGACAACCAAGTATATAGGCCATCACATGTTGGATTATGATCCATCGACATATAGATACGCACTGAATCAGTTACATTACTATTACCATAGAAATATGCTGATGTCGCATCAGGTATTAGTCGAGGGGCAATTTTTTTGGCTTTAAAATTGATTTCTCTACTGAACTTACATAGCCAGTCAAATACAGTTAGTCCAACTAAGATTAAATATTCTTTTAACATTTGTTAATATATAATATATACCATTTCTTTAAATGTCTGATATTGAGTCTGATTACGAGGAAGTTATTGATGACATCGTCGATGATGAAGTCGATGTCGACGAAGATGCTGAAGTAGAGGTCGATGAAGATGTTGAGGATAATGAAGAATCCGAGGAGTCCGAGGAAGAAATTGAGGAAGTAATACCGCATGAGGTACCTCAAAATATCGTACGTACATATGTAGTTAGGCCAGAAGATAGAAGAACATCTAATTTCATGTCGGTACTTGAGCAGACGGACTATGTATCTATTAGATCTACAATGATAGCAGCAAATAATGACTGTCAAGTACCAGTTGATGATCTTGTAGATCCCATCATGATGGCTCGACGAGAACTAATGCAGCGAAAAAGTCCATTAATGATTAAACGGGAAATTGGAACTAAAAAAGAAATGGATGCCAGCGGCGCTATTGTTACAGTACAATATTGCGAATATTGGGACCCTAATGTTATGGGATTTAGTAAAATTTATCATGTATAAATTAGCTGAGTATAATTTTATACTCAATAAATATCTACATATATAATATAAGACAATGTCAGATATAAAAAAATATCATCAATTATGTGGTATAAATGCACCTAAGCATTTGGCAAATACATTAACGATGGATGAATTGAATGAAATTATGTCGCAGAAAGAACAAAAAATATTCTTGAGGCCCCGAGTCGATGATCCTAAGGTATTGATGATCAATGAACATGTCGTCGGAGCTGGACCTACATGCGTAATTACAAAATATGGAAATGCCGTTGTAATATTTTAATCATCGGTAACTAATCGATAAATAGATTTTTTTCAATGAATGATGGATCATAACTACATATTGTCTTTACGTATTTACCACCGACATACTTGATGAATGCCGGGACCGATGATAGTTCATCAACTTCATCAAACCCAGTAACGATGTCTGCATCAGCAGACAAGAATTTAACGTCACTGTGTACCAATGATAGATTGTCGTACCAGTCATTAAGTAATTTGCATTTCTGACACCGTTGAGTATAAAACTTTACAATAACAGTGCCTGTATTAATAGCAGACTCATATGTACCAACAGTTAAACTCATTTACAGATGCATATACAGTTAATATGAAAATTCAAATTTGAATTTTTCAATAATACTTATATTACAATGAACTTTAATAAAAAATTAGAGCTTACATGTAAATATGCAAGGATAATAACGACACATGTAGGATCAGTTGTACCGGATGAACATTCTATACTAGTGGCTAATAATGTATTGGAACATCAATCTAATATACTAAGTTATAGTAATATTGTAAAAATGTTAGCAGATAAATATAATGTCGAATACACGAGTGATGACTTATCGACGATCGTCGATACTTCTATGAAACTTGCTATGACAACACGTGATGAAGCCATAGTATTTGAAATTTTATCTGAAGCTAAAGATATAGTAGACCAATATGAATATATGAGACATGCATCTAATATACCATCAAATCCATTATGTGTCATTAGTTAGCACATATCTAGAGTATCTAAGACATAAATTTTTCATCTATAGGTACATAACCATCGAGCACGGAAATATGATCCGGAAGTACATCGTATACGCCAGACTTGTTTATTTTTAGATTTAAGTTATCATATAATATACGTTTAGGTATCAACTGCGTTTTAATTGGACCTGCCGGCATAAATCCACTAACAAGTACCTTCATACCAAGTGAAGTATTATATTCTACTGGTAAATATTTAGATGCGGTGTCATGACTACCAGTAACTTCGCCCGGCAGCGACAGTAAATTACATCTGAATCCGTCAGCTATGCAATATTTTAATTTTACGATTGTGTTCATAAGTTCCGTAGGGTCAGATGTAGCTATGGAATATTTATCATGTTTAAATAAATCAAATGATTCGCTCAAGTATGTATTAATCATATCTTCACGTGTCGATATAAACTCGAGGGCGGATTTATAACTCCAGTTAATTAGTTCAGTCCATGTGCGTAACGCTTTAATAGCATTTCTAGGTTCATTGGTTTTAAATATATATTTGATAGCATTCATCATTATTATACCATCAATAAAATCATCGTTGATTAATAATTTTACTTCATACATATGTTTAAGATCTCTACTTACCGATGATAGTCCCATTTGATACACATGCCCCCATGATATTTTTGTATCTTTTCTTAGTGACAGCCATGCTCCAATAGTTATACAATCAATCGCTGACACTTCATATGTAAATGATGATAATATCATTCTAGCAATTTCAGGTCTATCTCCGACAGATAGCGCATGAACTCCATATTGCGATAATGTAATACCGCAAGTTCCAGAGTCGTCAATGTTAATAAGACCGAGTGCATAAAGCTTTTCAATAGCGGCTTTTGACGCATCTGGTGCAGGGTTAGTGATCATGTCGATTGCCGATACATAAAATTTTGGTTTAGTTTTTAGTTGCTCATTAATTATTCCTAAATATACTGAACTTACATCATTTACTGCTATTTGCGGTAGCTGGAGTTCGGGTAATTTATCATAAATCCACTTGGGATATAATGGATAAAACACTCCATCAAATTCACGACCTACTCGACCACGTCGCTGTCTGATTCTAGATTGAGGGGCTGGTTTTGTAAGTAGTCCACTAATATTATGCACTGGATTATATTCAATTTCACGATTAAATCCAGAGTCAATAGAATATTTAAGATTTTTTAATGTGAGACCGGTCTCTGCCACATTTGTGCTAATAATTACGCGACGAGATGCGATTACCCGAGTATCATCTATGATCACATGATGTTTTTGCACAGGTACATCGGATAAATATATATAGTCTCGACTTCTTGTCTTTACAGCTTCACCATCTATAGACAATATGCTAAATGCAGTTTTATGTTTGCTGTATAATTCTTTGTTAAGTGAAGTTAACCATTTTTTAGTCTCGGTAAATTCTTTTTTACCTGGCATGAATATTAAAATATCCGCTGTCTTAGGATCTTCATTAGGGTTAGCCTCGATGATCGACTTAACTACATCGGCGGCAGCCCTTGGATAATCCGATACTGTGCGATCGCCATTCCAATCCCAACGTTCATCTATAGGTGCAGTTGCGCCTACAACTTTTATATAATTACGGGTAGTTAAATTAAAATAATCGAGAAATGGTTTAGGATCAAAAGTAGCCGACATAAATATTACCATCGGACACTCTTTGCGATCACCACATCGTAGTAGAAAATTTTTTAACATATATATAGTCATGTCGGTATTAATATCTCGTTCATGAGTTTCATCAATCATAATTACCGAGTATGCACTCATTATTTCTTCATCAGACCACGATGTCAATTGAGCACTTAATGTGCCTATCGTTGCACTTAGAAGTCCAAATCGTTTAGGTTTAATCTTATTATATTTTGTGCTCCAACCGATATTATGTCCGAGTATTAGATCCTTATTCCACCTAAGTATATCCTTGACATTTTCAATTGCAGTAATTACCCTTGGTTGTGTACATATTATACCACGAGTACCTTTAAATACTTTATATATTGCTGGAGGTAGTAATGTACTCTTACCAGATGCAGTCTCCGACCGTAAAACTAACACGCGATTAGCAATTCCAGTTAATGATGATTTTTCCTTAAGCCATGATACAATATATTCGACCGGGATATATCTGTCGAGTATATCTTGGTCAGCCGGGTCATTAGCTGATAATTTACCCTTTAATAATAGTGTAGGTAGCGGCATTGCTATATAATAGGTAAATAATTGAGTATAATAAAAAATTGATTTCACATATAATTTTTTATTAACCATGATTGCCATCGGAGATAATAATGATGACCCGTTTTATCGCTATAAAAGACCGATAGCGATCATCAAATCTGTACATGCAGGTACTCAAATTATAAATTTAGAGGAAATTTCTAAATCATTACATACAAAACCTAAATATATATTACATTGGATTAAATGTAAAAAATCGGTCTCAGTTAATGATTGTGTAATAAAATCTAAATTAAATGTGAATGAGATAGAAAAATTGATAAATGATTTCATAGAATATATAATTGTATGTCCACAATGTTCACTGCCGGAGTTAGTAATTAGCAGCGACTCTAAATTATCCGCGGTGTGCAGCGCGTGTGGGCACTCCGATGTTATACCTAAAAATAAATTCACAAAAGATATTTATAAAGATTTTGGTATATAGTTACTAAATTGTTAATGTTTTTTAATATCAAAACTCAATTTATCAGATAAATTTTTACGTAGTGGTGATAGACATAATACATAATATAAATTTCAATTTTACATAATTTCGATAATAGAATCTCTATAACCAGTAGATTCACCAGGATACCCAAGTGGATTACTGACACATCTAGTACCAGATACTATTACATCACTTGCTTCATGAGTATGTCCATATATCCATAGAGGTATACGATGGCGGCCCATTAATTCAGATAAATCGCTTCGATAAGCACTTGTATATGGATCGAGGTCACCACTATTACTTACTAAATATGGCATATGATGTGTTACTACAATTTTTATATGTGCACGCGATTCCGTAAGTGCTTTGTCTAACCACATGACTGACACCTTATGCACCGATGATACATATTGCGTAGTCAACCTAGTATAATTAGGACCTCTGATTTTTACATAGTCATTCATATTATACTGGATGAATGTATGATTGTCAATGTCAGTCCATAATGTGCATCCGAAGAACGTCACAAATGATTTACCTATCATTAATGTAAAGGTATCAAGCTCAAGCAGATGAATATTATCTATATCATTATCATCAATCAATGACGATATTTTATCCTTACATACATCGACGGCAGACCCATAATATTCATGATTACCAAGTACATATAATACATGAGTAGCTATACTAGATACATATTTCAAGAATTCCAATAACTTTGATTTACATCCATATGACCCTATATCACCAGCGAGAATTAATACATCGCTAGGTAATATATCTGGAAAATTACCGAACTCCGTATGTATATCAGATACATACCTGATTGTTAATTTATCTTTAGTGTTGGTGTCCATGTTGGTTAAATATATTGTCGATAAATTCAAATTTACAAAAAAACATTCTACTTAGTTACCATTTGGAGTTGTATCTGGATCTGCAATCTTAGTTACTTTAGGGGCGGGTCCGAATCCTCTAGGTGGGTATTTAGATGTTCCTCGAGACGGTTTAGCTGGTTCCGGTACAAAGCCTGTATACATTTGAGATAAAGGTCGACCAAATGATGGACTTACATATGATGAACTTCCAAACGAAGGCTGCCCAAATGAAGGCTGCCCAAACGATGGACGCTTAAATTCTGCAGGCATAGGTCCAAATCTCACTTTATGTACTTCATATGTATCGTCATGACCACTTGTAGGATCTTTTCTCTTCCTAGTACTTGTTAAAACTGATTCTGCAAGATCAATGAATTCAGAAATAGCACGCGGAACTTTATCACAAGTATACAATGCAATTTCATCTGGAAAAGTATTTAAAAGACCTACAGCTACTTCATTCGGTAGAACAATTGCAGTATGCGTTTTGACATGAGTCTCACATAGACCGCTTCCATTTTTCACAATTTCATTGCACACCTTTCCAGCAATCTTCGCGTTACAATACATATTTACTGACTTACACGGAATATATTAATATATTCGAATTCAATTTTTTTATCTTTATAAGGATTAATAATGTACCACTTGTCATGAACCTACGGCTTATTTTTTATTAAATTGCCATTTAAAGCCTACATAACTATAATATAACACATAAGTAAATTTGAATATTTACTAATTTAAACATTAATACTAGACGTTATGGATTCTGATTTGCTAGCTAGACTTATTGACACTTTTAATGCTCCTGTAGTAGAGACTCCGTATAACTACTGTCCTGACTGCAAAATACCAATGGATATAGTAGGGTTAGAATATCAATGTAATGGTTGTGGTCGTATGGCAATAGTGGTTGAGTCATCTTCTAAGGAAGATATATCTAGTGGCAGACTTCATATATCCACGGGATCATCGAAGGGTAAATTTTACAATCCAATCGCTGATTATTCTAAGACACAAAGAAAGGCACTTAGTGACCAGTTCTCAAAATTACAAGCAGATTATATGGATCGTAATCGTGATTACATCGCTATTCCAAATCGAGTATTGGATTCAGCATGTGATTTATATAATACTATACAGAAGAAAGTTATGCAACGTGATGATGGAACTACAATTATTATCAATGATTCTACCGATGACTCATCTGCACAATCTAAATGTAAGAAATTTGTTCGTAGAGGAACAATTAAAGATGAAATTTTAGCAGCACTTATATATATTCAGTGTCAGAACGAAGGTGTATCTAGAAAGAAAAAAGATATTGCTGCATTCATGAAACTTAGCACGCAAGGATTTAGTCGCGGAGAAGATATTTTACGAAATTTAAAAGCCCAAGGAGTCATCGATCTGGCAATGGATGACGAACAAGGTAGTGGATATATAGAGAGATATTTAACAACATTAGATATAGATTTGAAATATATAGGATTCATTAATGAAATTGTTGAATTAAGTGAAGTCAATCATATATGTATGACATCGCAAACTGGATCAAAAATTGTAGGTACTATTTGGATATTAATTAAGTTGCTGAATTTAAAAATTAATGCAAAGCAACTTGAATCCGCTACTGATAATACAAAAAAGAATACATTTGATAAATTTAGTAAGTGTATCGAATCATCGATGGGAACATTTGGTCATATATTTAGAAAATATGAACTTATTAAGTAGACTTTGCTTGTAAGTTTATATCTAGCGTACGTGGCTTTAATGCATCACCTACTAACATGCCAGTTAGTAAAACTGGCATACTTAATTGACTTGTTTTTTCGTCAACTGACAATGCATTTAGCATATATAAACTAAATTTAGCTAATGTGGCATTTGTAGTTCCGTCGATAAATTCTACTATAGCACCATGTGTGATAAAATATGGAAATTTAAATGAAACTTTTTTGAAAGGGATCTCATAATGCTGCGATACCTTATCAATAGCTTGAGAAAGTGTATAAAGTTCGACAGCTAATTGCTGAGGTTGCTCTAATTCAGTTTGCTTTGACTCGGGTCGTGGTGTCGATTCATGCGCCGGCTCTGTCGATTGTGGTTCTTGAATATTATCGGTAGGTGTATCTGCCATTATGTAATAATTAATTGACTTGCTATTCTTTAATTATTTATTCTCGTAATTCCCCTGACTCATGGTAGTACATCATGGATTCCAACTTAAATATCGGATGTTCTTTGCCGGCTGCAACACCATTAACTGCCTTATAATTTGTAGATTTTTCAATAGCTGGAGCACCTTTTAGATCATGATCTAACATGCCAATAGCTATCTGTTTACTTAACGACGAATTTTCCGATCCAAACACATCGATACTTAACCCGAGAATATCATGCTTAATATTTTTTACCATTGATAACATTGACACATATAGCGACTTATATATTGGTGATTTGCTAATCAAATATTTTGCGAGTAAATACATTAGTAAGTAATTAACTGACACAATTCTAAATTTTTTTCCTGATAATTCAACTGATTTATAAGTTACTAATCGTTTCATACATGAATATATTGATATATTAGTATTTGACGCTAGCCCAGTCACATGTTCAGGTATTATATTTATATAAGGATAATATTCACGAATGTCAGTTAATTTTAGATATTTTTTAGCTGATTCTAAATTATGTGATACTAATTCAACTTCATTACCAATGGAATCAAAAGTGATATCGTTACTTACATACATATTTAAATCAATGACGCCACTAGGTAATGATATTCCAGATTGTTTTATGACAGTACATATAGCCGCATATGCGGCTATTCCATTAACTAGACATTTATGAGTATATAAGTGTGGAAATGTCACTGTCACCATCTTTGGCAATTTTACATTTACATCATCGATAGGATAATATTGATCTATTAAATTAAATCGTTTTATATCCTTGCTCCATCGAGCAAATACTACTTCACGAGGTGGGTTGTCGTATGGAAAACATAGCGATGAATGTAAATCTAATCGCTGGTAGTCTGGGTGTATAATATTCATACCTTCATATTCAAGTACCGGTAGTAAGTCAAATATTTTTTGAGGACGATAAGATATATCAGCCATCCAGTGATTATCTTTGAGGTCAACACGTTGTGTCTCAACATGCAATGCATTTATAGCACGTGCTTGCTGATAGCCATGCGAATACAAAAGGTCCGCAAGATCATAAGAATCCGATACATGATTTGGACTAAAGAAATCCAAATCAGGGACGGCTAACATGGTATCAGGATATATAAACGATCCTTTAAGGCGTAGCGCGTAATCAATTGCAGTTCCTCCATATATAATTAGACCTCGATCACGAATAAATTTTTTAACTATTTCAGTCGCGGCTACCTGGTCATTATATAAAGGATCATGGGTAACTTGTATATGTTCAAGTGCTTTAGAGTTAGCCAATATTTCTTCCATGTAGTTAGTAATTAGTTGTAAGTATATCTACTATAAAAAATAAAATACTAATTATTAATTTTACATGTCGATGCTTCATGTATCAGTTTATGTAAAACATTAGTCCCAATGGGTATTTACATCATCTATACATTTTCTATATTTGTTTACTATATCAATGAGCATATATACATATTTTTCACATAGGGGATCGTCTTGTGAGGCTACACGTAATAATTCAAGTGTATCGAAAAATTTATTTTTAATTTGACTACCATATAGCCGATTATCATCAATTATTGATGATAATTCCGACGTTGTAAATATATATCTTATTGAAGATGTATAAAATTTTATTTCATCGGTGCTTGTAGTAGCGAATAATTCTAAAGTCATTAGTGACTTACGAAACTCTTTGTGAAATTTCGCGGATATCTTGAATAGTTGTCGATACTTAGACATTATAAATGCTTTATACAAAAAATCAATTTTCACTATTTTTTAATTATCTTTCACTTTATTAGCTCTTGCTTTATTAAACTCAATATGAACATCACTAGCTAATTTTTTATATTTGATGACATTATTAATAATTTCATATACATACTTTTCACATATTGGAAAATTTATGGAATATAAACGCATTTTCTCTAGTAATTCGTTAAATTTTTCTTCAAGTTTATTCCAATTTTCATGATTGATTTGTCTTACCAATATACAAGATATACATGCTTCTTTTCTGTAATAGTGGCATGATACCGCGTAAAATTTCATAGTTTCATCGCCAGTCAGATCCGCAAATAATTGTAGATTTTTTATGCTCGTACTTAATTTTCTATTAAGCGCATGCTCTAGCCGATCGATTGAAGTACAATAGTTTGAATAAATAGTCATGTCGATATAATCGCCAATGTAAAATCAATTTTTACCCCCACTGAATTCGATAAATTTAATAAATGATGGAATTTTTTCATCGAGCCATTTCTTATTAGGTAGTGATTTAAGCCATTTAGTCGGCAACGATTTATATCCGATGTATGATCCAATTAATGCGCCAGCTACTGCACAATTAGTGTCAGCATCACCGCATGCATTAGCTAGTGTAGTAATAGTATATTCAAATGACTTTTTATTCTTAAGAGCATATAATCCATACATAGCAGCACCTAGACATTTAAATACATAACCTATTGTACCTATGCTATCAAGTTGTAGTAAATTAAGTTCACCTTTATACCCAGCGCGAGCGTAATAAATTAATTCTTCTAACCGAGACTTGAATTTATTGTCGTAATAATATGCAGGTGTTGGTTGATGCCTCATACCCTGTATGTATTCAGGTGAATCATCGCGTAAATATACCGACGCAATCTTGACACCTCTGACAAATAATTCGTCAAATGACATGTCGCTGTACATAAGTCCATGTAATATACTATTATACATCATGCATGCAGCTATACATCGAGTGTCAACATGAGTAATTATACATAAATCATGTGAATATTGTAACATTATATTATAGTCATAAATACAACTTATGATAGATGTTCTCATTAGACTACCATTAGGTGCTAATTTTTTCCCAGATGATTCCCATACACGATTAGCTACGACCACTGGATTAGTGACAAATTCAGGATCACGTACAATAGTTGCTGTAGTTCCACCTAGTCCCGTACCGAATTTATCACCTAACTCTTCAAAACCATGATCTACCCATGATGTTAATCGACTTGCTATATCTAGTTGGTCTAGTTTTTTCATCGACGTTAATGATTCCATAACTATAATCATGTGATCAGAATCATCTGTCCAATCACATACAGGGAAATTTCCAATGGGTTCAGTGTATGGAAATGTTACATTGTATCCATCGGCACTATACTTAAATTCAGTCTGCAATCCCACTGCATCACCAAGGCATTGCCCGTATATGAGGCCGTAAATTTTATCATTCATGATGTATATAGTTAGTGAAAATTGAATTTATATTATAATGTTTATATCACCATGAAACGTAAATATGTTATCGAAATTGTATGGTTTAATCATGCTATCAAATATTTAACTGACCGTACTAGATTTAATTTATCGGCATATTTTCCAGATGGCTTAATAGATTTTGAATCATTACAAAAGATTCAACTTAATGTTTTTGGTAAAATACCATATTCCTCTTATTTTCATATCTTAAATGATCGTAGTAAAAGAGATTCTTACTTTTACATCCACGACGATAATCAGTTAGTTTGCGCATGCACAAATGAATATATACAAGATGTTATGGGTAATATAGATAGTTTCATAACTAATCCTAATGACGATAATGAAGTAGTAATATCAAATATTGTAAAAAACGAATATTTAAAATATTACCCTGGTGATACTAGTGTCATCAGCTGGAGACGTATGTATGAAATATTAAATGAGGCTCATCATGTGATACCTGTATCACTACAGGTATATGAAATTATGGATCATGAACTATTCCAATGTCGTGTCCATAAAGAAATTATAGATCATTTACGAAGACGCCTAGATATTTAAGAATTTATTACATTCATCTTCACTCCATGGTAAATCATTTTTCCTATCACTGCTGATACGTTCGTATACATATCTAAGAAACTCATATTTATAATCATCAATTAATGATTCATATATGTCATAATACATTGATATATTATTATACATATTTACAGAGTATTGCGATAGTGCACTACATTGACACCCATACATAAATATTAATATTTCTCTGTGTTTACCCTGATCACGAAAATCTATTATTGAATCATATAATAAATTAATATTCAGTGGATGAGTTCTAAGTATTAAGTGATTGCCATCATTAATAATATCATATGATTGCAATGAGTATCTAGCTATCGCAATAGTGTATTCATCAAGTGGATATTTTTTATATAAATCAGATGCATATTTTTTAATAACTTCTATTATATCTTTAATTAGATACGTGTCTAATTTGTCTGGAAATTCACTTAATAAAAATCTAGTATTAGAATGTAAATATTCAATACATTCGTTTATATTACTTATTACACCATTAATTTGACTATGACTATATACCATGACTGATGATTAATTAGATAATTAATTCAATTTTTACTATAAAACAAAAATTGAATCTTAAAATCCTTTAGTTAGTTTACATACAAGTAATGACTTCAGCTTGGGTTACATTGGTTATGCTTGATGATTCATACGTAGCTGGCGCTATTACGCTAGCAAAATCGCTTCGCAATGTGAAAACAAAATATCCAATCATATGTATGTATGCGGATATAAGTGATGAGGCTATACGGACACTTAGTATCCATTTTGATAAAATTATAGAAGTTCCACTTATTGAGTGTGATATTTCTAGAAAAATATCTGAAAAGGCTGCAAAGATGTATAAATGGGGTAAGTATTCTCTTACCGCATGTAACATATTAAATCCAGAGTATGGTCTAGATAATGTAATTCTTATTAATGCCGATGTATTAATTAGACGTAATATAGATTCTCTAATGGATATTAAAGAACCAGCTGCTATGTTTAGTAGTCCATGGAGCGATGATATTTATAGGTCATCTCATATTAAAAATCATTATGGAAAACTGAAGCACTTGGACAGAGTAACTAGAGATATGTTACGGCAATCCATCGTCGATGGATTTGCACTTACTGGAAATATATACGTGATGCAACCTAATGAAGCTTCATGGAAACATTTTCAGTTATTGTCATCCGGTAATGTATTCGGCAGTGAATACTGTTATGCATCTGGATCAGAGCAGATGTTTGCTACAATCATGCATGACCTTTATGATACATTATGTCCCAACGGTCCAGTAAATATTGGTTCTAAATATTGCTGTAATGTAAGTAAACCTTGTTGGATATATCCAAATGCTAAAATTACATCAGCATATGCGTATCATTTTGGAGGTTGTCACCCATGGGAATCCAGACATCAAAAAACGAAATATAGTGATGTATCTGAATGGCTACAGGTATATAAGCAGGCGAATAGTCAAGTGACTAACTTATATAAATAGTTTTTTCATCATTGATATCATCGATAAGATTATGAATTTGTTGTTTTATGTCGTCAATGTATGAGTGACCTCCAGATATCAAGCTCAATGCACTTGCATATTGAGTAGCACGAAGGCAACTTAACATATAGTCATCACAATCATCATATGATAACTTCGGCTTACAATGTTTAGATACATAATTATTGGCTCTTTCGATAACTTGTGTATATTTTGATTTCCATAATAAATCTTGATCACATACGCATGCAGCTGCTATAAATATAAGTTCTAGAGGTTTATTATATTTAATTACATATTCGTAATCGGGTTTCACTTCGATAGTTTTCTTTTTTTTCTATTACGGCTGCATTGTCTAAATGGTCGACTAAATCGAACAATTGCAGATTACAACATAATGCTTCAAAGTCCTCTAAGGACTTAGTTTTTATATATTTTTTAAATGTAGGACTTATATCGTATATACAATTACTGTCTACAACTTGATCTATATCCAACATATCGACCGATGATTAATACATTACTGGTTTCGGATTTCAAATTTGAAATATCAGTATCGTTATTTATACTGTCTACATGTCAAGCACACCTAATTATATATATTGTACATTAGTATTCGATAATATCGAATACGTGTTAGGCGCTATTACATTAGCACAATCACTCAGAAATGTAAAGACAAAATATCAAATGTGGTGTATGTATGCAAATATTAACGGAATTGCTAAGCATTTGCTCGAAACCCATTTTGACAAAATAATCGAAGTACCTATTATGGAACAATCAGTGCCAGATATGCCAACTAAAAAACAACAAGCAATTTACAGCCATTGGATTAAGAAATCATTTACTAAATGGAATTGCATGAATCCTGAAATACTCCCTGTTGACAAAGTATTATTTATTGATGCCGATATGATTTTCAAAGAAAATCCCGATGAATTATTTGAATTAACGACACCAGCATGTATATTTGACTTTCCATACAATCGTGATGTATCTAAGTATGGTCCTGTAAATTATTTTAAGTATGATAATAAAACATATATACATGGGCAACGCGCTGACAAGAATCAATTAAATAAATGTTTAACTAATGGATGGCATGGAATTCTTGCAGCTATGGTATTATTGACTCCATCTAAATTATTATATGATACATTTATTGATGAATTTAACAATTATTCATCTGTAAAATTGAATAAACCAATTTGTGGTGCAGATGAACAAGTACTAGGTAGAGTCGTATATAAATTGTTTGACGAACATAACCCAGTACATATACATAAAAAATATTGTTTTCACGTTGGTAAATATAAGTGGTATGACGGCCCTATAGTAGGTCAGCATTATTGTTCTGCACATCCATGGAATATGGATCGCGGTTCATGGAATGATGTAGATGAATGGTATAATGTATTTGATGAATTAAGTAAGATAGATAAACATGTCGATATGTTATACAATGCAATTAGATCGGTGAAGTCTAAACGAGATCTCAATTATTCTTCACTTGATGTTGAATAAGTTAATAATATAAGATAAAAAAATTGAAAACAAACAGTCTAATATCAGTTCAAACCGAAAAGTTAGACCATGTCCACCCCATACACCGATTTCAAGCTTTATGAAAAACACGCCGCTCGTGGCACCTGCACAAAGTACACCGAAGGTAATTTTATCTACTTCGTATACCCAAACAACTATGTTAGATTCACTTCAATAAAAGAAAGAATCACTGCTCGCGACGACTTCAAGAGCAAGTTCATGTCAATTGAGTCTACATCCGCTGAGTCGACATCAAGCACGCCCATCGCAATTAAGTCTCCAGAAGTTCCCGAGGTCAATGATGATGAAATTTTCGCCTACTTTGATGATCATGTCAATACAAATGTCAATGTGAATGATGACTCTGACATCGATACCGACACTGAATGCTACTCTGAGTGTGATGACGATGACCTCTATGAAGATCCATTGGAATGTCCTGAATTTGGAGACTCGATCGATGTCCTGCCTATCAGAATCGATGGAAAAATGTACAACTTGCTCAGGATCCCAGTTGGAACAGACCTGTACCTTAAGGCCAAAGATATTATCTCCAAGGAATCTGCCTTTCATGAAACCACCCTCCGCGAAACTACCCTTCATGAAACCACCCTCCGCGAAACTACCCTTCATGAATTAGTTCTCGCATGAAGTACAACCGCACAATCCAGTGCAAAAAAACAAAAAAAAACATTTTAGAATAGTTATTGCGTTAGCAATTATTATTTTTTACATACGATTCATAGTTACCACTATATCGTCAGCATCAACATTCAGGCATAATAATATTTGTGATATTATATATCTATCTATGTATGTCATCGTTGAATTAGCGGATAAAAATATCTTATGTATGTCTTTTGATATATCATATGTAACGCTATATTCATTATAATGAACACATTTATTTATATATCGTGATGTTATAACACGCGCTGTGTTGTCCGAATAAAATATTACTTCCACAGTTCCATTTACATATTCTTTAATTATCGACATAAATGTCTTTGATACAGATGAAATTTTCATATCCGAATCCTCGCTATATGCTGTAGCTATCGGAACCATATTACATACACTTAAACAATAGTTGAATCTATCTTGTATAGTTCCCATGAAGTATATAATATTAAAAAAACAAAATTAGATTAATTGTTCAACTAAATGAAGGTCCTGATCATCCACTAATTGCGCCATTAAGTATCTGAACGGCTTTTGATAGTTGTAACATGATTTTACACTAATGTCATAATAATTGCAACAAAGTACTCGATGGATATCAATATCTTTAGATAATACTTCACGATTAAGATCGAATTTATTACCGCAGATTACAATCGGTACATCAATTAATGTCTTAGTAATATGAGCATAATAACTTAGTAAATTATTGTAAGTGACTTTATTAGATACATCACACATCATCATAATCGCATCAAAATGTTCGAAAGATTGGTCACTAAATAAATAACTAGGAATATCATGAACTTCTAATTGAATGACTCCTGATGATGTATAATATGTATGTCGTGTGATAATAATATCACTCATTGGAATATGTTTTTTCATAAATTCACCTTCGAGCATTCGATGGGTAAATGATGTCTTACCAACTCCTGCGTCTCCAACTAATGCGATTTTAAATTGTTTAGGACTCATTATTTATAAATTGATGCTTGGGTCGAATAATAATTATTCAACAAATTCAATTTTTTAATTAATGAAGTTATACATACATATATATTCAGATGAAACTTATAACAGGTATACTCGTGGCGATTGTCATAGTAATTATATGCTATGCTTGGACTAGAGACCCATCCATTACAGGTTTTTGGAGTGGTGATGTTGAATATTGTCAGACATCTGGTATAGATTCGATGTTAATATATTTTGATGAAGCGTCAATAACAGGTACCCGTGACGCATACATGTATATAGGTCCGGACATTGCCATGCAACAATTTACACTTCATCATGGAATATTTAGTACAACTGCAGAATATAGTGATGATTCAGAATTATGGCCAGAAAAATTATCGATAACACGACGTAAAGATACTATTTATATTTGGGATAGTGATAAAACTATATTATATGCAAAATTACATGCACGAGCTGACCTCAATCACATAACAGATATTGACGAATAAATATAAAATTGAATTCATTTAATGATTAATTATTACTAGTAACATATTGTTATTACATAATGATGTTTAAACTATTGGGTGTTATTGCCGCAGGTGCCTTTGCATGTATCATATATGGATATTACTCACTATGTTTTGAAAAAACAGGTGAACAAAAATTAAATGACCTTGTATATAAACGACAACTTCACCAACAACTCCAACATCAAAGACAAGCCGTAAAGGACAGATCTGATAAACAATATCTTGCGGATTTGGATATCGTTAGAGTTTATTATGATAATGAATCAACTATCGACACTGAACCTAACGCTGATACTGAACCTAACGCTGACATCGAACTAAATACCAATAATGAATTAAATATTGATCAATAATTATATATTCTATAAATGTTATATTATATATTAGGAACAAGTGTAGTAGCTGCATGTTTTCTTTATGTGTACATGCGACGACCAACAGAAGATGAAATAGCTCAAAATATAGCTGATAAATTTATCGCAGATATGATGAAGCAGAATGCAAATAGAAAAAATTAAGAAACGTTATTAACAGTAAATAACATACAAACTTTTTTGTATTTACTATAACGAATTTATTGTTTTATATATTACATCAGTATATAAATACAATTACATCAAACCGTCCTATAGTTTAAGCGAACTACTGGCATAGCTCTCATATTATGTGATACGAATACCTACACTATGGCGTATGTATATGACATACTAATTGTATAAATAGAAAAAAAATAATTTTTAATTACTTGCCTTAGATATCAGCTAATTCATCCTCTAAAGTTTCATCAGACTGTGACTCCTTAGATGATTCTGCATCTGCAGCATCTTTGGTAGCCTCAGTAGCCTCTGGAGCTACCTCCTCCACCTGTTTCTTTTTAGTAACTTTGGTTACCTTAGGTTTCTTTTGGGACTTAAGTTCGATAAGCTTATCGTTACTAAACTCAAGTGCAACCTTAAATAATCCGAGGACTACATTTTCTGTCATAGAATCACCAGTGTACCAATTAGAATTAGCGAATGTTAAAGCAAATTGCTTTACAAATTTATAGAATTCTTCCGCTACAGATACAACAATAACTGGTTTATCTAAGAATGAAGGTCCAAGTTCTGACTTGAGTCTTCCACTTAGATATATTGTACTGTCAACATGTAGTGAAACTCGCTTAGTAGGTTTATACTTTGATGCATTATCTAACACTAGTGATAAGTATGAATCTGAAGACAATTTTTGTCTTAATGTTTCAATAGTATCTGTCGAAGTACATCCTGAATCTCTAATATCTTCAACTACTTTTGATAGAATAATTCTAAAGAATTGATTAACTTCGGTACCTACTGTAAATACATTTTTTACTGTAGTATCTCTATCATCCTTAGGTAATTGCAAATTATCATATGATTGCCATACGACAGGATCGTACTTTTCAGATTCTCCATCACCTACATGTTCATCAGTGACATCTGCAATAGCTGCATATGTTACCATATTAATGAAGTTTCTGAAGAACGACTCAGTTTTGGTGGTCCAGTCAACAGTTCTAGATTTAGACATTCAAATTACAATCGAATAATGATAAAAAACAATATTCAATTTTTTAAATTTACTATTTCATTATAGCGATGGTTTTCCTACGACCACTTTACCTCTTGGAGCAAAGTCACTATTCTGTTCCAATCTAATCATATCACCCATAGTCTTAATTTTAATTCCATACATTAATCCTAGTAACTGCTTAACAACATTTATGAATGTATCTACCATAATATTACCCCTTGTACTAAGTTTAGTTCCACTTGGGGACTTAATCATAAATTCAGAACATATTGTGTAGATGAAGTTGGGTATCTCTTTCATCTTTTTCGATATAGCATCTTTAATAATTATATCAGGTACATATTTCGCATCTAGTACATTATCGAAACCAAACATCATTACACATTCATGAAGGTATTTATGTCTAGGAGCCATAAATGTGGAAGCTAATTCAGAATGCTGTTGTGATAAATCACCACGCAATGATGTCTGACTGTAGTTAGATTCAATTAATCTATATTCCTCGATAAGTTCTGCTACCGAACGATCACCGGTAATAACACGTAAGTTAATAAATTTGTCTTGGACAGCCTTGGATTTATAAAGCGTAATAAATACCTCATCGATAGGTTCGTAATACGAATACAGTCGTCGTAATTTTGCCTTCTCATATGCTACTAATTCTAAATCTGGTAATTCTTCCTGAGACTTTTTTCTTAAATCCAATGCTTCATAATCATCATTTGACAAGTCTGGAGCTTCGACTAATTTTCTAGATTCAATAAATTCGATTTCATTACCGGCGGCTTCGCGATCACTTAACATCTCTAATACTTGAGGGTCGATATTTCCATTTTCATCTTTATATATTATACCAGAATGTTCGGTGAATGATTCATCATCGAATATACTTGCCGTAGCTCCTACTGATCTAATCAAATATATAAATCTACGAGCAAAATTATTACGAGATACTCTAATTACACGAGTATTTTCTAACCATACTGTCAAATAAGTACTTTTATGATATGATCTAGTACCATTCATTGTATATTCTACTTGTAAATTCTCAGTATTAACACCTTCAAATAATTTATCACGACTCGCTGTCAAATCCTTTAAGATACGTGAAGGTTCTTCTGCTAGATTATTACCAGTCATTTTCAGGCACACGAAATATGTCTTAGTGCCGACATCACGTACTCTACCTAACATCTGAACACAAGTTTCAGCGTTACATGAATTATCAGTAAAGTATGCAAATATTTTATCAAAATGTTTCTTCTCAAATGATACACCTGCACTTACGGTAGGTGTATATATGAGTACATCAAGTTGATCCCACGTATTATTTACATCAGAAAAGTCTTTCTTCTTTTGTGAGTTTGACGATTCACTTGAATATAATTGCATTTTTTTCTTCGGAAATACTTGTGTTAACATATGATAAATTGCTTTAGCTTCCTTAAGTGAGCTAACTACAACTGCTACTCGTTCGTCACCCCCTATTGCGACTCGTAGACATGCAACCCATTTTCCATATGTTGATGTAAGATAATATTGATCATTTATAGCATTCATATGATAATTACGATGATATAATGCATCGTCCACACCTCGTATAGCATTTATCGTATTATATGTTCTATCTGTCAGATTTGCATCCATGGCTATTACATGTTTAGAATATTTAAGTAACCATTCAAATGTTGCATATGATTTTGAAAAGTTTTTACTAAGACCGGATCCTAATTGCTCAAGGATAGATTCAGATTCATCTAATATTAATAGGTCGGGGTATTCATATGATTGTGTAATATCAACACGATATAATGACTCGATTTGTATAATAAGTTTTCGATATGTACATAATTCACCTTTCGCCTCTGAATAAAGAGTAAATTCTGGAAATGAAGATTTAATATTATTACCGAATGTTTGTCTGAACGATAAGAATATAATTTTATGAGTTGCAACTCCTTCATCTTTGAAATATGCACTTATAAATTTCTTAAGCGCTCGTGTCTTACCCATTTTCATACCTGCATGAACAAATAATGTCTTGACTAATTCAAAAGATTTAAGTGAAGGTTCATCATACTTATTTACATTATTTAACTGACCTACTAATAATTTATTTTCTACATAAGGTTCATTAAGTGCACGTTCCAACATAGTTAATGATTTCATATCAGGTGAGGCTATATGCCTATCATCAGCATATTCAGTTACAAATGTACCTAATGATAATCTTCGTTTATTTTTGGGATTCTGTGAGTTCCATCTATAACAATACTGAAATACTTCTGCATGCGATCCTGTCTTATATACTCGGATGAACATACCATTACTAGTGTGTTCGTGTTGACATATCTCACATGCAGATGGTCTAATACGATTGTATTTTAATACAGCTCCGTCGCGATTTACATATTGATAATATTTATCTAGACCAGCATCTCTTACTAATTTAGATATTTCAATCATATCCGAGCCTTCTAATTCTATTTCCTTTACATATAATTCATCAGAGTCTACGATATGTTCAATATTTTTTAACTTTGTGCAGTCGATCGTATGTGTAATAAATGTATCTTTGATATCATATGTGTATGTGGTATTGCCGTGAGTATAATTCATAATAGTCTTAATTCTGTTTGATCCAGACTTATGTGAACCAGTTATGCGAAAATTTTGTTTCACATTATATACACTTCGATCAATAAATTTAGAATAATCTTCAGGAAGACCATTGATTACATCTAATGCAAAATGTTCAGCTTGCCTATGTCCACTAACGAAATATCCGTTAATAATTATATGTCTACTAAATTTAGAGGCATCCGATGAATCACACATTATGACATTTTTTCTTGGCAATTCAATATCATAGTTAAGATGAAATATACTTTGAATATGTGAAATAATATTTTCCATCATTGTGTTAAATTCATCTACAGATTCATTGAATACCGGGTCAGTTGGATTATCACTATATCTTTTTGCATCAATATCGAACTTTAGCTTTTGTGGAATATCTAGGATAACTTCGTGAAGTGTTTTCTGTTCATAAGTCATCACTGAATAGGCGGTAATGAATTGATCTTTATTTTCATACACTGTAAAACTAGGAGCTTCGCGAGTATTAAACTTTCTCTCACTCGTTGCATCTTTTTCTGTTCTAGTGATGAATAATTTGCTTAGTTTTACCTTATCTGTAAGATCATATGAATTACTTATTGCTCCATGATCTCCACTGATTACGTAGAACTTCGACATCTCGTCACTATAGTACTTAATCACATACAATATTCAAATTTGTATTAAAATTGAATATCGATATATAGTATAAATTCAACCAAATGTTGCATTATCATCTAGATATCGAAGAGTTAGAAAATCCAATTACAAAATTTTGTAAAAATCCACTTAATAATGATGATTACGTAGGTGATGACTATGCTTATGATAGTGAAATCAATACTGCGATGTCATGGTGGGAGGTAGAAAAAATTTGGCTTCTCGGAGCTATCAAAGATATAAAGTTAACTGAATTTAATACATTTCATTTTGCTAATGATGCTTCATACATGGATCGTATCATGAGGGTAATTAATACCTCGTCGAGACTATGTAAGTGGGGATATCTCGTGCATAAGACATGTATTAATGCTTATGATCGTGATGAAATATTATCTAGATTAACATCGCAACAATCGTCGGGTATAAAATTTACTGTACCTACAAGTGCAGTGGCAAAAAATATCGACGGGACTAATAAATTTTCATCGTCTAATATTCGCGGTTGGAAAAATTTAAGTACTGTAAAATTTGGAAAAAATAAAATTCATGTCGTCACATCGACACCTGAAAACTTCATACCCGCTATTGTATTTGCTCTTAATAATATGGCTAGCCAAGGCATATTTATAGCTCATGTATACATTGATGATACCATACGTAGGTATATTAAATTGTTACAAAGTTATTTTAGTTCAGTCCAAATACGAACATCTGAATGGTCGAACACCGTGTTCATATGTGCAGTTGGCTTCACAAAATGCCCAAAAAAAGTTTGCGACTATATGACGGATAATATTGAAGAATTAGTATCAAAGAAGGTAGTACCAGATATAAAATATGAAGATTACTATGACGAATATAAGATGACACCTAATCAGACGGTAGATTTATCAACATGGATGGGTGAGACTGCATTTTAAGCAAATAATGCTTCATTAGGTAGTGTAGTAATTAAATTATTAGGAACATCATTGAATATCCATCCGCTATCAATCATAATATTATCATCATATAATACACATTCAAATCGAGGATTACTTAATAAGTTTAGATTCATTATATTAGTAATGTAATCAATAGCACTATATGTGATTGATTTTAATTCATCGATGCTAGAATATACTCTAAATGTTACTATTGGATGTGGTACTTTATCATTCATATTATATGACAAATGACCACCTGTTTTAATTACATGTTTAGCAATAGTATTCCAATCATCAGTTACATTTGTATTAATTTTAAAATGAGATTCATAATACATTCCTATATGACTTGTACTAGCTAATCCTTCTATTTTCGTACGTAATACATTAATTCCATGCAATTTCATATCATCAGCAAGTAATAATGTAACTTTTTTTATATAATCAAATTCACCGTAAATAGATCCTGTAAACATAAGTTGTTTAGGATGTTTTCCATATAATGCCCGTGCGCATAGTATATGTGGATTAATAAAGCATGAAGGTATTTTTAATTTAGCTAAATCACTATTTATTTTTTTGAAGTTCTGCACGAATCCATATAATAATACATCATTGGTATCATCGACGGTAATGTGTACTTCAAAATGCTCGCGTGAGGACATTTTAGTACATAAGATATTTAAAATCATTAGTAATTCAATTTTTTCGAAAAAATTGAATTAATTTGTCATTGATTTATTATCATAGCTGCTAATGGAGTACGAGTATGAAATTACTTACGAACTAATCCATGCATTCATGGTAGGCTTCCTACCGCCGAAAAAATTAGTCCCGTATATGCGTAAACATAAGGATCACCTAGGTGGAAAGTTAGATGATGCATATTTGTCTCAGGGTCATTATGGTGTCATTAATATGTTGCCAAATGCTAAGGGATATTGCCTCAAATACATGACAAACATCCCCACTGAGGATTTGGTATCAATGATTGATGATATGGAACCAAATGAAATTATATCATTAGTCACATACTTAATTACTAAATACGATGAAAGATTCAATGACCCATATGATCGTCAAATGATAGGTCAAATTAGTGACATTGAAGCTGAACGTACCCGCATTATTGCTAAATTAAATGTCTAAGCCCATGGCAATGGTTCATTACTACCAAGTGGAATTTCCCCGTGTGCAATTTTTTCATTACCGGACCACTTCATTGGGTGTAATGATTCAGCGACGGTTTGAGCATTAGTATCATTTGCTCGGGGAATTACAGCAATTACATATGTCTTCTTGACATAGTCATGATGGTATACTACGATTGCATCTGCAGATGCTGTTCTTAGATGATTTTTAGCAATTGGCATGATCTCATATTTGAACTCGCGATCATATACAATATATAATGAAGTGTCATTATGTTTATAGAATGTACCTAGCGATAACGACTTGAGTGCAAGAGATTCTCTATATTTTCTTATACTACGGCCACGCGCAATTACTTCATCGCATAACTGAATACCATTCCATGAAATAAAATTATGCAACGACGACGCATTATCTAATGCTAGTTTAAAATCAATAGCATCTTGTTTACTTACAACATTTGATGTATAATTATCATACTGAATATTTAGTGCAATTTCCATTAAATATAAATTAGTCATGCCAGGACTCAATGTAATTAGATCATGGAAATTACTATGGTCAACTTTTAATACTCGTGATGATTCTACAACATCTCCAACGCATAACACATTCTGGTAACCGGTGTCTAAATATTCCTTAATTTTCTTTTCATCCGACGTAAAAATTACAATCTTAGGACTAATATATTGGGGTATTTGACCTAACGCGCATGGTTGCGATCGATATGTGCATAACGCTACAGCTGTTTGAAAAATATCATCACTATCATAGATGACAGTATGTTCATATGGAGTTAGGTACTCTCCGGATTCTTGATAACCGTATTTATTTAATTGCCCTTCACTCATTTACTCAATTACTCAATTATAATATACTATATAAATATACTTTTCTAATTACTTTTACTTTTTAATAAATGGCCTACCCTGACCATCTACCCAGCATGGGAATACTCCGATACGCCAATTACATGTCACCGGGGTCAATTTTTCTACATCGGCAAGTGCAAATATCATAGTTTTCGTCACACTATCGAATGCAAGAGCATCAAAATTAATATCGGGTTTTAGTTTCTTTGATTGATTAATTATACCGGGATGATCTTCATAGAATTGCCTCCAAAATGCGGCTGTAATTCTTACTAATTTTTCAATATTATCGGCAAGATCTTGTAAAAATTCATTACTGTCGGGTGCATTTAGAGTAAATGTATAATCACTTTTACATAATACCATACCTAAATTTAAACTTAATTGGGGATATAAACTACATGACATATACCCTGTCTTCTTTTTGTATTTAAGTTTTTCTATCTCATGTACTAATGAAATTGTTTTTTGTTTATTTTCCTTAAGTACGTCAGTAGTTAGTACCTTAATTAGGTAACTTAGTACTGCAGAATTTGCAATATTATTGGAAACATTTACAAAATTCTCTATTTCATCACGTGAAAATTTTCCACCAGTTTCCTCAACTAATGTATCTATAATATGATTGTCCATGGTATATACGTATGTCAATTAATCTTTAGTATCTAATTGTTGAAAAATAAATTTGAATTTATTTATCCAATATTATTACCATGAGTATTACAAAGAAGTTCCAAGAGCAGCACTTTAAACGTCTCATCGACCCGACAGTACCTAGTACTCACACGGTCGATGACGTAGCTGAAAAATTGAAGTCGCTGGAATCATCACTTAATGAATCGAAAGATAAACTTGATGTATTCTTCAAGTATCCTCACGGATCCAAGCAGGAAAAAATGTGGTTACTGGTACAAAATAGTGTCGATACATATAAGGACGTAAGATGGACATTACGTAAAAAATATAATGCCCAACATGTGTCTAATGCATGGCTTAAGTACTATGAGATGTATTCAGAATACAAATTATTTAGGCCAGGGCGTACTTATAAGGTGTTCTTGAATGCCGAACTACCAGGAAGTGCCATATGTGCGATCAACCACTATATGAAAACTCATAGCATTGATTATACATGGATTGCATCTAGTTATTTTCCAGAAATTAGTGATAGTTCAACTACTACATCAGCTACTGCTACACCACTAGGAGATTCATATGGATTATACAAAAAATATCATGACAATTGGGCGATGACAACATCTAATAGTGGTGACATGACTGATATTAAATGTGTACTGGACCTTGAAACTAGATTTGGACCAAGTGATACTAATGATGGATTTGATTTCTACTCATCGGATGCCGGTATTGATGTATCTCAAGATGCATCAGGCGAGCTTACATTTAATGAACAAGAATCTCTTAATGCTAAACTTCATCTAGGATGTGGACTTGCTGGACTGTTACTTCTTCGTCGTGGAGGGTCTATGATTCTAAAACAATATACATGTTTTAGAAAAATTACTATCAGATTAATACTCGAGTATTCAAAGTGCTTTGAAAAATTCTACTTGTGTAAACCACTTACATCTAGACCTTATAATTCAGAAATTTATTTAGTCGGAGTTAACTTTATAGGAATAGCAACTCAGCAGCGACAAGAATTAATTGACCTACTTACTAATTTTGAGTCATACAGTGGAGGCGATGAGTCACCCGAAGGTTCAATCGATGCAATCTATAATTTCGCTAGATATGTGTTTACGCAGCAAAAAGAATTCATCGATGAAAATGTTCGTTTCATGCATAAATATGGAATTAATGAGAATACAATCAATAAACTGAAAGATGGGATTTACGATTATAAAAAGAAAAAAACAATTCAATGGGAGAAAAAATATCCAGTGGAGGCTATTGAGGATTCTCAACATTTGTAGACCTAGCTAAATCTGCGGCTTTAGTCAATGCATCTAACTCTAATGTTTTTGTATAAATTACAGATCCTAATCCAATACATACTAATGCAATTCCTGATGAGATTAGTGTAAAACTAACATCTTTGACTCCAGAATATACAACCTGGATACCACAATATGCGACCATAAATGCCAATATACGAAGCAACATAGCGAATACTTATATTTAATCATATCAATTTTTTATTCCCATGCGGATATATGTACATACACCAATAATTTCATACTTGATATCAATATCTGTGAGACATTCAGCTGTACTTTTATTTTTACTTAGTACATATACATGTTCATAATTTTTGGCAGGAATATTTGGATCATATTCGGTATACCCAAATGTAACTATACCAAATTCAAGATTTCCCATTTGTAAAATGTGTATCATATCATTGGAAGTCATATGATATCCAATTCCAACGTCACCTAACCATACTCGACATGTACCTACATACTTATTGCAATCAAAGAAATGACTCATTGGTAATGATGTTTTTATGCAATAGTTGATTATTTTCATGTAATTATCCATGTGTAGTGTAGTAGATATGAATTATTAAAAAAAATAATTCAATTTTTTGGTATTCATACTTTAATATAAGCTACTCCATCAATATTATTTACATTCAGTCCGATTAATTTCATACAATCAACAAGTGATTTATCTTTATGTAGTACATACATATGATCATATGCATTTGCATGCATCATAGGATTATAGTCAATACAACCTATAGTACATAGATCAACATCGAAGTTATAACTGTCATTTAACGTGCACATGTCAATTACATTCATATGATAACCAACTCCGACGTCGCCTAACCATACTTTTAATTTTCCATCGATACGAGTATCATGGAAATCTTGCATAGGCACTGCTACTTTTTCGCAGTAAGTAATTATTCCGGTATATAAGTCCATGAATCAATATATGTAAATGTGTAAATTCAATTTTGGTAAAATTGCATCATAAAAATATGTTAACAATTATGTCTTTTTTCTATATCTAGAACATGCTCAACACATTGTTCTAATGTAAATGGTATTGTATCTATATACCACCTATATATAAACCATGTAACCCAATGCGATGATACAATTCTATGTCCTTCGGATTTTAGGTCTTCAGTGCCGCCTAATTTTCTGTAGTATTTTATGAAACTATCTTGTTGATTTTGTGTATATTAATAGGTCATATTATGATAATTATCAAACGATAGAGTAAAATCTATTCCGTTATCCTTTAAAGTTAAAAAATCAATTTTTTACCAGCCACTGCAATGCATTTTCTCCATATGCAATATGTATTCGACACATTTATCTAGTGACATTTTTCTACCATGGAATGTCATATATTGAACTATGTCACCATGTACATGGATTCTAATAGACCATTTTGTAGATCTTATTTCATTATTAGCAAATGTAAGCTGCTCATTACCAACACGTTTATATAGATCTACGAATGATTTTACTCCATCTATATATGTACGTAATGATTTGATAATTTCTTCTTCAATGTCCATGACGAAACTAATTTAAAATATAGTAATTCAATTTTTATAAAAAATTAATTGATGAAATCATTAGATACTTGTTCGATACTACCGGAAGTAATAGACCAAGGGTTCATATACAAATATTTGTCGACGACATCTTGGCGATGATCAATGTGATTTAACTTTTGTAATTTCCTAAATCCACTAGCTGGTAATTCTCCCATGTAGATATGACCATCGTCGATGTGGCTACTACATAGTTTTCCTCTCATGATCTTGATATTATTAAATGTTATTGGTAACCACTCGTATGAGTGAATTTCCCTTGCATCTAATTTTATGTCATTAAGTCTAGGATCATTTTCATCTATGACGACAACAAATGATACAGCCCGAACATTAGTAAGTATATGCGTAACTAAATGACTATCTAATCTTAAATCAATACCTACTTCTTCGTAAAATTCTCTTGTAGCTTGACCCCATAGTGTGTAGTCATATAAGTCTGGTTTTCCGCCAGGCCATGTGGTACTAAGATGTGGATAATTAGTATTTTTATTCTTCACCATAAGCACTCGATACTGACCTGACATTTTCGATACCAATGCAATTCCGCTCACAACACATGTCTTCTTCCACTTTTCCCATCCGCGAATATATGATTTATCGATAACAGTGCTTGGAATCTTCACACATAGGTCATGAATGAAATTTTTGAAGAACAGTCTCTTATCTAATGACTTATATTTTAACGTATCAATAATATACCAGTATGATTTTTCAATTGCATTCATAATACGCCATCTACACACACTACAATTACATTTTATATTACATCCTATACATGTATGATGCATTATTTCAAACAATGCTAAATCAAATATGTATGGATCTAATGTACATAACATAGCCATTGTGGGACTAATAAGAATTAATACAAGGTTTTCAATTTTTGAAAAAATAGAGTACGAATTCCATATATCTATACATATCTATACATCCATATCAAGTTCGTTATCAGCGGTGGCAGCGCTAGTCTTCGCATAGTCCGCAACTCGGTGCTCGAAAAATCCTGTCTTACCGGGGATACCTCTAAGGTTACTAAAGGTAAATGGGCTAGGTACATTCCAGATAACCTTATGTCTAATCTTCATTAACATGTCATCGGCTTTAGATTGAATATGTTGTGTCATGAAATTAGCGTTCATGCCAATTAATTCTTGCTTTGGCAACATCTCATTGATGAAGTCAATACCAATTGATACAGCCTCGCGAATGTAATAGTGAGCTTCCTCACCTGTTAAATTGCGTCCAGGTTTAATCATGGTAATTAATTTTAGACCAAAATCTGTATGTAATCCTTCATCTCGACTAATTAATCTATTAGCATGGACCATTCCAGGCATAAGATTTTGCTCACCTAACCAATCAATAAATGCAAAACATCCAGTAAACCAAATACCTTCTACACATGCAAATCTTAATAATCGTGCAGATAATTTATCACTGCTGATCGTTGCTGAATCTACATAATCATTCATACGTTTAATAATTGGCATGGTATCAATGGCCGCAAATAATTTATCGCGAGTAGTTTTATCGGGAATAATTTCTTCAATATTTCTAGCATACGTGTGCGCATGAATATCCTCCATAGCATTTTGGAAATTGAAAAATCTCGTTACCTCATAAATTGGAATCTCTTTGATAAATCGTTCGGATAAATTAGTTACTACTCGACCATCAGATGATGCAAACCATCCTATAATTGTTGTCACACCTTGTCTAATAGCCTTGTGCAGCGTGGGAAATTGTTGAGCATCTGCTTCAAATGTAATTTCATCCGTCACCCAAAAACATTCAGTCGATTTTTTATACATATCATATAAGTCAGGTCTTCCAATAGGAAGTGCGACGGTACGAGAGTCTAGAGAAATTAAATCGAAATCGACGGACATTTACAATTGAATATGTACATATATATAAATTCAATTTTTAATTGATAATATGAATTATAATAATATATGACATTACATATGCATACTTCAATCATTATTGATGACGACTATGACGATGACTATGGCGACGACCCCAATGACCATGATGACAGTATGCATAACCTAAATGAAATTCCTATCAAAAAAATGTTAGTAACATTTTGTGGAATGTTTATAACAGGGTATATCATTGGCTATTTCTTATGAACCACATGCTTCACAATCATTAGTTGCATCAATAATTTTACTATTAGCAGCAATATTATTTTTTTGTTCTACAGCCGCAGGTAATGTTCTAGTGTAATAACCACCGGTACCTAGCCCTAATGAATGTCCGTTTATTAGTAATGCACGTAATGCTGCATTAGTATTTTTACTTACATGCATATTCAATGATTGACCTTGGTCGACCCAAGCATATCGTAATGCCGATCTATGTTGAAGACATACTTGTTTAATTTCCCATACTGTCTCATATCGTTTACGGAATTCAACGGGTATTTCATTAATATTCTTTACAAATCCAGTTTCTAACACTTTGAGTCTTATGGATTCATTCCATAATCCAGCTTCATGAAGCTGTCTAATAGCATGAGCATTAATAATTTCATGTTCGCCAATTTTAGTTTTCTTCTTATAAATAATAGCAGGATGAGGTTCAAATGAATCATTATTTCCAATCAACGATGCAGAAGTAGCAGTTGGCATAAGTGCAATATGTAATGAATGTCTAAGACCATATTTTATTACATCATTAATTAATGCCGGCCAATCGTACTCACCACTAAATAGTGGAATCCATGTTCCATTAAATGTTTTAATTTCGGTATTATAGAAGTCGTCATAATTACGCACTAGACCTGATCCAATACGAACTTGATTTTCGACCCATAGATGGAATCGTAATTTACCTTGAGATGCAGGGCTTCCTGCAAATGCTTTGTACGGTCCATACGCTTTAGCATCTAACATTGACTGTTTGATAGCTCCATAATAAATAGATTCGAAAATATTACGATCAGTAATTTCTGACTCAAGTGAGTCGAATGGGTTTCCTAATTTGATAAATGTATCGGATAAACCTGATACTCCAATACCAATTGGACGATAGTCATGTGCATTAGATATACACTCGGGCACCGGGAATACATTTACATTAATAACCTGATCAAGATTTCTAGTAATATTCATTGAAGTATTAACGAGTTGTTCACGGTTAACCAATGGTAGTTGTGATTCAAGATCATTAACCACATGTTTAGTGCAGTTAACACTACCTAATGTACATGTAGCATACGATTTTCTACTAAACCATTCATAAATTTCGGTACATAAATTACTAGCTGTGACTGTTCCGATATTATCTTGATTAGATTGTCTGTTAATATGATCCTTATAACAATAATATGGACCTCCAGATTCACGTAATGAATCAAAGAATGCATCGGCGATATCCTTAGCATTTAGGATTTTATGGGCTAGGCCTTCATCTTCATATAATGTATAAAGATCAGTAAATACATTTCTAGGCTCGTATTCATGAATAATATTACCAAATTCATCGCGAGGTGCTGCATCTAGTTGTTCCTGAGTAGGCTCTCCATACACACGGTAGATATATTTACTATATTTTCCAGATTTAGTTGTATGAGTATGTTTACAAATACCCATACCATCAAATACTTTATGTAAACCTGGAGCTGTAACTGAATTGAATAATGACCATTTAGCACCTTCGCGTAGTCGATGAATAAACAAATCTGGAATCCATAATCCATAGAATAAATCACGAGTACGATTTTCCTCCGTACCTCCCGGTAATTTCATCTTAAGAATAGTCATAATATCACCATGCCATGGTTCAAAATAATGAGCACCAGCCCCAGGACGTTTATCACCTCCTTGATCCCAGCATCTCATATTAGCATTATGTAATACAAGCTGTCTCGGAATACCTTTCGATACTCCATTGGTGCCTTTAATAATGGATCCGGCCGGTCTAATACAATGCTGAGCCACTCCAATACCGCCTGCAGCCTTACTAATAGCTGAAGTATCATTCATAGTTTTCATAATACCTTCACGGGAATCATCTGTTCCTAAAATGAAACAGGATGCAAGTTGTTGACGTACAGTACATGCATTTAATAGTGTAGGTGTAGCATGAGTGTAATACATTAGTGACATATCATCATAAGCACGTTTAATCTCATCAAGAGGATTTTTAATGTAACTAAATACTCCGCTCCACGTTGCGATAGCAACTCTCATGGTAAGATATCCTGGGCGGTCCCATACTGGAAATGTAGGAATATTAATTTCTTCTCCAGATGAGTCAAATTCACGTTTATATTGGCGCTGCAATTTAATTAGATATGACTTTTCATAATTTTTGAATGCGTAATGGTCGATTAAATAATCCCGGTCACTATCTACCATTGCGTCTAATGCATCGGCATTATCCATGATAAATTTCATGTATTTAGGATGTATATAGTCGACATCAAATTCATTATTCATATGTTCTTGAATACTAGCCATACATTTACTAAATGTATTAGGTGTGGATTTATGTAAGTTCGATACCATAATGCGAGCCGCTAGGGTGTCATAGTCGGGATGAACCGACTGCATACTACCTGAAATTCTCGCAGATTCGCGATCAAGGTCGATAGTAGTTACCATATCATGTACAGAATTAATAGTATTCATGACAATTTTAATAGGATCAACATTTTTCAATACAGGTTCTTTATCAATCTGCTGTTGTAATCGCTGTGTAATCTTATCGAATTGTACAGGTTCAGTTAGTCCATTTCTCTTAACTACACGCATTTAGTTATTATATACTATATATAGAAATATCTAACTGATATAATTTCATATATTTGTAATTTCAATTTTATTGACAAAAAAATAATTTAATTATGTGTAATCATCTTTGACTACATTTAGTAACAATCTCTTTGCTAGTACATAGACCCATAGTGAATAGTAGTTAGGTAAAAAAATCAATTTTTTACCGAGTATATACTAAATGTAATTTTGGCTTACCTAAAATATTTAATTTTAATATACGATTTGCTATTTCCGATAATTCAACTAATGAATATTCACTATTATCATATTGATAATGGCTTAATTTGACACCTATTATAGCGCCATTATTGATCTCAACTATATGTAATTTATTTTTCTTAGCCATGTCGGTCCAATACGAATATGACTCTAAATAATGATCAATCTTAACGCCAAATATTACTATTAAATCATGCTCAATGTATGTATCATTACGAGAATCATTGTCGGAGTCATTGCTGTAGTCATGGCTATTAGATAATTCACTCATGTAATGGTCTAATAGATAATAATACATGCTATTAAGTAAATTCAATTTTACAAAAAAAAAGATAATGAACTAATCATCATCCGAATCATTTGCGCATCCACTGTCCTTGTGAATGCTGATAGCTACACAATCCTTCGGAAGTCCGTAAGGTTTTCCATCAATTGCCACTTTACAGAAGTCTTGAATCTTATACCTGATACTGTCGAAACAGTCGCTAGTCATAACCATACCAGCACGGAAGTGATCGTAATTACCAGTGGGTGGAAAGTCAGTGATAACACCTACCACACCATCACAACGATTACTCTTGACCTTGTTCTTGATCTTGATGTAGCTGCGCTCAATCTTTCGCATGCGATCAAGAATTGAAGCAAACTGACTTGCAAGAATTCCATACACGACATACTGATTGCTCTCAGCGTACTTCACCCAATTATCCTTAGGCAATAACACTTTAGCATTGACGAGAGCATTCTTGATCACATCCTCCAATTCAGATCGCTGATCCTTGATTTTCTTGACCGTATCAACAAGATTAAGCCTGATTAAATCCCATTTGTCAACCTTCCCCATATGACGCTTCAACCTGGCCACCGAATGGGTAGCGCTGATGAGAGAGTTTACCTGCTTGATCACGTCCTCCATTCGTATATAAAGTGACGACTAAATTAAGGACCATTGATTTCAATTTTTTTACCTGAAAATAAAAAATTGAATATGTAAAATGGTAATTATTCTATTTCAAACTTATTGTTATAATGTCTACTCCTGCTAAGTCTGGTGCTGCTGAAGCTGTTCTATCTGGTGTTACTACACTTTTAGAAAAGTTTAGCGATTCCATCAAGGAATTCAATACAATTAGATTCCAAGAGTTGGAAATTGACCTTAAGGAAATTAAAAACATGCTTCAGGCTATGCAAAAGGTTACATCTGGAGCTAAAAAGACAACTAAAGCCGAAGCCTCAGGTGAGACCGCTGCTAAAGATGCACCAGTTGCATCTACTGCAACAAAATCTGCAGTTCCTAATAACAGTCTATTGTGGTTCAAGCTACGATATGCTGCGGATGAAGAATTCCGTAACAAGTATACTACACCCGCTATGAAGACTGCTCTAGCTGATGATAAGTCTATTAAGGGTACAGGTGAGGCTAGATATAAGACTGAAGCTGCTAAAGTATGGAATTTACTTAAGGATCTAGAGTCTAAGACTACTGATCCTAATAGTAAACTCATGTCGCAATTCAAGGAAGAATTCGAGCAAGCAAAGAAGGCTGCTGCTGAAACTCCAGCTCAACAAAATGCTGAGCCTACCACTCCATAAGATAATTTAAACTTAAATTATTCTTTTTTTTACTCCATGAGATAATCTTAATGACATATAAGATAATTTAAACTTAAATTATTCTTTTTTCATTAAATATATTAGCATGTATACTGACATAGATCTTTCCCGTATAGAAGAGAAGGCGGCTGAGTATATCATGGACAATGATAGGTCGATATATATGCCTTATTTTGAAATAGCCGAATATTTTATTAATGAAAATCATGCCCTACTAGGTGGATCTACAGGGTTAGACTTACTTTTAGGTAATAAACTAACTGTAAATTCATTCTCATGGGATATATATTTTGAGTCAAAAGAACCATTTAATTACGCAAAAAAGTTTGCCGATGCGTTAGCAGATGCAGGTAAGAAGGCAAAGTTAAATCATTATATAGTAATGACAACATCTGTAAAAAATTCGGAATTTGCAATAATGATAGATACGCGGCCGCTATTCAAGTTGTTTGTATTAAACCCATATCGTGGTGTATCATTGGTTAAGCTATTAAATGCACCTATGGTAAAATCGTATTTTAAAAATCTTGATATATTAGTTATTCCAGAAGATGCACAAATTATCGACATATTACAGTCACTATATAATCCTGGAAAGTGTGGCGATTGGCCTAAATTACTTGAACATGAACAATTTTTATATGAAAAATATAAATTGAGAACTGGAGGATCTGAACCTAATCGTAAATACATGGATTACGCCGAACAATTATTAGTGTATATACGTGAATCAAAATCTATACTTATTGGATCATATGCAATTGACGCATTACGTATAGATGCAGACTTAGGTAATCGTATTCAATTTATAACCGATCAAAATATTGAAGAAGTTACATCAGGTATATCTAAATCTATAGGCAAATCATGTAAATATGTACGATATCATGTAAATCTCATAACAGATTTTAGGTTGACAAAACATACCATTTATATAGATGGTCAAAAACAAATTCCAATATGCGATGTATTTAATTCATCTTCATATGAACTTATACCAACATGGGATGAACATTTAATTTCATATAATGATATATTAATAGGAAATCCGTATGTAATTATGAGGTTTATGTATATAGATATATGGTTACTAAAATTAATCAGCGGAGTTTCAGGTACAGATGTGAGTAAAAAAATACAAGAATTAAAACGCGGTGTAATAGAATTACGGAAATATATTAACAAAGTATTTAATGTAGATCCTAAAAATCTATTCCAGCTAAATAATTATGTTGGTGTATATACTGACCCAATAATAGCTAAGAAAAAATTAATTACAGAAATAGGGTATAGAGCGAAACCTTATTATCCTCAATATGTAAATATCGAAAATGAAGAAAAAAATGAATAAATGATATCTAATTATTAGAGGTACACAATGGCATCATTACCTACCGTTACGCTAAACAATCTTAGCGATGATTTATATACGTTTGAAGAGCGAGCTATTATAAGAGGAAATTTAATGTCCTTACAACGGTATGTAACAGAACTTCGCAACTATTACTCCTGGGTGTTGCGCAATGCTCTTAAGTTGGCAAAAATAGATCATGTCTGTGCAAGAAAATTGTTTGATGATTTTAAAAAGTTAGCACGTGATGTCAATACTTCAATCACATCAGTTATATCAAAGTTGAAAAAAATGGACAACTTGGCAAAAAAATTTGTTAAATCACACCATAAATTGCCATGTGTGTATAGATCAATGTTCATTGGGGTGTTACTGAAACGAATGAGTATTGTAGATATATTGAGTATACTACCCAACAATGATTCATTTGACTCACCTGATGACGATGAATTAACAGGTCTATTGTCGATTGAACTCAAAAAAAGGCGTAAAGCCATGGAATAAATCCGTTTGGTATTTTTTATACGGATCAACCATAAGCGTATCCATAAGGTAGCTATAGGTTTATCGACTAGCTTGCGATCCATATTTAGTTTTGTATTGAAGTTAGAGTTTAGTAGTTAATTCAAGTTGTATTGAATTATGATTTTGGTATTTAAATGTTATCTTATGTAGTTCATCATCTGAATACAGATCTATATTATATCTGAATATGTGAACATATTAAGATAACAATAATTCAATTTTTAAATACATTTATAAAAAATATAATTACTGTGGTGTTGCATCTGTATATTTACCTAGTTTTAACTTCTTCTGTAAATATACTGGAACTGCCTTCGGATCGGATTCATCAAGAATAAATTTACTACTATAAGCTTCATATGAATCTAAAATCTTCTGACGTAATTCAGCATGATGAGATAAATTATAATCCTTCGAGTCTTTTGAAGCCTTAATTTTAGGTTCAACCTTATTATTATTGACAATATTAATTCCGTGACCTAAAGACTTCCATCCGATCATACCTGAAATTAAGTTAGATACAAATCCACTCATACCTAATGTAGCTCTATAATCATTCGCATGGAATTCACCAATTGAGATGCATACTTTTTTTTCTACATCATAAATATTAGTTGGAGTCATGAAATAGAATTCAGGAGGGCTAAATGGGAATGGTTCCTTACCATTTGATCCATCGGGAGCCACTACTCGAACAATAAATTCACCATCGATAAATTCATTATCGTCTCCATCCATTCCACTAATTAAAACATACCATACTCGAACATCATCTGGATCCATCAAATATTTAGCATATTGATCGGCTTCTGATGTAGCCTTCTTAAATTGTCCAGCCATACGTTTGACAAGTAAATTATTCGACGCCATCTAGGTGTTAATATATACATATATGCAAATTCAATTTTTATTAATTGATAAAAGCTAAAGTAATAGTTATCGTTTCAGCAGTGACGTACTAATATTATCTATATATCGTTCAATATTAGATTCCAATTTATTAACACGAAGTTGTAATGATAGTTTTTCTTTTTCCAATAATTTAACTTTCTCATTTAATTCAATTTCTTTTCCAACTAATTGTTTATATTTATCAAGTTCTGATTGCATATCTCTCAATCTAAGCCCTTGCCTAACTAAGCGTTCTTGTAATTTATCTTGAGTGTCCATGGTATAATTGACATTAAATGAAAAATTCAAATTTCAAAATTTGATTCTGGTAATTACTTCATATTGAGTATGGATTCTAAATCATCATATAGATTTAAACGTTTTATTACGCCGCAGCCTTGTGCATATGAAGAGAGACAGATGATAATGAAGTTTGTCCGAGATTTCATATATTCTCATGAAATGAATATCATCGAATTTTGTTATAGATGTGGTACTGAATACCAAGAAGTATACGCAATGGTTGAATCATGGAAAGGATTATTTGATATGAATTCATATTTTAGTAAACGTGCTTATAAACAAATAACACATGTTATGAGTGTAGGGGTTAATATGAATCGATCATTAGATAAAAATAGATCATATATTACAGATGCACTTCAATATTTCAATGATCAGTCGACGATTACAAAAATATATATCGAAGATAAAATAAGAGTATCACATAATATATGCCCAATAGATAAGAGACCTGAGATGCCGGTAAATGAAGTTAAATCATATATATGCAGATTATTTCCTAGATCATCAGCATTGATTAATAGCCTTGATATTGAAGAAGAACATTTATGTTGCCTTGTTGATCATGTATAACTTTACCTTAATATATTATTTTCCATGTGTTAGTGTATTGATAGTTTTTTGTAAATCCCTTAGCATATTATTTTCATGTGTTAGTATATCAATAGTCTTTCGTAGGTCTTTTATTTTAAGACTATATTTTTTAATATAATAGTCTCTAGCTTTATAGCAACGAGTACATAATTCAATGTCATCGTCTGTACATGCGAATACAAATCCTTGTTGACAAACATTACAATACATACCCATGATTATAATGATCAATAAGTGATCGCCGAGTAGTTAATAAATGATAAATTGATAAATCAATTTTAAAAAAAGTAAAACGATTTGGTCATGGATGTATTTGCTTATGCTTATCTATAGTAATTATTAATTTTTTTGATTAACTTAGCTTTACTAAGTCCTCCCCATTGAATGCCTCTTGTCATAGCTATTTCTCTTAATTTTTCTAGTGTCATCTTATCATCAACACGCCCATGCATGTTAGCGCTATGAACATGTAGATCATGCATGTGCTTTTTACTCGCCACTTTATTCACCGGTTTACTGGCTGTTTTTTTAGCTTGCTTAGATATCTTTGATGTTTTGGTAGCTGGTTTCGGAGGCATGATCAATACTAATACATACATATTATTTAAACATTAATATCTAGAAAACTAGATGATGACATATTTTTTAGATATTTATCGACCGGGTCGTATGTACTGTCACGACCGTGGTAAACGCCACCTATATGTGATACTGGTTCATGTGAAGTAGCTGGGCGTTCACTTACTAATGACTCTAACTTAGATACTCGTCTAGATAATTCTTCAAAATCATCATATGAAACTACTTTGTGTTCGGGTTTCCAAATTTCACTGGTATTCATAGGTAATGCATCTATAGATGTAGTTGCTGATGCAGGTGCAATTGGCTCTGTTAAAATTGGAGGTAATTCAATAACGATTTCGTCGACTACACCTTTGATATAAGCAGCTACATTAACATTGTCAGCGTGATTAGTCATCGCAGGCTCGATGACGCGTTCAAGTAATCTAACATAATCGGTAATTTCTGCGGGTACCGACGTCATATCAGCGGTGGCATCATTATATCGAATTTTATAATTACGTAGCATACCAACACTAATTACATCACATGTAAGTTGCTTTTGACTTTGCTCTAATAGTTGTCTCGCGGCGAGCTTACGATCTTCGAGTCGTTGTTGATCTTCGTCAAACATATAGTTGAATATTAGATATATAGTAATTCTTTAGTTGGTAAGTTGAATTTTTATTTTTATTGATCTACTACAATAGCTACGCCTTCCAGTAAGTCCTTCATTAATGCATCATGTAACATAGCATCAGTCATTTCCCCTTGTTCTTCATTGGCTTCATTATCTTTAACCCATGATGCATATTCGGTGTCAAGATTTTTCATTTTCTTTACAAGTTCATATTCATTAAATTTCTTTGCAACCTTTTTAGTATTCATTTCATCACCTACGGATTTTTCATCAGACTCATATCCGGTATTTTGTAATTCTTCATCTAAGTTATTTATATATTCCTCATCAAAATCATCATTAATATCATCGGAGTCATCAACACCGTAATTACCTGTATCAGTCTTACCAATACGTTGTCTATCATAACGATTTTTTACACGCTTATAATCTGTAATTCCGTGTTGCTTAATGCCTTCTACAACAGTAGTTTCATGTGGTGTTGTTTTTGTATTTACGTCCACGACGTTACCTGTAAGCCATGACCAAGCATCAGTATATGCTGTATGTGTGCTTGATTTTTTTGTTTCAATATCTTCGGATACAGGACCCATAGGTAATCTACGCAGAGATAGTTCAGGTTCAGGTTCCTGTGTACATGAAAACCATGGATTACTTTTAACCCATGATGATACATTTTCTTTGGAAACTGAAACAAGTTGATTGACGAGCCACCAAAAATTAGGCTTATCTCCTAATTCATGTACATATGAAGGTGTTGCTTGATAGTTACTACCTACTATAGTACTATGCAAATAGGATTGAAATTCGTCTTTGCTACTATATTTATTATTCATGTAGATATTTATCTAATAAAATAATCTTTAATTACAAAATTAACTAATTGACTAACCAAATAATCTAATATCTAGCGATGATGCATCTAGAAGAAGGGTTCCAGGTATAGTCATTGATACAAATCCATAATGATACAATAATGCTCCATTGCCGAAAATGGCATTATATTTTGATGATTGTTTTATATTAGAATCATATAATATGGAGTCTGGACATCCCATATAATCTTTATAATCTAACCAGTGTATCTTGATACCATTGATCACTATTGGTGTTTTAAATACAATATCAGGTGTATGTAATGCACGACCATATTTTTCTACTTGTTCTTCTACTAATTCGGCTTCTGTTATAATAGGAACATCATTCGACATAAAGTAACTAGTAATTTGATTTTCATTATATTTTGCAATAGCACTTATTAATTCATCGTCAAATGAACTTTCAGCATCATCAGCCGATGCGATAATATATTGTTTTAAATCACGACCTGATATATACTTTGATGCATTTACTATTCTATTAAATACTTTATGCATGTCCGACTCTTTTTTACCGTTTTGTATTAGTATGCTTCGCAATAAATTAAGTGGAGGGTATCTCCATTTAACCGCTATATCAATAATAGATATATTGTCATTATATGACTTAGTTATCTCTTTTATATTTTTCTTAATTCTAATAACATTTTCATACATATATGTCCTCATTATAACACTTCTTACGGAACCTGCGGCTTCATCTGACACATATTCAAGTCCAGCTTGTTCCAAATATTTACGGGTTACTGAGCGTGTTTTCCAGCTAGGTCCAAAGTTTAAGTTTTCTAAAATTAACGACTTAAACTTTTTAAATTTTTCGGCATCAACAGGGGTAGGTATCCATGTATATTCCGTCATTGTTAAGTAGTCTATACATAATAATATAAAAAATATAATTTCAATTTTTCATGCATGATCAAGAAGTGGTAATTTTATATACTTATAATTAATACATATTGATAATAGTGATGCAGGTAAATCTTTTATACCCTCATTGGTTATCAAATTGTTACAACCCAAATTCAAGATTAATAGCCCTCTAGGTAAATCCTTTAGTCCTTTATTTGTTATCAAATTATTATAATATAAATTTAAGGTTAATAACCCTCTAGGTAAATCCTTTAATCCTTCATTTGTTATTACTTCATTATAATATAAATTTAATGAAGTTAACCCAGCGGGTAAATATTTTAGTCCTTCATTTGTTATCAAATTATTATAATATAAATTTAATGAAGTTAACCCCGTAGGTAAATATTTTAGTCCTTCATTTGTTATCAAATTATTATAATATAAATTTAATGAAGTTAACCCCGTAGGTAAATATTTTAGTCCTTCATTTGTTATCAAATTATTATAATATAAATTTAATGAAG